TGATCGCACGCCCGGAGAGATCAGCACGCAGAGCAGGCGCAGACGGTCAGCATCGCCCACGGTCAACGCCTGCCCGATGATCGCACGCCCGGAGAGATCAGCACGCAGAGCAGGCGCAGACGGTCAGCATCGCCCACGGTCAACGCCTGCCCGATGATCGCACGCCCGGAGAGATCAGCACGCAGAGCAGGCGCAGACGGTCAGAGGATGCGCGCCCGCTGCCCACGATGACGCGATGCTTCAATTTGATATACCCCCATAGGGTATTATTCGCCGCATCATATATGATTTACTATTGAAACAGGCTATAAATACCCTGTTTTTGCGCCTGTTGCATTTTTAGATAGTAGCCAATATAAATTCATTATTTCAAAAAAAGTTGCTTAGATCGCAATTCTCGCCATGTTAGAGCTATGAACATTTGTTCTATTGATAGATCGCAGACATTAGAACAACTGTTTTGTAAACTTTCAACAAAGAAATACCCTGACCATTTGTGCAAATTGCTATTTTGAATAATTATGTAGTAGTTTTGAATAATTATGTGCAAATGGTGAAAATAGTTCACATAGTTTGAGGATGAAAAAGTGGTGAAAAAAGTTCACAACGAATCTATTTAAAAAATTTTTGAAATAGGTGTATTACCGAGATGATACACTTTCTGCTGATCTCTTTACATGGTCACATGAACCTGTTACACAGTCGGAACTACCCGACGAAGCCGGACAGATCGAGCAGATCAGAGCCTAAAACAAGTTCATAAAATGAGAGATTATGAACTTGACCAGTTATTACCCTACTTGCCTACGTTCTTGATAGGTAGTGGGGCATGTTTACATCCGAACGTTTGTTCTATTCCTGCGTGCAGGGTAGGTGTGTTCCCCACTAAACCCAACCGGAATTTTTGACTTTAACCCCCAATGTTTCTTACATTACCGAAACATACACTCATAATTTTTAAACACTCAATATTTCGCAGCTTAAAATTCATTACAATAAATTTACCGAAAACAGCAATACATTGTTAAATCCTCAATGTTTCGAATAATAACTGGTATCAGATTCGGGAAAAATTGTGATGATCGTATTTTGCGCAAAAATTGCAAATTTAAAAAGCTCAATGTTTCGACAATTACCTATTCCCTATCACGTTTTATCAAGGCAATAAAAGATAGAGTATGATGATTAAGACTGATAAGGTGTGAAAAATTCATATGATATGATTGCGAATAATACAAGAAATATTTGCCGAAAAGAATAATAAACAAAATCGAAATTTGTATTTTGAAATCACTTAAATTCGTGTGAAAAACGCGAATGAAAAGTGATTGAAAAATGCGTATATTATAATGATTTATAATATGGATATAATGAATAATAAAGGTGAAGGTATTATATTATTATAAAGCATTATAATATACGCTAATCATGTCTTATATCCATAGCATATAATACATGGTATAGTACGCTCATTATAAGCATATAATATATTATATAATACGCTTATTATATATAATATAATACCATAGTATAATATGCTTATTATATATAATATAATATATAGTATAATACGCTTATTATATATAATATAATACCATAGTATAATATGCTTATTATATATAATATAATATATAGTATAATACGCTTATAATATATAATATAATGCCATAGCATAATATGCTTATTATATATAATATATAATATAATAATTAAGGACAAAATTTTCAGCCACATAAAAATTTTTCTGATAGTTTAACTTTATGGGTGAAAAAACTTGTTTGAAAAGTTTCAGTACAGGTATTGACAAATGATTTTTCGCGTGATATACTATTTCATGAATTGAGAAAACACTACGTTGGTAGTTAAGTATCAAATAACTTTTTATCATATAAGAAAGGAGCGGCAAACAATTAGCAAGAAGTTAAATGCCCCACCGCCGGATATGTCCGATAGTGAATGGCAGATTTTATTTGAAACGTTTCGTGCGAACGCTGTACAATCATCGCATAAGCTAATTCCCCCACTAAGAAATTCTCGTATATTGGGCGGCGTATATGACGGTGATACTCAGTTTGAATATTTTCGCACATTTATCAATGACATCTTGCGGAACATTCGCAAAGGTAAAATTGATTATTGTTTTAATTACGAGCATATTAAAGAATTGTTAAAGTATGAGCGCGATAACCTTATGGCTGAATGGCAGCCTTCAGATCGTTGCTTTAAAATTTATCTCAAATAACTGTATTGAAAGATTACATGAAAGTATTACATAATAATTATCCGATTTATAGAAAACTAATATTTCCAACCGTAGTTCTCCTAATAGCTATTATCGTTTATTTCTTATTAGGAGCGGCGCAAGTTGGACATCAACCTATTCAACAAGATAACCAAGCTGTTAGTTGGCAAGGTGAGCAATCATTAAAGCCTCCTACTTCTGATGGTGTACCGTCTGTGATAGTTCCTTCTATCAGTGATTTAACATTTACCTCTAATTCTACAACCCAACTTGTTAATTTTTATAATCCTGATAAGAACATCCGTTATTTTAAAATGCTGCTGTTTGTTGATGATGAACAGCTATGGGAATCTGGATATGTTGCTCCGGGTGATGGATATTACTCGATTGAACTTAATCACCCATTACAAGCAGGTACATCAACTGGTTATCTTAAAATATATTTCTTTACTGATAGCGGCGAGAAATTGCCATCATCGGCTAAAGTTAAATTTAATGTTAATATTATTTAAAGGACTGATTTATTTTATGAAAAAATTCATCGCGCTTATTTTGTGCGCATTTATGATCGTTTGTTTCTCTTGTGTGGCAGTTAATGCCGCTACATCATCTCAGCAGGATAGTGCAAGCACCTCTACTCTGTATTTTAACGAGCCGAGCCACTATGCTCTATATATCCCTGAGTCGCTTGATTTAACAATGGATTATATTACTCTACAGGCAGATTACATGGATATGCTGCCGAACGAATATCTTAGTGTAAATATTAATGGCATGGATAGCTCAAACAACATTACGTTTACACATGATAACGGCGAGAATGTTGTTGATCGGCAAATTTCTATTCTTGAAGATGGTACTAATTTCAAAATTAGTGGAGATGATCTTTACGCTCCTAATTGTGTCGGTTATTTTACTGGCGATTCTACAAATTCACATTTATCATTCTATCTCGGACAGTATTATAGTTCCGAGCCGTTAAAGGCAGGACGATATACTGCGGATGTTGAATTTGAAATTTGTCATAATACCGTGACTGACTAATTACTTAATATGGAGGTGTTTGATTGCAACAAGTCGCACCTCATAGACTAATTTATAAAATAGAGAGCAAGATATTGAAACGTGCAAATTGGAATTTGAAGCTACCGCTTGAAACTGCTATGCGCGTTTGCCCAGAAACAATAGTTGCTCTGAGTGATAGTCAATGTTTGAGGTTTATTGATGAAATCAACGGTGTGCGGGATTTGCAGGAAAAGGTTAGAGCTTTACAACGCAAAATTCGCAAAATTAAGCGTAAGCCTAAGAATCCTATCAACCGAAGATTGATTGAAGATTACTATCAGACTTTATACAATATTCAGTTCCAAAAAGATTATGTGTGTGTCGTTATGAGCTGTGATAACGATTATGATCGGGCGAATCTTGGGTTTTCCATCAATTATGGGTTGGTTGATGGAAAAGCTGATATTGTTCATTACAGACGATTTCTTGGAACGAATGGCGGTATAAAGAACTCAACGATAGTTTATGTAAATGAAAATATTTATCCTGAACTTAAAAAGAGATTAGATAACGGGCGCAATTTGGCGCAAAAATTTGTACCCGCTAAACTTGAAGCATATCAATCTCTTATTTGTTCCGGTTCTATACCTCTGCCGCTACCAAAAGGCTTTATTGTAGTTAAAGATTGCATTACGCGATTTAAAGAAGATGTTATTCTTATTGATGATAGCGGCGAAGGTGAACCAAAACTTACACATGAGAAACAATACGAGATCGAGCATAACGATTCTGACGGTTATGGTTTAATGCTCCCCTCGTATGCGCGAAAAGTTAATTTAGCATTAAATGGCATAGATTCACCGTTATCTGGTATGAATACCAGATTCGCTTGGACTAAGGGTATGTTATATACGATGGACTTCATTGAATTTGCAGAAAAAGTTGCGGGGTCGTATTACATTACCGATGTTTGGGGTGATAAGCGAGATGTGCGAGATGCAGAAGTAATATTAACAGAATCTATGTTAAAACTCTGGGCGGGATATGATAGTTGGGAATCGTACTATGAAAATTGCCTCAGTAATTCTTATCAATTTTCAGCTACAAAAACTGCGCCGGAGGAACTTGAAAATGTAAGGAACACGAATTATCAGTTTCTACAAAGTTATTCTTTTACTAAAGACGAGATCATTTCTTTGTGTGAACCAACGGTGCGAGAAATTAAAGAAGTTGTAGGATTAGACTACAGGAAAGCGATTGCGTTTCTCGGTGGGTTTGGTTTGGACTCAGATAGTTTCATTAAGGGCAATCTTGAAAATAGTGTGAAAGCATTGATGATCTGCCCTGATATGATAAAAGACCCTTACATACAAAAAACTATATATAATCGCATTAGAAATCGTATTACTATGGGCGAACGTGGCGCAATATTAGTAAATGCGAATTATGCGATGATTAGCGGCGACCCCTATGCCCTATTGCAATCAATGTGGGGTATGGAGATCACAGGCTTATTAGACAAAGGCGAGGTTTATCATAAATATTGGATTGATAAAGGTGCGAAAGAAATTGCTTGCTTCAGAGCGCCGATGACTTGTCATAACAATATTCGTAAGATGAAACTTCGCTCAGATGAAAATACTGAGCATTGGTATCAGTATATTAAGACCGTGCTTATTTACAACGCATGGGATTCTGCCTGTGAAGCTATGAACGGCGCGGACAAGGATAAAATGCTGTCCTTGTAAAACTCGGTGAACTGTTAATTGGCAGGTGTCGTAATTTACGGCTAACGGTGAAAATCTATCTAATTTGTATTAAAATAGGCAATACCGTGCCAAGTCTTAATGGAAACATTTTGGAAGGTGTAACGACTATAAAATACGGGCTAAGTTGAAAAATAAGCCTATGAATTTAGTACATTTATGGTGAAATTCCATATTTGGAAGCGCCGAGCGAATGACCCAATTCGAAGAGATAGTCTACTCCCCTAATAAATATCGGGCAACCGAGGGTAGTAACGGGCGACACAAATATGTGTACTGACAACCCTATTATTTTAAAAAACACATTAAACTCTCCCACGATAATTTGTTTACAAAAGAACGCGGAAAAGATTATTCCTACAGAAAAGGATATTATCGCCGCAAACAAATTAGCTTTTAATGATGATATAGGTGTTGTCACTAATTATATTACCTCAATGATAGAGGTTCAATCCGGGTTTCCGGTTGATTCAGTTGAATATCAAGTTCTCGCATACCGTATTATGTGTGGGCAGCTTTATCAGCAGAATACGATTGAAATTAGTCGCTCCGTGTAGTAATATGCGGATGAAAACAAGGTGAACCTATAAATATAGGGTGTCAATCAAACGTTTAGGAATAATAGGAAATAATTATTAGTTGATTGGCTAACAGGGAAATCTAAGTATATGGAAAATATTTATAAACGATATGGAATTTATGGAATTAAAAATAAAATAAATAATAAGATATATATTGGCAAAACCATGCAGAGTTTTGGAGATAGATGGGATTGTCATAAAGCACAATTAAATGGTGGCTATCATGATAATCCATATTTACAAAATTCATGGAATAAATATGGTGCGGATAATTTTGAATTTATAATTATTTATGATTGTACCAATAATGAAGATGATGATTTTGTAAATCAATTAGAAATAACTGAAATAGCAAAATATAAAGCATTAAATCTCGCCTATAATATTCATGAAGGTGGAACTGGTGGAATGTGGTTGGGAAAACATTTACCAGAAGAAACAAAACGAAAAATTGGTGAAAAGAATAGAATTAATATGTTAGGCAAGAAGTTTTCAGATAATGTTAAACAAAAAATGTCAAATTCTCAAAAGGAAAGATATGATAGTTGGAGTGAACAAGATCGTATCGAATGGGGCAATAAGTTATCTAAGTGTTTAACTGGCATTAAAAAACCTTCACTTTCTATTGCCATGAAAAATAATAAACATGGTGCAAAATATTCCATAGATCAAGTAAAACAAATTCGTAAATTGCATGAACAAGATGGATTAGGATATACAGAAATATCTAATATTTTAAATATTCCGCGTCCCGCAGTTTATTTAATCGCAACATATCGTCGTTGGAAAGATGTTTAAATATATATGATAATCCTGTGCCGAGCCGTAGCAGCGATGCTGCGGAAGGTCAAACGACTAAGACATACGTTCTCTATGAGAATATGAAGTCTGTACTATATTGGTGAAATTCCATTATGGGAAGTGCCTTGCGCGGAAAACTATTATCGAAAGATAATCCTATGAAATTACATAGGGCGATGATATAGTCTATTCCCCTAATAAATATCGGGAAACCGAGGGTGTATAAGTGATCGGGCGAAGGGAATCATTTCCAAGCCAATGCCCTCTACATGGTATACATATCGTGATAATAAGATTGAATCTGATGATACTAAAGAAATCCAACAGGCGAAAGAATTTAATATTAGAATCGCCGCCACTAAAAAACCTTATTTTATGATTTATGTTTATCCCAGACTAAAATCTGAATTAAGTAATTATAAAAAGAATAGTGACAAAAATGCAATTCGTAATTTTTCTGAATACGGCGTTCATAGTGTTCAAGATATTATAGATCATCCGTGTCAAACTGATGAAATGATTAAATATTATGAATATTATAAGAAACTACTTCCTGTCGGAGATAACGAATGTATTGTAAATCAAATTGCATGGTATTTTGAAAATGAATTTAATAGTTTATTAACAAAAATGCCTAATTTGATTAAGAAAACTTACGATACTGATTTTGATTATAATATTTTAAAATGTGGCGTTACATATAGTAACGTAACTTACAATAAAATACTTGAATTATATAAGCTGCACAATTTACAAGTGAATAAAGTCATGCAAAAAGGCTCAGAAGAAAAAGTTGATCGCTTTGATAATCATATGGAATATGAAATTCTTCTGAATATATTCAAAAGTCGTTGCTATGAGATATGTTCTAATCGAGAAGAATTATGTGATATTATTCTTGATATTTGTTATACGCATGAAAAATCAAAGCAATTTGCTTGGGATATGTGTTCTGATGTAATGATTGAAAACTTGTTGAATAAAAGCGGCGGCAATATATCATTCCCGATTCTTTCGGACGATAATTATGATTTTGAATATTCGGGCAGGAAATTCAAAATGGTTACTATTAACGTATCGGAGGTGAGTGAATGATTATATTGAACGAAAAACAATATGCTGAAGATCGGTTAGAGCAGAGAAATATTGGCGAGAATCCTTATTACACATTAAGTATTCTTTCTCATTATTTTTATCAGTGTTTAGGTTATCGGCGCAAAAAGATTCATGATCTGCTTTTAGAATTTTTGCGAGATACATATTCTAAATACGTTGTAAATTCTATGGGTTGGGAATCTACTATTGATAAGTTGGCAAGCAAAGCGGGTAAAAAGCAATTATGTATTATATCCGGTATTGGTATTACACAAGCGGAATTAGATACTATTGCTGATATCAATAATAAAGTTCTTGAACGATTAGCATTTACCATGCTTTGTCTTGCCAAATATCATAATATGCGTAACGCAGCTAATAATAGTTGGGTTAATACTGATTCTAAGGATATATTCAAATTGGCGCGAATTTCTTGTACCTCTATTGAGCGTGAAGAAAAGATCGGCGCTCTGCATCGTATGGGATTACTTCAATTTTCACAAAGAATAGACAATACTAATTGCCAAGTCACGTTTATTAATGATAACAGCGAAGAAATTTTGTTTATTCAAGATTATCGTGAATTAGGATATGAATATTTGAAGTATAAGGGTGGCAATTTCATACGGTGCGCCGAGTGCGGTATTCTTACGAGAGGTAATAAGAACGGTACAAAGAAATATTGTAAAAGTTGCGCTGTTTATACTCCGCAGGAGATCAAAACTATTACTTGCGTTGATTGTGGGCAGAAATTTGAAGTTCTTGCTAAGAACAATAAATCTTGTAGATGTGATAGTTGTTATACAACATATAGACACAATAGGAAACTCGAAACACAAAGAATTAGACGAGAAAATGTTAAATGAAGTCAGAGCAATTTTGAGATGATTTTTATTTTTGTGCAAATTGCACAATAAAAATGGCTTAAAATAGGCATTTTTTCACATTGAAATTTTTGTTCTAAAAAACTGGTGTTTTTCTTAAATGAAGGGAATATATACCCTTTATCGCTCTCTCATTTCTTTATTTTATCTTTCTCTTTTCTTTTTCAAAGGCGTTGGCATGGGTAACTGTGTCAACGCCACCCCAACCCAAATTATATGGCAGAGTAGGCGAGCGGTATTAAGCCACCACCCTTTCAAGGTGGTGATCGCGGGTTCGAATCCCGCCTCTGTCACCATGACAAAACTTTTAATGATCTGTCAATCAATGGCAGATATTTTTTTTATATATTCTAACATAGTTCAGTAGGTAGAACGCTTGACTGTTAATCAAGAAGTCGCAGGTTCGAACCCTGCTGTTAGAGCCAATGAATAGCGGGTATGTTCTTGTATAGACATAGAAGATGAAAACCCCTCCCTGTCAGGATGCGTCCAAAGGGAGCTTCACTGTGGTAGGAGAATGACCACTTATACTAAACCCACCGTGCCTTTAATTAGGTTTGATTCGGTGGGTTCAATTAAATTTATAAAGGAGAGTTTAAACATGAAAAAAATATTATCTTTAATCATTGTTATGATTATGCTAATTACGATTTCTTGTTTGCCTATTAATGCTTATACAAATAATTCACTTATTTTTGCAGGGGCAACTTTTAATAATGCTTTTGGTGATTTGCTTAATTGGACGGGCATGATTTTTGAAAATGTAAATAATTCTGGTATTTTCGATATGAAGGGTTCACTTGCTGTTGGCGGCGATGTGACGATTTCTGGTGGATTTACTATAAGTAATTCTCAAAATGCCGTTATTGATGATATTGCCTTTTTGGTTAATGGTAGTGCAAATATCAATGGATATGGTAGTGTTGCCGGACAAACTGTATTAGGAAAAGCAGATGGAAACAATTATCGTTTATCAAATATTACATCATCTGAAACTACTAATGGCAAATATTCTGTTGCGGATTCTTCTCAATATTTTATTCAAGCAAAAAATACAGCTAATGATGTAAAATCCGCTATCAATGCGGCGACGGTAAACGGCGTATGCGAAGTTTCTGATGGGGTATATACTTTTGTTGGTAATTCAAATGCAGATGTTATTGTTTATAATGTAGATGATGTCACTATCAATTCGTATCGCTTTGATTTTAATATTTCTGATGGTCAAACGATTATTGTTAATCTTACGGCTTCTGATTTCATCAAAATGAGTTATGGTGCGTTTTGCATTAATGGTAGCTTAGACCCCGAATATTTAAGTAATTATAATCGTAATATTATCATCAATGTTGTTAATGCTACCGACATGGAAATGAATCATTGTGATATGTATGGTATTCTTGTCGCGCCAAATACGAATTTGGTAGGTAAAGGCGGCGATGTTTGTGGCACGGTTATTTTAAATAGTCTTGATGCTTCAAACGGATTTGAAATTCATAATGGTAATAACGATAGCTTTATTCCTGTTATTCCCGGTACTGTTCCTATGTCAGATCATAACGAGCCTACTGTTTCTAAAAATGATGAAAAAGTTGGCATTAGAATTGATGCACCTCGTAAGATGGCGGTCGCTTTTGCGGACGGCAGCGTATATTACGGCGGTGAAATGAAAGACATTGTAGTTGGACAGGAATACCCTTTTCAAATGTGTACTGTTAATTGGAATAATGGCATTTACGATGAAAATGGAAATGGATTAAAGGGAACTGTTGTCTATAGAATGATTGCGGTTCATCGTAACGATTTCAATGAACGTGTTCGTACAGCAAAAGAAGATTCTGATAGATATATCGTTAAAGGCATTGATATTATAGATAAAGAATCTAAAACAATTATTGTTAATTGTGATTCTGTAGATGCGCATCTTGAAACAGATGTTAATAGTTTCTTTGTTGCGTATAGATTCCATTTTGAACATGGAGATTACAACAAAAAGACTGGAATTAAAAATGTTATTGATACTCCTATTGAAAGTCTTTCAGTAAATTTACCTGTTGGTTCAACCGTTACTTGTAACGCTTATGTTAATGGCGAGATGGTTCAAACTGATGATGTGTTTATTGCTGTAAATTCTGGCGAAGGAATTTATGAGGATGAATATTTAACGAGTGTTAATGATTATTTTTGGAATTATTAATAATGTAAGCTGCCTATTTATATAGGCGGCTTATTTTAATATAGCAAACAGCTAAATAAATATTAAGGTGGTAAACCAAATTGAAGAAAGTTACTAAAGAAGAGATTGATCTATTACTTAAAAATAACATTATTAAGAATACTACTCGCGGATTTGTAGGTCAGGACAATAATTATACCGTGGGTTTTTATCGCACAAGACATAATCGTTATATGGAAGATAAGTATGTAGACATCGCAAAGAAATTAAGTTGAGAGGTACTATATGGCTAAAAAGAAATTGAAATCCAATGGTATTTATTTCACAGGTGAAGCGAGTGAGGATGTAACTGGTTCACAATATTATGTGAGATTTGGCGATACGCAGCTTTTAATTGAGTGCGGATTACACCAATCTCGAAGTAATGACTATTTGGACTCATATAAAATAAATTCTGAAAAATTTCGTTTTAAGCCATCTGAACTTGATTATGTATTTTGCGCACATACTCACATAGATCATATCGGTATCATACCGAGATTAGTCAAGGAAGGTTTTAAAGGTCAGATTATTGTAACGGAAAATACCGCAGAAATAATGAAACCATTATTGCTTAATTCTTGTATGATACTTAAAGAAGAAGCGAGAATATTATCTAAACGATATAAGCGAGAGTACAAGCCGTTATATGAGGAAAAGGATGTTTATGATACTTTCGCCCTTATTAAGCCATATGCTGAATATAATAAAACAATCAAATTAAATGATAACGTAAGTTTTCAATGGCTGAAAAATTCGCATTGTGTGGGCGCTGCGCAACTGCTTCTTACTTTAAAAGATAATAATAATACGAAAAAGATTTTATATACTTCTGATCTTGGCGCATTAAATACAAAAAATCATTATATTGAGAATACTGAGATACCGGAACAACATATTGATGTTGCGATTATGGAAGGAACGTATGGTGATTCGAAACGAGAAACCAAAAAGAAACGTTCTTTTGATGTAAAGCACTTACAAACGGCTATTAATACGGTTTTAGATCGTAAAGGTACGGCAATTTTACCATGTTTTAGTTTTAGTCGTACACAAGAATTGCTTACAACTTTATATGAGATTTATGGTGAGCAAAAAGATTTTTGTTCACCTATTTTTATAGATTCAAAACTCAGTTGTGATATTTCAAAACTATATTGTGATGTTTTATCAGGTAAAGATTTAAAAACGTGGCAAAAGATTTACGCATGGGAGAATGTTCATTTTGTTGAGGAAAAAGATGAATCGGCATTGATTGTGAATAATACTATGCCAAAAATCGTATTGTCATCTTCTGGATTTTGCACAAATGGTCGCGTAGTTGGATATTTAAAGAAATATATTAGCGACTCAAATTCTATGATAATTTTTTCTGGGTATACGGGCGACAATCCGTCATATTTATCTTATCGTATTAAAAATTATCGTGATAATAAATTCATTAAGATCAATAAAGAACAGATTCCTAATCGTGCGGACTGTATAACATTATCAACATTTAGCAGTCATGCAAGTTTTACTGATTTAGTTAAATTCGGCAGTTCGTTGAATACAAACAAATTGGTTATTGTTCATGCTTCAGATGAAGCCAAAAAGTGTTTGGCAACAAAATTAGTTGATGAAATATCAAAAAATAATAAAACTTATAAAGTCTTACAATCTTTTAAAGGTATGCAAATTAGACTTTAAGGAGCTAATATGGAAGAATTTAATAACAAATTGTTAGAATTTGAAGAGGTCGATGGCTCTTTTAATTTAACATTTGATAACAAATATGATATTGAAGATGAATATAACAGGGTATTGCTTTTAAATACAGATATTGATGGTGATGTTATCCATACTCTTGTTTATTCTATTTTAAGATATAATAGAATGGATAAAAAGATTCCCCCTAACGAAAGAAAGCCTATTATTTTATATCTTAATTCATTAGGCGGTGATGTTTCGGCGGGATTGTCGCTTGTCGATTCAATTAAGTTATCAAGGACACCAATTTATACAGTAAATCTTGGTGTTTGTTACTCTATGGCGTTATATGTATTTATGGCGGGACACAAGAGATATTCATTACCGCATAGCGAATATTTGCTACACGAAGGACAATTATCCGGTTGGGATGCAACAAATAAATTACGAGATTTAGTTGAATTTCATACTTGCCAAGTAGAAAAAAAGATAAAGAATATCGTTTTAAACAATTCAACGATTGATTCAGAAACGTATGATAAGAACATTCGCAAAGAATGGTATTTTCTCCCGGAAGAAGGCAAGGAACTTGGCATTGTAGATTGCATCATTGGGCAAGATTGTGACATTGATGATATTCTTTAAATTGGAAGTTGGTGAAAAGAAATGATTAAGAGATTAGATAATGAAAATGAGGCTCAATTTTTGTGGCGGCTTGGTCAAGCTAAAGATAATGGCATTGAGGATTTAAGTTGGAATGATATTGCTGATATTATGAATAAAGAATTTCGTGATGATGTCACAGAATATTTGAGCGAAGCCGCATATAGAAAACCTTATCAGCAAGCAAAAAGATTTTTTGAATCTGGCGTATTCGATAATTTTACGGATGATAAATATCTTGAAATTATTCGTGAGGCAGAAAAAAGTGCGCGTATTGAACGCTTTAAATTATTTGATGAACGCACAGCGAGGCGTAAGAATGAGCGATCTGAAGCTCGTAGAGAGGTATTATTAGATTCGTTTAAGAGAATCATTAAAGAACATCAACCTATTAGGTTAAATTATGAGCCGATTCATATCGAACATAGCAATAATGATATGATTATTCATTTAACGGATATACATTACGGTGTGTATGTTGATTCTGTATTTAATAAATGCTCTGGTGAAATTATCAAGGAAAGATTAACTAAATTTTTATATGAGATTGATGAAGCTGTTAATCTATATCATCCTGAAAAAGCGTATGTTATTTTGGGCGGTGATACAGTTCATGGATTAATTCATCAAAATGGACGAATTGAATCTAATGAGAATGTTTTATCACAAGTTGTCAAAGCTGCTGATCTCATTTGTGATTTTCTATATGAATTAAGCAAGAAATTTAGTGTTGTTGAGGTTCATACTACAGCAGGAAATCACGGCAGATTAAATCCTAAGAAAGATAATAATGCTTTAGGCGAAAATCTTGATCTGTTAATTCCTGAGTTTGGTCGTCGCACATTACAAAATATTAAGAATGTTATATTTGTTGATAATATCATGTCTTATGATATCGCAACTTTTACCGTGAGAGGTTGGAATGTTTATGCTACTCATGGTGATAAGGATAATAGAAATACAATAGTTAATAATATGACTGATTTTGCGCGGAAAGTTGGTGCGCCGTTGCCGGATATATGTTATTTAGGACATAGACATACAAATGGTTATAGCACATCACACAATGTTAAGGTGATTGAATCAGGCTGTGTCGATGGTATGGATAATTACGCTATTGATATGCGTTTAGTTGGTATGCCCGAACAAACAATTACTATTGTAACAGAGAAATCTAAAATCAAAGCACTAATTGATGTGCAACTATATTGTTAAAAAAAATATGAACCTGCCACGCCTCTTATCTTTGATAATGCGTACCACGGCAGGTCTTTAATTATATTGGAGAGATAAAATGGGAAAGACAGAATTTTTGAAACTGATCTGTGAAAGAATGTATGGTAATACAAGTGAAGAAAATATGGAAACCATAACCGAGTTCTATGAGATATTTGTTGATATTTTCACAGACGCTTTATTAAGTAAAGATAAAATTCTATTAAAGGGATTTATGTCGGCAGAAGTTATTCAACGTGCGGAACGTAAAGGTAGAAACCCATTGAATAATAAGGTTACGGTATTCCCTCCTACTAAGTCTATACGTTGTCGTATGAGCAGAAATATTAAAGATTTAGTGAATGATAGATAATGAACGAAATTTTGATTCATGATGAAATTGAACTCGGTGAACATATGTTTGGGTTAGCAAGTAATGGTATGACTGTTACTGCGGTTGTTTTTAGCAATTATGCGGAACGATTGATGGAATATTTTATTTCAGACCCGGATATTGTTTTAGAATCTATTATATACGATTCGTGTGATGAACGCGAATATTATGTTACGCTAAGTAGCAATATGGTATTTAATATTTCACCAGTATGGGATTTTAATGGTGATATTTGTTGTCAATATAAAACAGATCGAATGATCTTTGGAAATAATGTTGATGAAAGAATTGCATTGGAAAATCGTCATTGTGAGCAAAGCCATATCGCTTTCTATGATGATATTTCTCCATGCGATAAAGATTGCATGGAAAATTGCAGCTATTGTCCATATGCGGAATCCATTGATGAAATTTCTAATAATTTAGAATTGTTTGATACCATACTTAGCAAATGATTTTTAGTTGAAAATATAAACAATAGTTGATACGGGGGTGGCAGATATGCCAAAATCTTCTGCAAAGCCTATTTGCTGTCTTTGTGGAGAACATTCTACTGATGAAAAGAAAGTAGAATTTTATAAATCTAATAGTGATTTATATAGAAACAGACAATTACCGATTTGCAAGGAATGTTTTGCACGAAAATTCGCGCAGTATTCTCAAATGTATCTTAGTAATAAAAAAGCTATGCAAAGAATGTGTATGGCGTTTGATGTGTATTTTAATGAAAAAACATTTGATAAATGCGATACAGATGATGAAACAGTAATTGGTAATTATTTTAGAATGTTGAATATGTCACAGAATAAAGGCAAAACCTTTGAAAACTCTTTGGAGGAAGGCGTATTCAATTTATCGGGTGATCGTAAACTTGACACGGGGCATCGCACAGTTGTAGTCGATGAATATGGAAATGAAGTCGAGGATGAATCGGTTGACCCGGAACTTATTAAAAAATGGGGAACTGGATTTTCTAAATCTGAATATGATTATTTGAAATCTCATTATCAATGGCTTAAAGAGAAAAATCCTCGTGCAGATAGCAACCAAGAATTATTTATAACTACTTTATGTTATACATATATGAAATCTATGACAGCGTTGCGTGATAACGATATGAAATTGTATAAGGATATGCAAGAGCTATATATGAAACAGTTCAAAGAATCAGGAATTAAAACTGTTGATGACGTTAATACGGAAGGCGACAGTTGGGGTACATGGGTTGAACAAATCAGTCAATATACTCCCGAAGAGATATATAGAAACAAAAAACGTTATAGCGATTTCGATGGATTTGATGATTATATGCAACGGAATGTAATACGTCCGCGTGACAATATTATTAATGGCACAGAAATTCGCGACGATGTTTTTTATGTGCATGATGAGGATGAAGAATAATGGTTACTTCATCCGCTCAAAAGAAACGCGTGTACAATCCAGATTTAGATGATTTACAAAAAGAATTATATAAAAAGTTCCCACCAAATCATTTTTTAAGTAATCCAATTAATTGCGATCATTTTTTGAGATGGAATACTTTTTTCAGAAGGAATTATCAAAGATTCGCAATAGATTACTTGAAAATTAATTTATATGAATATCAAGCCTTATCTCTTTATGAGTTAGGCGTTAATAATATGACAGTGATTATAGCTTCCCGTGCGGCGGCTAAATCATTTTTAATTGCCTTATACGCTTGTATAAGGTGTATTTTATATCCGGGTACTAAGATTCTGTTGTCAAGTGCTAAGAATATACTTAATGTTAAAATTGGCATCTTGATTAGAAATAATCAAGTAATAAATCGGGGTGTATCGGTGAAGTCCGCTAATCATTTGGATAATACCGAGAGTAACAATATCTAATGTTATTTGTAACGCATAGTAGATGACCGTTATTATGAAAGGAATAATTCTACCACGAGCCTCCGACACCTTAACGTAAAGCCGATGGTGAAAATGTATGCTGAACTTATACGATAGTAAAGTATAAGAACTATTAGATAAAAAGCTAATAGGGTAACATAATTGACAAAAGGGCAATCAGAATTAATTATCACAGAAAAGATCAAAAATGAGCTTATGGTTTGGTCGCCAATGTTGGCACGCGAAATTGAAAGTATCAAGGATAATCAGAATAAAACAACTGTTCAATTTAAAAATAAGAGCAAGATCACGGTTGTTGTTGCGAGCGATAATGCTCGTGGTAATCGTTCAAACGTAATTGTTAGAGAAGAGTGCAGACAGATTGATAAGGCTATTGATGATAGTGTTTTATCACCTTGTCAGATTCTTAGACAAGCACCTTATATGAATAATCCTTTCTATGCTAAGATGCCGGAATTAAAAGAAGAACCAGTTGATGTATATATTAGTTCAAGTTGGTTTGATAACGGGCATTGGATGTGGAAAATTGTTGATAATGCAAATGAACAGATGATGCAAGGTAAACCATCATGTTTCTTGGCATTTGATGAATCGGTTGTTTTAAGACATAATATCAAATCCATGAATCAGTTAATCGGCGAAAAACGCAAACAAGACCCAATCACATGGAAATTAGAATTTTTGAATTGTCGATTGAAAGAAAATCAATCGGCATTTTTTACATATACCATGTTTCAAAATAATCAGCGTGGTGTGAATCCATTTTACCCCAGAATGTTGATTGATATTAAAACTGGTAAGAAAAATAAATATGAAATCCCAAAACTTAATGATGAAGTTAGGCTTGTAGCCTGTGATATGGCGTTTGTAACGAATGAGAAAAACGATAATTCTATTTTTAGTTGTATGCGCGGCTTGCCGGAGTACACAACTTATAATCGTGAATTATCTGGGCAACTAACAGTTGATAATGGATATAGGCGAATCCTCACTTATATGGAATCGGTGCAGGGCGGCGATATTACCAAACAGGCTTTGCGTATTCGTCAGCTTTATGAGGATTTTAATTCTGATTATATCGTGCTTGATACCAGAAATGGCGGTATAAATGTATTAAATCTATTGAGTAATATTATGTACGATGAAGAACGCGGAAAGGAATACACACCATTAATTTGTATGAATGTTGAGGAATATAAACCAAAGATCAGAATAGATGGCTCAGTTGAATGTGTCTATGCGATTAACGCTACACAGAAATTAAATAGCGATATCGCAACGGATTTTCGTCGTATATTAGAAGCTCAAAAAATTGATTTGCCATTTCCATTCGAAAAGGCAAAAGAAGAAATTTTAAGTAATATGTCTGATTATGTTGGCGCTGTTGATGGCGCAACGCAAGCATTTTATGAATTGCCATTTCTTGAATCACAAGCGCTTATTAGTGAGGCTACAAGTTTAACATATGAGGTTAAAGATCAAACTGGTGCGATTGTAGTGCGAGAACAGGGAAATAATCGCAAAGATAGATATACGAGCGTGAGCTATGCATCGTGGTATCTCACGCAATTAGAAAAAGATTTGGTAAATCGCGGAAGCGATTATGAATTTGCTACATTAGTTAATTGAGAAAGGAGGTAAGAGAAATTGAGTAAGAAAAATAATAAGAAAAGATTTTATTCCAATCAGCCACAAACTATTCCTATTAATAGAAATAATAATAATGATAAAGATAATAATTCTCATGAATTTTCATCATATCGAAGTCAAGTAGCATATTCAAAATTCTATTTTGGATATAATATTTTCAATGAGTATTCTCATAAACAGTTAATGAATGTACTACGTTATCCGATGGAAAATAATAAACTATTGCGCGAAATATCATTGTCTTTATATGGTACTTGCGGTGCATATACGAACATTGTTGATTTTTTGGTTTCAATGCCAACATTAGACAAGGTTGTTGTTGCACATGGTAAAAACAAGAACCAAAAAGCTAAGAATAAAGATTTAATGACCGCAGCATTACGGACTATCAAAGATGATGAATTTGTTAGAGATGCTTTGTTTTGCGGTATGATTGAGGGTGTAGCTTTTTATTATTTGGAAACAACTTCAAGACCGAATACGGCGCAAAAATTCTATTCAGATTTTGAGGTTGATAGCATTTTTGAAATCAATGAAATCGGAATGAACGCCAGTATTATTTCTCTGCCTACTGATTATACACAAATAATGGGCATGAAGAACAATTCATATCAATTAGCTTTTAATTTAAAGTATTTTAATGACTATACAGGCGAACCTACTGAAAAACTATTGAAAAAGTTTCCAAAAGAGATTCGTGAGGCTTATAGTAGATGGTCTGAAAATAAGAGTCAACAAAAAGGCTCATGGTATTTATTAGATAATACAAAAACTATTACATTTAAGATCAGGAGTAAACGCACAGAAAAATGGGGCAGACCTTTAGTTTTAGCTGCTATTAGAGATATACTTTATGAGGATTATTTTACTGCTACAAAGCGAAATACTCTTAAAGAGATAAACAATAAGGTTGTTTATCAAACATTCCCTGAAGGGCAAAATAAAGGTATTTGTGCACTAACGAGGCAACAACAAGATGACCAACATAATATTGTTAAAAATGCAATTATGAATAAAAACAGTTTAGGTCAAACTACTGTAATTAGCGTTTCGGCAGGAACTAAACTTAATACTCTTGATGTTAGCAACACGGACATTTTTGATGAAAAGTATGAATCAGATTTGCCTGATAAGATTACTTCCGCTATGGGTATGGCACGTTCATTACTTAGTGGAATTGGTGGCGGTAGCTTTTCCGCACAGACACAGAATCTTGAATTATTAACGGCTAAATTGTTTCAATGGATTAAACAAATTAGTAATGAGTTAAATAAATGTATTAGTAATAATATTATTGAAAATAATAAAAATAGAGTGGAGTTTAAATATCTTCCCATGACGTTTGTTAATAAAAAAGAAATGGTTGCAAATATGAAAGATTTATATTTACAAGGAAAAGGTTCTTTAACAGCATGGGCAAGTGCTTGTGGATTATCACCTGATGTTTTCTATGCTTTGTTAGATCAAGAATTAGAAGAAGATGTTGAGAACAAATATCCTGTTCATCAAACAAGTTATACATATTCATCTAAAAATGATTCTACAACTGCCGATAATAAAGGCGGTAGACCTACAACTGATAATCCAACTGAGAATACCGTTAAATCTCAAAATAATAACGGTAACGCTCTCCCCTCTCCCTCAGATTAATATATATTAGTTTAGAACATCCATGAATAATTTCGTGGATGTTTTTATATATGCAGTTATTTTAAGAAAGGTGGTGAAGAGTGAATGAAAACTTTCGAGATGTTTAGCGTATCTAAAAAAGGTGAAAATGGTCGGCGAAAATTTAAAGTTGTTTTATATAAAATACATCCTGATGAATGTGAAGATACAGTGAACGGTGTAGGTACTGAATATAATTTGAATGGTATTACATGGTTAAGAGAATATTGTGAACTGGCACTTCCGTCAATTAAAGGGATGTCAATTAGATGCGAATTTCTTGATGAAGATCGCACGGAAATTTGCGGTCATGGTTTCACCGAAATCAAAGATGATGTTCCGCTATTTGAAAACGCAACCGTAATCGGTCACTTTACAGATGGTTACATTGAAGAAATGTATGATGAAAATGGAGAACCGTTTTTGGCTTGTATCGGCGTTGGTGAAATAGATAGTAGTTGCTATAACAAATTTTGCGACAAAATTGATGAACTCGCGGAAGAAAATATTTATCCACAGGGCAGCGTGGAGATTATGCGTGTTCCCGGAACAAAAGGTATTGAATACAAATATGGTTATAAAGATTACGGTAGAATCCCGACAAAATTTATCCACTCAGGCTATGCCCTATTAGCCATTAAGCCTTCAGATTCTACTGCAAAATTATTGGAATTAAATAATAAGGAGGACGACAAGAAGATGAATGAAAAGGAAGTTCAGGCTCTCATTGATAAAACTCTTTCTTCATATAAGCAGGTAGAACAGACTATCGCAGAGGCAAAGGCTGATTGTGAAGCAAAGGTTGGCGAGGCTAATGCTGCTGTTGAGGCTGCTATTGCCGAAAAAGAAGCGGTTGTGGCTGAGAAAAATGAGTTAAACGCAACTGTTGAACAGTTACAGGCAGCTCTTGAAAAGGTTCAGGCTGAATTTAAAGAGCTGAATGAAAAGTATGATACCCTTTGGGCAGCTCGTGAAGAATTAGATAAGGCTCTTGCAGAAGCAAAGGCTAAAGAGCTTATTGGCGAGATGAATGAAGCCATTTCTATTTTTACTGATGAAGAGCAAGAATACGCAAAGGAAAGTATTGAAAAGTTTAAAGCTGACCCGACAAGCGTAGAGATCAATTCAATTATTTCAGAAATTTATGTAGGCATTGGTAAAGCTAATAAGAGCGCAGCCGAAGCTGAGAAACAATCTGAAATTAATTCCGCTGCTGATGTTAAAGCAGAGGATATTTTTAGTGTTGTTGACACAACCGAAAATGGTAAATCTTCTGAGGAAGATTATGATATTTTCTCTAAATAATAAATGAAAGGAATGAATTAAATGATTAAATTTGAAACTTTAGGCGGCGAGATTGCTGCTAAGACTAATCCTGTTATCAAACTGGATGCTGATGTAGCTAATTATACTTTTAAGGAAATCGACGGTATTCTTTATCTTATTATGACCGAGCTTAATGGCGACGATGCTTATATTGATGATACCGTTCTAAAGGCGGGTACTTATCTTAACGGCGTTATCGTTAAGAGCCTTGATGGTTTAAAGCTCGTTGTTGATGGTAAACACATCACTGGTGGTGTTGACGGCAAGACTGTTGGTACTACTCTGATTGCTAATTCGGATGGCACTCTAAAGACCGGCACTGCTACAAGCGGTGTATATTTCAAGGTTACCGATGTTGGTTTAAGACTTACTGAGGCTGCTGTTAAAGTTATGGTTATGGTTGCCGATGCTGACACTACTGTTGAAGTTCCTGCTACTCTATCTGATCTGACTGATGTTGATACTACAGGTGCTACTGAGGGTCAGGTTCTGAAGCTCAACAGTGATGGCACATGGGTTCCTGCGACCGATGCAACTGAATAATTTAAAAAATTATAGAAAGGAATGAATAATTAATGTTTAATACTACATTCAAAATGGATAATGAACGTAAGGATTCTAAGGTCTTTACTGGCAACCTTCAAAAAGATTATAAGGTATGCGAAATTTTTAGTGCGCTAACCAGTGGTCGTGATGTTTCTAAGTACGGTCATGGTACTGATAAGACTATGGAATACGTTCAGGGTCTTGGTGAGCGTGCAAACAACGGTGATATCGTTGCTATTTCTGAAATGAATACTCTAAGACGTTTTGAGATTGAAAGCCCTGTTCTTGAAAAGATGAAGCTATTAGGCGTTTTCGGTCGTTTTGAACAGCTTGGTTTCGATGATAGCGTTCAGCGTGAAGTCTGGACTCATGTTGGTGAGTTCTCTCGTCCGCAAGCTAATCGCGGCGACGTTGTTTATCCAAAGCGTCATAAGGTAAGATATACTGTTCCTACCCAGACCGTTTCTGGTGGTTATTCTTTCGACTATCGCAGACTTGAACTTGGCGATATGAGCAAGGAAAATGAGGGTATGGAAATTGTTCAGACTGATATTCTGAACCGTGCTATTCAGTATGTCATGATTAACACTTACAATTCTATCGAGAACGCTGAAGGCGTTAAATTTGATTGCGTTGGCGATCATTTCACTAAGGCGGGTTACGATGCTCTTATTTCTAAGGTTCGTAGATTTGGTAAACCTACCCTCGTAGGCGACTATGCGCTTGTTTCTCAGGTTGCTGATTTCGCAGGTTATCAGGGTGTTACTCCTTCTGTCATGGGTATTTCTGAGAAGGCTATGAACGAAATTGCTTCAAAGGGTTATGTAACTGAGTATAAGGGCACTATCGTTACCGATATTCCTAACCCTTATAATACTTTTGAGTATGACGAGAAAGGCGAAACCTTCGCTACATTATATCCGCAGGGTCTTGGTTTCTGCACTCCCGCAGGTGGCGAAACTCCTGTTATGTCTTGGACTCGCGGCGGTCTGACCTCTTTCAGCGGCAACAATGTTAAGGATGGTTCTATTGAAACCAGATTTGACCTTGAAGTTGCTACCGACGTTGCAAAGGGTCATGAGTATGAGATCGGTGTTGTTTACGATAAGTCGCTTGGCGGTTTAGATGTATAATAAACATTTATCTTGATTTTTGATAATTATAGGGGCAGTTGAAATAACTGCCCCTTTTAGTTATACCGCAAAGGAGATAAATTAAATGGATAATAATAATTATTACTGCTATTCTTTGCGACAATATCATTTTTTATCAGCGTTTGGCGAAAGGTGCTATGTTTCAAAGATAAATTCAGTAAGCCGAAAACGATATTGGGTTTTCAAAAAGTCTGAACGCTTAGATTCATTAATTAAACTATATAAAAAGATTATTCATAATTATTAGTTGAAATCAAAGAAAATAATTGAAAGAAGGTAATTAATAATGGCAAAAGGAAATACTACAAAGTCAACGAAAGCAAAATCTACTAAGGCAAAATCTACTAAGACAAATGTTGATGATGATAATAATGTTTTAACTGTTGAGGAAACAGTTCCCGATATTGACGAAGCTCCTGTAAAGAATAGAGGCACAAGAAAACCTGCTAAACCGGAAATCGAGGATTACAGAAGTAGTTCATTTGACGAGAATAAGAGTGTTAGAATTGTTAATCTAAGTAATTGGAATTTAACATTTAGATTAAGCAATAACGGCGAATATGGCGATATTCTTATTCCACCAAAAGGTACGGCTTATATTAAGCGTAATGAAATTCAATCTCAGGTGCGAAACAATAATATTCTGTTTGTTGGAGTAGATGGCAGAGGTAGTCATGCGGAAATTTATATTGACGATACCGCTACAAGATGTTGGCTTGGTTTTGAAACTCCCGAAGAGCCACAAGTAATCTTTACAAAGCAAATTGTAAAAGATCTTTTTGATCTATCATATTCTGAGTTTGTGGAAACTTTGCCAAAGTATATCGTTACAAGGGCAGAAAAATTAGCTTTCAAAGAGGCTATTGATGAACTTGGAATCAATGATTATTCAAAGATTAAATTTGCAGCCCAACATTTAGGATTTAAAATGTTCTAATTATTTTAAAGTGAGGTGTTATGATGACTACAACGAAAGATGTTTTTGATAGTTTTGAAACTTCTTTTGCGGATAAAATCGTTGTTAATAATGCCGTTGAACTAATATGGTTGCGTAAAGCTGTAGCAAGATATTCTATTGAAATCGACAAAATTGATTATGATTTTGAAAATAACACTTTTGGCGAAACTCTGAATCCATACGTTATTGATACTTTAGCTGCCTTTATGAAAGAATTATATCAAGAGCGTGAGGTTTCGAGAATTAATAAAACTATTTCTATCACTGGTAAAGATATTAGCATAACTAATGGACAGGGTGGCAAAGCTGCTGCTGCAAATGAATTAGCATATGTTAGTTATAAGAGTGAGAAAATGGCGGCAAATCAAAAGCCCACAGCATATTCGTAAGGGGTGATTTGAATGTCGCAAGAATGGTACTTGATGAAATCTGACCACGATACAGTCAGTGGATTCGAAGGCGAGGATTTTGAATATTTTGCGCAAGACGCATTTGAAGAAGCGTTAGAATCACCTATTGGTACGAATGTTAAAATACTAAATTATGATTTATCAAAATGTACAAAGCATAGAGTGATTATCGAAGGTAATGTTCAAGACACTAAGTTAAATACTTTGATTCGAAGAATGTTAGCTCCGATTGGAACTTGTCATGCGGGAATGTATGTATTTTATGATAATAGATATTGGTTAATTACTGGTTTTGTAGACAATAATGGTGTGTATGAAAAAGCGATATTATCACTGTGTAATTATTGTTTAACATGGTTAAATGATAACAAAGAAATCATTCAACGTTGGGTTAATATCGTGTCAGCTTCACAGTATAACAATGGTGAAACTACAACTAATCATTATGTGATACGTTCTGACCAATTATTGGTTATTATGCCACCAGATGATGAAAGCGTATTATTATCAACTGGCAAGAGATTCATTATAGATGATAGATGCAAAGTTTATGAAAAGCATTTTAATGAAAATGTAAAAGTTGATACATCTAAGCCAGTTAATGTGTATAAGATCACACGAAATGATAGTGTTCTGTTTGATTATCAAGGTAGTGGTAATCATGAATTTATGTGTTCACAAGTTGAGCAAGATAAAGTTGATGGTTATTATGTCATTGATAATAAAGGATATTGGTTATGTGAACTTCCCAAAGAAGAAAACAAAGATACTGATGTATTTATTTCGCAAATTGAATATGATAAGCCGATTGTCACATTGGGCGGCGGTATCGAAACTAAATTTGATGCGAAATTCATCAACTACACAGGGGAAGATTCTGAAGCTGTTCCTGTATGGAATATTGATTGTGAATTTATGGATAAGCTGAATGTTAGATATGATAATAAGTCTATTTATATTTCTGCTAATGATAAAACACGCAAGATACTTAATAAAACATTTATACTGTCATTGAGTGCAGAAAATTATCAGACCACGAATTTAGTTATAACGATTAAACCATTTTAATTTAAGGAGTGATTATCGTGGTAGCGAAAAAATTTAGCGCGGGTGCAACATCGGCTGAATTTAAGCAAGGAATTTCAGAAGCATTGTTTACAAGTGAAGATATCAGAGAATTATTATTTGAAGATATCGGCGTTACTTTAGATAGTCCTTTAAGTGAGCAAAAGGATGCTTTTGATAGTCGTGTGTCGCAACATTTATATATTGATGATGTTATTGAAAAACGTGGGACATATATCTTCTTTGAGGTTGTTTTCCCTATGATACGCAATAACACAAAAAATTGTGAAATCATAATGTATATCATGTGTAATACTGAGATTATTAATACATATATGAATGATAAGTATTTTGGTAATCGAATTGATTCATTATTACAAATGATTGAAGATAAATTGATTAATGATACATCAAATGCTCAAAATTTTGGAATTGGCAATCTTAGTTTAGACAGCGTAAAGCCATTTGCAAATAAAAGAATGTACGGACGACAATTAAGGTTTATTGTTTCTGATTTTAGATGAAAATAGATCAAGGCACATTAAACTCCCCATACCCTATTCCGCTGTCAATGGGTACTATAAAAAAACCTACGTTGGAAAGCATAGCAAAACCGCCTATGTCGTTCCAACGTTTTTATTATTATGAGGCTTTAACGGTCGCAACACCAAAATCTATTTTTACGGAATCCGATAATGAAGAGGATATTAAATTATGGGAATCATTCTCAATACAAAAGCAAGTTAATATGAAAATTTTTGATTTAATCTATTCGAGTAAAGAATTTCAAAAAGAATATTTGGAGATGCTGAATTTTTTCTTTGTTGAGAATGTTGCTTATATTGAAAATATGGGATTTGTAACACTTAATCCTAACAAGGATTATAATACCGAAGATTTTGAGCGTAAGGATATTATTGGTGTAATTGATCGTGATAATTTCGATGATGTTTTAAATTATATACAGCAAGTTTGTTGTATCGCCCCGGAAGAACCGGAGAAAGTTATATATAAAAATAAGACAGCAGAGAAATTAGACAAGCTGTTTCAAAAAGCAGAAGCTGAAAATAAGAAAAACTCTAAAGCAGATAATAATTTAACTTTATCGAACATTGTTTCTAAGGTGGCGGCTAATCATAATTCAATTAATTATTTGAATATTTATCGACTAACTGTGCCACAAGTATTAGACAATTTTAGATCGCTACAAAATATTGAAATTTATAGGATTGAACGCACCCGTGTATCAGTATGGGGCGATGAAAAGAAAACATTTGATTCTGCTTTATGGTATAAAAATGATTATGATAAAAATGCTAAATAAGCATTAAAAATATATTACAAGGAGGAATATACTAATGGAAATTAACAAGGCTAATCGACAGGTTGCTGATGTTTTAATTTGTGAGTTAAAAACCAAGAAGCCTTTCTTAAATTTCGTTACTGCTAATACTACTACTACTGGTATTTCTGCTGATAGCGTATATGCAAGAGCTAAAGGTGCAAATAAAGTTTCTTTCCCTAATTCGCCAGATGGTACTTTAGCTATTGAGGCACAGGTTTATCCTTTTAAGCTGTATGCCCTATTTAGTGATGGTACTATTTCTGCTGATGGTGTTTATGCAGAAGCCGTTACTATTACTGCTACTGTGGCAGGTTCACTTTCAATTCCTACTCCGGCTGATGGCACTATTCAGGCGGGTACTGTATTTGCTTATCCCGCTGAGAGATTTGGCGATGATAATGCTGTAATTAGCGGCACATTTGCAAATGGTACATTTACTGCTGATGCAATTCAGCAAGGTGAGTCTTATGAGGTAGGTTATGTAATTAACCGTACTAACATTAAGCGTGTATCATTTAACGCTAAGAAAACTCCAAAGGATTATTTCATCACTCTGTCAACTCTTGATAAGGATGAAGAAGGCGTTCTAACTCCGTTTAAGCAGGTATTCTATAAGGCTACTCCGCAGCGCAACTTCAACCTTGCTCTAAGTTCTGATGGCGATCCTGCGACATTAACTGTTACTTTCGATCTGCTTGAAGATAGACATGGTGATTTCGTTGATATGATCGAGATTACTGATAACGAGATCATGGAAGTAAGCACTTCTGCAATTAAGCTCGAAATTGGTGGCACAAGTTCAAACATTGACATCAATGGTGCTGTTGGTGCTGTAACCGTTACTGTTAAGGATAGTTCTGACGCAGCTTATAGCAAGATTCATGGTTTAGTATCTGGTGATAATGATACTGTTATCATTTATGCTGATGCGGATGCGGTAGCAGGTTCTTATACTGTTACTCTAACTGACAGTAAGGCAGGTACACCTCAGAGTGTTAATATTGCCGTTACTGTTCCTACTGCCGGTTAATCTAATTGAAAAATAATGGGCTGCCAATAAAGGCAGCCCTATTTTTAAGGAGTTCATACTATGGTTAAGATTTGTAAGGTTATCCAAAATAATCAATATGTGACCGTAGTACGGTTCAATGGTATGGAAATCCAGTTTCCTTCAATTAAAAGAGAAACCGACACGGTTAAGGTATTGGCTAAAGATGGAAAATATACAATAGTTGCGGACGATTATGTTGAAAAAGAGTTAAAAGAAGAAAAAGTCGAAAAAAAATCACAGACAAAGCCCGCTACGAAAAAGAGAAATAAGAAAACAACGAATAAAAACGCAGAGAAGTAAAATGCAAGATTAAGTTGTTATATAGTTTTTATAATAAGGGGAATATACCACTTAATCTTGGTATGTTTCCCTTTTCTTTTTGCGTTTTATGAGAGATGAATTATAGGAGAGCAAATATGAAATTAATTCAATTTAAAAGTTTAGATGAATGTATTGAGTGTTATGGTCGAGGGAATCTTGTTGCGATTGATTCTGTGCAACAGATTATTTTTTATACATCCAAAGGAGTGCAGCCAAAATATATTACTGAGAACGAAAAGAAACCCGGAAAGATTAGCTGTTGGTTTTTAAAATCAGAAACGTCATATTTCTATAAATTGTGGCTTGAATATCAACAAAGAGGTAGATACGATGGCGAATAATGAGGGCAAGATATTCGAAGAGCAATTTAGGCGTTCTGCACCAGATTATGTTATTTTGCACCGATTACGAGATTCATCACAAAGTTTTAGTGGTGGTGAATTAAGTAAATTTTCAGTAAAGAATCCTTTTGATTATATTTTGTGGGATTCAAAAGCTCATGTTCTTTATGCTCTTGAATTAAAATCAACAAAGTCAGATCGGATTCAATTTGAAAGAAAAGGTGATCGTAAACGGAATGGTATTCATTGGCATCAAATTGACGCTTTGAATAAATGGAATGAATTTGATGGTGTTGTTGGAGGTATCATCATAGAATTTCGCAAGATAGAAAAGGTGATTTTCATTCATATAGATGATTTCAATAAATTATCAGATACTATTGATTCTGTTGGATTTCGAATTAGAGATTTGGAAGAATATAATATTCCGTATACAGTCATTGATCGGCGACTTGCAAAGACCAAATACAAGTACGATATTGATAAGTTCCTTGCAAATAGCTCTGTTTAGCCAAGATTTAAGCTGTGTTGCGTTTTTACGCTAAAGATATAAACTTATACTATTTTAATAAAAGTTCGTTAGAACGTAAAATTAGGCAAATTAGAGCTATTAAGTAAATAAAAGGATAGTTTTAATGACATAGATGAAAGGAAAGTTGAAATATAAAATGTTAAATATAGCAAATAAATTTGATGTTGCCAATTATTTAAATTTGGTAGATGTATTATGCGAGGGGTTTTTCTTTTTGGGTAACTACTCCCCCGCTCGTGGAAGAATCAATGCTATTCGTCATTTTTATAATATCTGTGTGTTAGATGATATTGATGACTTAGAGCATGATATTCAAGATGATATTGAGATTGATAAGCTATTATTGAATGAAGATTTTATGAAAGAGTTTGGTGCAGAAATTAGCGATACAAATAAGAGTAATGATTTAACTTTTGGTATGGCATATCATGATGCGCTTGAAATGGTTAATACAAAGAAAAGTTCATTGGGGCAAATTACTGATGCGATTCTATCTATAGTGTCTGATTTCACGGATAAGATTACAGATACTCTTAGTGAGGAATCGCTTCAAAAAATGGAAAAGATTGCGGAAGATATTAAAAATGGGAAAATTAGTGAGGATGCGATTACGGAAGCTGTAGGTAAAAAACACTTTTCATAAAGGAAGTGGTTCGCATTGGCTAATAACAATAAGTTGATCGGCGCAAATAATATGGCGCAATTAAATCGACTTTTGCGAGATCACGCTATAAAAGCTATGCGTGTTATTTCAAAAAAATCAGAAGAAATTCTTTATGAGGAAACAGCAGGATTTTATGCAGATACCGAACCGGATGTATACATTAGAACAGGTCATTTAGGAGATACGCCGCGTATTACGCCTATTGAAATTGGTTCAACGGATTCAGATGTTACTGTTGGATTTAAGGCTTTATTAGATACAAATTATACATATGATACGGGTAGCGAACCAACTATGGAAGATGTATTGCATTTGGCAAATCCATCGTTTGATAGTTCTTATGTATTTTCGGTGAATGACGGAAATTTGCGCCCTGTTGTTGGTAATGAGGATTTCTGGGTTAGGGCTAACAAAAGAATACAAGAGATGGCAGAAAGTGAGATGGCGAAGTTCTTCAAGTAAGAGGTGATGTCATGAAAAAAGGAAGAACTACCGTTTATAACAGAATCACATCTCCCGCCAAATTAAAGCAAGTTAATGAAGAAAACCTATTATTAGAGGATGATTATTTATCATATCTTTCTTCTATTGATAAAGCGGAAAGCACCATTAAACAATATAAAGCGAATTTACACGTTTTCTGGTGTTGGAATTTAGAATTTAATAATAATAAATTTTTTGTGGATTTGACTAAGCGTGAGGTATCACGTTTTCAAAATCACGCATTGAAAGAGTGGCGGTGGTCGCCGAAAAGAATCCGCACCGTGAAGGCTACTCTTTCATCATTAAGTAATTATATCGAAGAAATGCTTGATGATGATTATAAAAATTATAAGCCTATAATTAACAAAATACAATCACCTGCCGATGAACCTGTGCGTGAGAAAACTATTATGAACATGGAAGATGTTCAGTGGCTTTTGGACAAGTTGGTTGAGCGAGAGGATTATATGCGAGCTTGTATGTTGGCTTTAGCGATTTTTAGCGGCAAGCGGAAAGCTGAATTGCCACAGTTCAAAGTAAGTTATTTTGATGACAAGAATTTGATTTGCGGTGGCGCATTATATAAAACTCCTGAGAAAATTCGATCAAAAGGCAGAGGCTCAAAAGGAAAGATGATTGATGTGTACATTCTCGCAAAACCATTTAAACCATATTTAGATTTATGGATGGAGCAACGTAAGATTTTGGAAATCGAAAGCGAGTGGCTATTCCCTGATTATGAACATGGTGAATGGTATGATAGTATTCCGATTCCATTAACTACTATGGAATCATGGGCTGAGATTTTTAACAACATATTAGAAGAACGTGGAAAATGTTTCTATTTCCATGCTGCGCGACATTTCTTCACAACATATTTATTAGAACAGAATTTGCCTGAAAATATAGTCCAAAACATTCAACAATGGTCAAGTAGTGATATGGTGCGTATTTATGATGATCGTAGCACAGAATCGCAATTAGAACAGTATTTTACTTCTGATGGTATTGTTGTCGAACGTAAAGGATTAAATGATCTATGATCGTCCAATAGGGCGATTTTTTAATTGCCAAGAAAGGAGGTAATGTATGGCAGATTTTGTAGCTAACATACAAGCCAGATTAGATACGAAAAATATACCGTCTGATATTAAAAATATTGAAACTAAAAATACAGTTCAATTATCACAATTTACGGTAAATCAAGCTAATCTGACAAGGGCTATTCAAAATGCGTTGAATAGCACTACTTTTACTATTAGAAATATTAACATTCCGAATATAGCCCCACAATTTCAAAATGTAGGGCAAAATATTGGAAATTCTATTTCTACTGGATTACAGCGTTCGCTTAGTGTTGGCGTTGATAGCATAAATGATATGACTGCTCTTCTTCAAAATATGGGAGTTAGCGGGCGCAACATTGATGCTGTTACCGATAGATTGAACAACATGAATATCGCTGTAACAAGAATCAATACCCAAATGCGTGGCACGAACATTGATATGCGTGTTACTGGTATTGATGAATTAGGCAGAGTGGTTACAACTGTTCAGCGTTTAAACACTGCCGCTGAAGAAGGCAAAGAGCCTATTACCCATTTGGGTACAACTATTCAGCAATCATTTGATACAGGTGCAGCCGCCGCCAAGAAATTTGCCACAGATTTAGAACACGCGCAAACTGCAATAAATAATAATTCTTTTAATGCTTCTATTTCGGGATTACAAGCAAGTTATGAAAAAGTCGCTAATACAGGTCATGCCAGTTTATCCTCAATTCGTGAGGATATTCAAACTTTGATTACTTTACAAAATCAAATGGGTACTGCGACTAATGATAATGAACTTGTTGCTCGTTATAATCAATTTAATGAGGTTTTAGCTCGTGTACAAAATAATCTGAAAATTGCGAATAGTTATAAACAGCAATTCGCAAGTGCAACTGAAGTTAATGCCATGATTAACAAAATGGAGGCATGGCTTTCAAATAATACAAAAGCTGCAAAAACTTATGGTGCGCAAGTTTCTGGGTATATTCAGCAATTAAGAAACATGAATAATACCGGCAATCGTTCGCGCAGTACGCTCAATAGTATTGCGGATGGTTTCAGAAATGTTGATATGCAAGCAGGAGCAGCAGGGCTTAAAACCCAGACATTTATGGATAAGCTGCGCACATCGTTTGGTACTGTATCGAGATATATTAGTGCGTCTACGGTGTTATATGCAGTTTTTCGCTCCATAAGAAATGGCATTTCGAATGTAGTGGAATTAGATACAGCTTTAGTTGATCTAAAGAAAACTACGGATGCTACAGAAAGTCAGTTAGAGAGTTTTTATTATTCTTCTAATGATATAGCAAAACAATTAGGCGTAACGACTAAGGAAGTCATAAGCGCCGCCGCCGAATGGTCGCGTTTAGGATTAACAAGAATAGTCCCCCTATATGGTGACATATAGGTAAACTTCCTGCTCAAATCGGTGAAACTCCTGAGAAGGACAATACCGAGGGTAAGATTAAAATACTATCAGAAAATTATAAGTAAAGGTGGTGAATAAATGAAAAGAAAAGATTATACAAACCAAAGATTTGGAAGATTAACAGTAGTTGAAATGTTGTATGGTTATAGAAACAAACAAACATACGCAAGATGTATATGTGATTGTGGTCAAGAAACGATTGCTTATATAGGCAATATAGTAAAAGGTGCAACGGCATCTTGTGGGTGTTGGGAAGAACAATCAAGGTATAATAGAAAAAATCACGAAAAAGACATTTGCGGAAAAAGATTTGGTCATTTATTGGTTATAAAGAAAACAGATAAAAGATATTTAAATAAAAGTGTTGGGTGGCTATGCAAATGTGATTGTGGGAATGAAATTATTGTTCGTTCTGGAAGTTTATTAAGAGGAAAAACACGTTCTTGTGGTTGTAATAGAAGAAGTAAATATGAAGAATTTGTTGAAGCATATTTAAAATTGGCTAATATTGATTATGATTGCGAACATAGATTTCCAGATTGCAAAAATCATTTTATGCTTCCTTTTGACTTTTATTTACCAAATCACAATGGCAAGAATTATTGTATAGAGGTGCAAGGGCAACATCACTACGAGCCAATTAAAGGATGGCGTGGAGAAGAAGGGTTTAGAGATATACAGCGTAATGATTCAATTAAAAGAGATTATTGCAAAAATAATAATATTATTTTAATTGAATTGCCATATACTCTCAAAGAATCCGAAGTTATACATAAATTAGATAGTATTTTAAATCCCGTAACGATCACAGCAGCATAAGTAATTATGTTGCGTATGCAGGACATCTTAAAAAGATGAAGGTATGATCTGCTCTGCAAATATAATCAATTAAATATGAAATTGCAGAGGTAGGCAGAAATGACCTACCCCTTTTCTTTATGAAAAGAGCAACAAAAGGATTCGATCAAAGATGCGGAAACTATGGCTAAAACGTCGTCAATATTCTCGTCTATTTCTCCGGGCTTAGATATTGAACAGGCGACAGACGGGCTTGTTTCGGCTATGAAGGCAAATCTAAATGCCTTGTTGTATAGAAATATGCAACTTGTTTACATTTAACGGCAGGTAAAACCTAAAGCCTTGCACCACAATAATCGGAAAACCAGATTATGACGGTACGAAAGTAGAAAAAACGCAAGGATGGCATAAGGTCAAAAGCCTAAGTGTTTATACAATGGTAGTTCATGCCGCCAAGCACCCTAACGTTATACATAGATCATATGTTATTAGTCGAGGGTGAAGGTTCAACGACTATTCCGATAATGGTCGTAGGCTTTGTTAATAAGGGTGGAAATCCCGAATATCTACGACAATAGAAGTACGGCGCAATCGCAAATGGCGTGGGTGAAATTCCCTTAAATGGAAAAGGTGTACTCTCATTTTTTGAGATGAAGAAATAGTCTATTCTCATGTGAAAGCATGAGTGAATTATTGTGATTATTATAATTCAGCCATATCTTGCGAATATGGTAAATAATAAGATTTGATATTGAAGCAAATGATGCTTTGGATGGTATCGCCAGTAAGATAAATTCGATTGGCAACAGCCAAGCCGTCAGTAACGAAGATATTGTAGAATTTTTAACAAGATCATCGTCCGCTATGAAAGAAGCGAACAATAGTCTTGAAGAAACAATAGCGCTTGGCACGGCGGCGACAGAGATCACAAGGGACGCCGCATCCGTCGGACAAGCCCTGAAAACAGAACTTTGTTTTTGTGTATAGAAATATGCACATAGCACATATTTAATGGCAGGTAAAACCTAAAGCCTTACACCACAATAATCGAGAAATCAGATTATGAAGGCACGAAAGTAGAAACAACGTAAGGATAGCGCAAGGTCAAAAGCCTAAACGCTGTTATAATGGTAGTTCTGCCGCGAAGCACCCTAACGTCAAACATAGATCATATGTTATTAGTCGAGGGTGAACGTTCAACGACTATTCCGAATAGGGTTACAGACAAGAGAATAAGGGTGGAAATCCCGAATATCTGTAACAAAAGAAGTACGGCGCAAATTTAGGCGTGGGTGAAAACCCCTTAAATGGAAAAGGTATGACTGCTATCTTTTAGATGTGGTTAAGAAATAGTCTACTCTCATGCGAAAGTATGAGTATCAAGGAATTTCAATGCGTATTAGAGGTAAAATCATCGTTGCCTCCATATTCAGTAATGAATATGCGGTGTACGCTTAAACACTGATGATAACTATATCGGTTAAAAGACGGAAGCGTTTTAGACCGAGGGAAGGTTGCGCGTTTACATCGGAAAGGATGTAAATGAAACATAGAAAATATACATTTGAAAGTATTAGCCAAATTCTTAAAGAATATGGCTTTATTTTATTGGATTTTATCTCAACAACAGAATTAATATCAAAAGATAAAGAAGGATATATGTATAAACTCAATTTGGTCAATTTAAAAAATGGTAAAAAGCCCAATAAATATATGTTAAATCCTTTTGCTTTGGATAATTTTAAACTTTATTTACAAAATAATTATCCACATTATCATTTGTTAGATGATAAATATATTAATAGTAAAACTAAAATGAAATTTATTTGTGATTTACATATAGAAAAAGGCATACAAGAAAACTACGTTAGTAACATTGTGCATAATCATCATGCTTGTTTATATTGCGGTTGTAAAGAATTATGGGATAAGAAAAGAACAACGATAGAGCAAATGCAAAATGAATGTAGTAGAGTAGGAGTAGAATTTGTTGAAAGAACTTCAAAGAATAATGAATGTTGGGTTAATTATATTTGCCCAAATCATAGAGAAGTTGGCGTTCAATCTACTTCATGGACACATTTTAAAGAAATTCGTAATGGATGTCCTTTATGCAATAAAATAAGCAAAGGTGAAGATGAAATTTATTTATATTTATCAGAAAGAGAAATTGATTTTATAAAAGAATATCGGTTTGATGATTGTAAATATAAACGAAGATTACCTTTTGATTATTATTTGCCGCAATATAATATGGTTATTGAGTACAATGGCAAACAACATTATGAACCCGTAAAGATTTTTGGCGGTAAAGAAAATTACGAAAAAACAGTGTTAAGAGATAAAATAAAACAAGATTACTGTAAAGATAACAATATTAAAATGATAATAATTCCATATTGGGAGTATAAGAATATAAAAACCATTTTAGATAATGAAATTGGATGTAAAGCGCAAAACCCGTAACGACTGCGGGAGGTGTTTGGTAACAAACATCTTGAAGTTATCCCCCATTATTAATGGGTGAATATACAGTCTGGACTCACGCAATAACTTAATTATGAAACGTGAGAGTAAGGTTTAACGACCTTGCCGCCATTATTTAATGGTCAGTAGCCTATCGGTTGGTGAAAGTAACAGAATCGTATGATGAAGAAACCGAACAATTCACTGGTGATGTGGAAATTCTTTCGGGTAAAATCGCTGATTTAACGAAAACGGCTGATAATCCGGGCGGCGTTTCATTATTCACTGATGATTCAAAAGAAACGTTTAAATCAACAACGCAATTACTCAGAGATATTTCTGAGATTTATGATGAACTTACAGATAAGCAACAAGCCGAATTATTAGAGAAACTTGCCTCTAAAAGGCAGGGACAGATAGTTGCGGCAATCCTCAACAATTTTGATGCCGTAGAATCCTCACTTAAAACGATGGAAAATTCAGCGGGTAATGCCGAAGCTGAAATGTCGGTTATTATGGATTCTATGGAATATAAGATCAATAAATTAAAAGAAACAGGCACAGGTGTATTTCAAAATTTATTTAAAACTGAAGATATGGGAAATATCGTCGAGTTATTAACCGATGTATTGAATGTAGTGGATTTCTTAACTAATAAGGTTGGCTTATTAGGAACTGCTATGATTGCCGTTCCCATAGTTTCTTTTATTAAAAATTTTGGAGAATTAAAACTTTTAGGTATACAAGGTTCAACAAGCATAACTGCCGTTTCTGCTGCAATTAAAGGTTTGACCATAGATGAAGCGGCGGCGGCATTAGCTACTACTAATTTATCTGAGGCTGAAATAGCCGCTGTTCTTGTAAAGAACGGATTTACAAGTGCTACGGCATTAGAAACAGCTGCAAATATAGTTGATGCAAGAACGAAAGAAGCAGCGGCGGCATCAACTATGGGTTTAGCGGGTGCTGAAACTACTGCTACTGCTACTACTTCTGGTTTGGCGGGTGCAACAGGAGGACTAACAGCTGCATTTAATGGTTTGAAAGCAGCGATTGTAAGTAACCCCATTGGATTCATAGCTACTGTTGCTGTTGCAGCATTTGTGACTATTAATACTATAATCAATAGTATTGAAAGTGCTTCTGAAAAACTTGAAAATAGTTCTGAAAAAGTTGCTGATGCAAAAAGTGAATTAGATGGATTAAATTCAGAATTATCTACGACTCAAAAAAGAATTATAGAATTAAATCAATTAGATTCACTTACACTTGTGCAAAAAAATGAACTGCGCGATTTAAAGAAAACTAATGCAGAGCTAAAACAAAAAATAGCTTTGCAAAAGCAATTACTATTAACTGAGCAAAAGGCGAATGAAGATAATTTTGTAAAAGCAGTAAATTCAAAAACTAATTCTTCTGAAAATTCAGAAAATTTCAAATGGTATTATCCTTTATTGCAAAATATACCACTGGTTAGTTTGTTTAATGAAGATGTTCGAAAATGGAAATATTCAGATCATACAAATAATCAACAGAGATTTGATAATTATGTAGAAAATTATTCTAAAGCAGATGATGATAAACTCACAAAAGATGTTTTTGGCAATACTATTGAAAGTAAAAAAGCCATGAGCGAATTTATGGGTAAATATATTCAAGAATTATCTGACTATGTAGAACAATTAGGCGATTATGATTATAAGTCATTATCTGATGAAGCGAAAAAATCAGTAGACCTTTATTATGATAATTTAAATAAATTTAGTGTAATAATGGGCGAATACTCTGATGCTTGGAATGGTGTTTATAATCAACAGAGATTTGATTCGGCTCGCGAAAAAATAGAAGAAGTATCTAAAGATGGCTTAACAGGCGATGAACTTTCCGATTTATATAATAATAATTCCGATGTAAAAGCTATGATAGACAACATGAAGGAAGTCGGTTTAATTAGCGGAAATGTTGAGGATAATTTTGCGGGAATTGCTTTAAATATTTCAAAAGCTGATAAAAATATTGATTCTTTTTCTAATAATGAAAAGATTAGTTTTTCTGATTTAATGAAAAATGAATCTTTTACAGATCAGGTAGATGATTATAAAGATAAACTCACTGAACTTGACGAAGCATTAGAAAAACTGCGTGACGGTACTTTAAGCGAAGAAGATAAAACTGATTTATTTATGGATTTCCCTGAATTGGCAGGGCAAGCTGATAATCTTGATGAAGCAATTACTAATTTAATAAGCGATACTGAAAATAATGCTATTGATTATTTCGACAAAAAGGTAGGAAATATGGATACGGAAGAATCCGTAAATGCCTTAAATAATCTCAAAAATAGCATTTTGGGTCTATCAAACGCCACGGGACATAGTTCTGAGGTTGAAGAATATCGCGATATTTTAAATCATTTAGAAACTAAGGAATCTTGTGATAATATTGATGAACTTACCGAAAAAATGAAATCATATGCTGACGAGTATAATAGACTTGTTGGTTATGGTAAAAAAGGTAATGTTGATTATAATAAAAGACCTGTTGTTTCAAAAGATGATGTAAAGGAGAAATATCCTGATTTTGATGGTGATTATGCTACTACATACGATCAAGGTTATGAAATTACGGATTCGAGCGGCAAGAATTATGCGGTTGTCGTAACACCCATTTTAGAAAATGGTAAAATTTTATCTCAGGAAGAATTAGATAAATATATTGATGATGTTTTAGAAGGTTCGGACGATGTATTAGAGGCAGATACTAAAAATCTAATAATTCATGCGGAGGCTGAAGGTGAAGGAGATTATTGGATTAAAAACGATGATGGCAGTCTTGAATTTGATTTTGAAAGTTTTAACGAGCAGTTAATTCCTGCAAAAGAGGGACATTTAGAAGCCTATCTTGATATTAATACCAATATGGACGATCTTATTCCTTATGCGGATAAATTAGGAATCTCTGTTGAACAGTTGAAATCAATAGGTGATATTCCCGCCGATCTATTTGCATCTGCTGATGAAGTAACCGATAAAATATCAAAACTCACATCGGAAATAGATGGTTTATCTGACACATATTCTGATATGATATCTATTATAGAAGATTATAATGATAATGGTTATCTTACTCTTGATAATTTACAATCTATAATGGATATGGAACCGGAATATATTAATTTACTTATTGATGAAAATGGGCAAATTAATCTTAATAGTCAAGCATATAAGGACTATGTAGCATCTAAAGCAAAATCATTATTGGTTAATGAACTGCAAGATTTATATAATTCTATTCTTGGTATGCAAGTGGAAGAGGCACAGGCTTATGCGAACGCACAAGCATATGATGAAGAAACAGAAAGTGTGCAAAGTCTGCTTAATGCTACCACTAAATTATATTATGCCAAAGCTATGGCGAAAGATTCCGCTAATAATACTACTGCTTATACGGATGCTTTATCTCAGTCATTTAATACGGCGGCGAATTATGCTGCTATGGTAGATAGTTATATTAGTAGTTTATCTACGCCTTTAAATGAATTTGATGTTGCCACAGAAGAAGCTACCGATTCTACTGACGAAATGACCTCGGCATTAGAAGCGGAAAAAGATGCTCTCGAATCCCAAAAAGATGCTTTGGAGGATAGTAAAGATTCTTTAGAGGATTATAAAGATTCAATAACTGATGCACAATCTGATATTCAAAGTTTAATTGATCTTGTAACCGATTATATTAAGCAAACTAAAGAGGATGAAAAATCTGCTATACAAGACAGCATTGATGCTTTAGAAGATAAGAAAACTTCGTTGGATGAACAGAAAGATGCTTATTCTGAACTGATTGATAAACGCAAGGAAGAAATTGAGGCTTTATATGAAGAAAAGAAAGCCCAAGATGAATTATCAGAAAAGCAAAAATCTGTCGCCAAAGATGCACTTGCATTAGCTGTTGCACAACTTGATGATAGTTCAGCCGGAAGAAAAGCGCAAAAGCAAGCACAAGATAATTTAAATACCAGTAATAAAGACCTAAAAGATTATCTTGATGAACAAGAAAAAGATAAACGTATTGAGGCTCTCGAAAACGATGAAACTGAATACGAAGAAATGATTGAGAAACGTAAAGCTGCTATTGATGAACAAGTTGAATATTACGAATCTAAGATTGATGAAATAGACGCTTATCTTGATAATTCTCGTCAAATGTATGAAGATGCTTGCGCTATGATTGATAATGATACGGGCGAATTATATAGTAAATTATGGAATGAATATGTATATCCATATACTACACAAACTCGCGCGGAATTCGATCATTTGTGGAGTAGCGCACAAGAAGCAATTCAAAAATACATTGGGGACAATGGAACATTAATTGGTACTATGGAATGGCTGCAAACTGAGATTTATACTACAGAATCGCAGATCGCAGAACTTGATAGCCAAATTGGAATTTTGGATGATTCGATAGATGATATTGATGAATCTATTAATAGCGTCAGTAGTTCAGTAGATACACAAAAAGATAAAGTAGGCGAACTTGGTAAGTCGTGGTCAAGTGCTACTTCCGATGTATCTAAATATATTGATGAATTAAATAAGATACCAGATAGTGTTCCTGCTGTTAACAATACATCAAATCAAAATGATATTGAGATACCTTCGGATGCAAAATGGTATTTTGATTATTATAAAAACGGGAAATTACATCGAGCTTGGTCTAAATCGAGAGATTATAATGTTGCCGTACAAGATATTATGAGGGAAATCCAAAAAGAAACTGGACAATACCGATCAGATGTATATGGTGGCATAAAGAAACGATATGCAGTAGGAACGTATAGCTCTATTGGCGGCGTTGCTGTAACGCAAGAGAATAATCGACTCGAAGAAATTTTCGGTAAATTACAAAATGGTCAATACACTATGATGTCTGAGGGTTCTCATGTATTAACACCACAGGCGACTACTAATTTACATAAATTCGCAGATAATCCCCCTGAATTTGTCGCACAGGCATTAAGTTATAGCGGATATTTGGGTAGAATTGAAAATGCGGCAAGAAACGTTGTAAGAAACATTGATAATCGTTCAATGGGCAATACTGAGATTTCTGCGCCGATTCAAATAAGTATTCAAGGTGATGCTACTCAATCAACCGTTAATGCTTTAAGAGCGGAATCAAAGAATATTGAGGAATCTATCATTAAAAAATTAGTAAGGATTAGAGAAGGAAAAAGAGGAATTATGATTAAATAATATACCCGCCCATTTAGGGCGGGTATTAATATTTTGGAGGTGATATTTTGTTTAGAGATTGTTATTTTGACTATAATGGAATATCGTCAGAAAAATATAATCTAAAAATGTATTATATAGAAAATGATAATATGAAATTTAATAGCGGGGGCGAATTTGAATTAAAAACAGATAGTATTCCTTATTCGTATGAGAAACTTTATTATGGAAAAGATTATTCAGCAGCACCATTAGAGTTTGATATTGAAATAATTAATCCTGACGAGAATATAACAAGACAAAAGATGGCAGAAATAAAAAATTGGTTGTTTGACCAAGATGGTTGGAAAATTTTTAAAGTATTAGATGACACACAAGATGTATCATTAAAATGTATTTTGACTCCGATTGAAGATATTACAAATTCTCGAGGATATATAGGTCTGAGATGTCATGTGAATAATGTGAGTCCTTTTTGGTATTCAAATAGTCGAAAAATTATTTTAACTAAAGAAAGTGGAAAATCTTGTTTTGGAACACTCATTAATATGAGTGGAATAATTATTGATAGTTTTAATGTAAATATTCCTAAAAATGATTATGCTAATTTTATAATTAAACCTAAAATGACAGTTGAGTTAGATAAAACTGTAAGCAATCAATATCATAATAACAACACCACTTTTAGATTATGGTGTGCAGATAATGTATCTATTCATTCAGAATTAAGTTTTAATTATCCATATTTGTTGGCAAATCAAAAAGATGTTTTATCAATTAACACAAAATATATCACTATTAAATCTAATGATTTTCCATTACAAGATATAACTCCTTCGATTTCGGGAAACAATTATTCATTTTTGAAATTGAAATATGGAAATAATAGCTTCCAATTATATGGCTATGAAAATTGTACAAAGATCACATTTGAATATACTCCTGTTTATAGAATGGGGGCGTTTTAAATGTATAATATATCAGAAATTCCCACCATGTATGTTTATAATTCTAATAGAGCAATTAATTATGGTGCAATTAGTCAGTGTTCAGACTTTACAGAAGATATAAGATTTGGAACTGCTTCTGAAATTAGTTTTAAAATTCCAAAGAAAATATATGATCCAGATTCTTGTGAATGGATTGATAATGTTACATATGATAGATTAGAAAAAGATAATTTAATATTTATTGCTGATGATACTGATTATTTCACTTTTCCAAAAAGAACGATATTAGCTGATTCTGCATATAAAATTAATAATACGGATAATTCTGCCGGTTATGAGGGTGGAATGGATTTAGAATATCTTATAAATTCTGATTTGTCACATTTTAAAGTCCAGAAAGAAACAATGCTTTATAATATTTGTTCATATAGCGGGTATGATTTTGAAAGATTATCCGAGATAAATTTAACTAATGGTGAATATAAAACATTTTCTAATTGGAGAAATCATTTTAATTTTTTGGCGTGTACTGATTTCATACCGATCAATCCATATGATGTTATTGCGGTGAGAAGTAGAAAATGGTATGGCGATTATATACCTGAAAGTGGAAATCTTACACCAGAAATTACCTTTCGATATATCACTGTATATTTTTATGAAGAGGCAGATGCAGCTACTTTTGTTGATAGATGTACTATGGGATGGAATGTTACTAATCCAAAAGGCAGAATTAGTATAAATCAATTAATAAAAGATGGCTCACAAATTTTAAAAGAAAAAATGTCAAATGGTGGTTATATTCGTGTATCTGTAGAAAATGGTACGGATAAAAACAATATAGGAAATACTAATTATCCGGCATATTATTATGAGGATGATTCACATGAATATATGGGTTGGACAAAAGTACCAGATGGATGGATTAAGGTATATAGCGGAGAAAAAAGGTGTATTGAAGTTGATAATGGAGTAGTTGATGGAACATATGATCTAAAAATGAGATGGTTTGTAATTAAGGACGTAGATGTTGATGACGATGGCGTTGTTCCAATTAAAACGATATCAGCTCAATCATACGAGATTACATTAAGTAATAGGAGTGTTTCATTACAAGAGGGTACTTTACCGTTTTTTATTCCCGATGTAATAGTAAATACTGTTAATAGTGATAATTGGATTTTTGATAAACATTACGAAAAAAATAGCAGCAACGTTAGGAGCTTGGTTACAAAAAAAGGCGCACAATATATGCAAAGGGGATTGTTAAATCAAATATTAGATATTGTACCGGATTGGTCTGTCGGACATATTTCAAAAGAATTAATGACAAGGTATAGACAGATCGATGAAGTAGATAATATTGATATATATACATTTTTAACTGATAATGTCCAAAAAGCTTATGGGTGTTTCTTTGTATTTGATAATGATAACAAAAAAATATCTGCATACACACAAGAAGATATTATTCAAAATTCATCTGTATTTTTAGATTGGAATAATGCAATTAAATACTTAAAAGTGAATAGTTCATCTGTTAATAGGGTAACATCGTTAAGAGTTCATACGGAAAATGATTTGTATGGTCTTGGACTTGTTAATCCATTTGGTGGCAACACAATTTATAATTTTTCTGAAGTGCTTGACCAAATGGATTTTGTTGCAGATAACACCGATAATGACCCGTGGCAACGCAATCAAATTTTATCATCTAATAATACTTTTGTAAGATATAGAACATTAAAAGAAGCTGTAATTCAAATGATGAATTTTGCGGCTAATCCTCGGCTGACATATACTTATGGTGGATTTATAAATCCTTTTCAAAATGGTATTCCAATGCAAAGTATAGACGATTATTATAATTGTGCAAAAAATTTTATTGATGCAAACAATCAATTAGTTAAGGCAAGATCGAGAAAGAGAGAATCATTAACACAATTTAAAATAGTTGTCGATAAGATAAATACTTTATTAGCGGATTATCATCCAAATAATTACGAAAATTATTTGTTGTCAGAAATTCCTAATAATAGCCCATTACCTACAACACAATCATCATATTCTAATTATGTTAATAAAAGCCTGTATCAAGAGTATCGAACTGCGTGTAAAAATTATTGGGATAATGATTCAGAATTAGGTGTAATTGGAATTGATGTCGGTGGTGTGTCTGAAAGATGTTCTTTATATACACAATATTTATTATATTATTCTGCATTACGTCAGGTATCGCAAAGGCTAAATTTGAATTATAAGAGGCAAGTTGAGTTAATTAATAAATATCCAGATGGTGATATTGCCTCACCAAGGTCGGCTTCTGATTACGCAAATGTTGATATTGTTAGTATATTAACTCCTAAAGAGATATTGGCATTACAACCCTTTATTATTGAAGGAGATTGGGTAAATGAAAATTTAGTATTTTCAGAAGATTATAGTGGCGAAGATATCATTGATGTATTAGATCAGGCAAAATCACAGGCAAATTATGACTTAAACAATTTGTATTCAAAATATAATTATGATTTTGAATTGGATATGGCGAATTTCATTAAATTAACAGAAATGGATGAACAATCTAAAAGACTTAGAATTGGACAGACATTACATATTAATGTTGATACTCAAAAATGGATTTCACCTATATTATTAGAAATTCATATTAATTATACTGACCCAAGCGACTTCTCAATGAAATTCACTACTGATTATAACAGGAAAATTACATCATTTCGATATGCGGATTTATATGACTCAATTACCAAAATAAGTGTTTCAAATAATCAATTTACTTTTGATGAATAAGAAAGGAGGTTTTTATGTCAGAATATTTTTCATATGATGAAATATATAATATTTATGCTTGGAGAGATAATCATCTAAAACTTGTTTCTGTACAAGGCGAGGGAACAAATGCAACCGTAAATGAATTAACAGAAGATGATTTATTAAAAGCTCCACATTTTCAACTTCATGATGAAAGAGGCATTTTAGCTATACCCGATAATGGAAACCCAAGAGTTGAGCTTGCTGTTAAGAAGCAAAATGGAACTGAGGATTTATTGGATTGTGTAATTTCCGATGCTGATAACGGAATTATAATCTGTCCTATTCGCAAATCATTAACTGATGTTCCCGGATATGTTGAGGGAGAAATTAGATTAATTTCTGCTAATGCTGTTATTAAATTCACTGGAATTAATTTTTATATTTATGATGGTGTTTCTGATAATGCCGCTATGCAAAGTTCTCAATTTAGTGATTTGATTTTAGCTTTACAACAGGTTAGTGCAATTATTACTGGCGGGTCAAGCGGTACTATTTCTTTAGATACCGAAATAAAACATAACGGAACAAAGCCTGTAGCAAGTGGAGTTATATATGATTTTGTTGATGGAAATTATTTTAGATATAAGAGTATATCTAACGATGAAGCCGACACAGCAAATGATTCAAGAACTATATATATACATCATGTAAATGGATTTCGCGGCATAATATTTTTTGCCGGATATAATAATTATAATGGAACAACTACTGTAAAACAATTCCGCTTATGCAAAGATGGAAAATTCGAATATAGAACAGGCACGGTCAAGACACCTGTAGATAATCCTAATAAATATGATTGGGATAAAACATATAGCGAGAATTGGAATCCGATTGGTTCGACATTCAATATTCAAGATGCAGCTATTATCGCTGCTAAAATAGCTAATAATGCTGTTATTACTGAAAAAATACAAGATTCAGCAGTAACTACGAATAAAATTGCAAATTCGGCAGTAGTTGAAGGTAAAATTGCAGATGGTTCTGTAACTACGGCAAAAATCAATAATGCGGCAGTAACTGAAAATAAAATTGCTGATAGCGCTATTACAACTAATAAAATTGCTACAAAAGCGGTAACAAGCGCAAAAATTGATGATGGTGCAGTAACAACGGATAAAATTGAAGATTCTGCTGTTACAACTGATAAGATTCGTAATTCGTCTGTTTCAACTGCTAAATTAGCCAATGGTTCTGTAGAAACAAGTAAAATTGCAGATAGCGCTGTAACTACTAATAAGATCAATGATTCAGCCGTTTCTAACTCAAAGATAGCTGATAATGCAGTTTCAAGTGGTAAAATCGCTGATAATGCTGTCATTACAGATAAGATTGCGACAAGAGCTGTCACGCCTAATAAATTAGATCGAACATACAAAGAAAGTCTAAGCATTTCAGCAAACGAAATTGATGATGCGGTACAAGAGAACGTTATTTATCATACCATTGTAGGTGGCGAAGTAGCTTCAGTAAGATGTGTTTATAATGGTTCAGCATTACGCGCACAATACGCTGAAACTGTTAGTGGTAAATTAAAATACCGTACACAGGCTAAAGCCGCAGATGAATGGCAAGCATGGAGTGATTGGCATTTATATGCTTCAACTCAAAATATTGAAAATGGCGCGATAACAGCAGACAAAATTGGTACGAACGCTGTAACTTCTATAAAGATAAATAATGGCGCTGTATCAACTGATAAAATCGCTAATTATGCGGTAACGGCTGATAAACTTGCTAATAATTCAGTAACCGAAAGTAAGATACAAGATAGTGCTATTACTACTGGTAAAATAAATACGGGTGCTGTTACTACTGGTAAAATTGCAAATGGTGCGGTAACCGCTGAAAAATTAGCAGAAACCTATGTTCAAACAATTCGTACTATTGCAGGTATTGATTTAAAGGATAATATTACAGATTCAGAACTTGCTCATGCTTTGTCTTATACTTTGGTCAATAATGAGGGTCTTTTAAATCGTGCGCAAAACATTCATATAGGCAAAAATAATGTTCCTGTTACTGGCGGCAGTTTACAATCTTATTATGTTAATGATATTTATGTAAATTCGCTAACTGGTGATTTATGGATATGCAAGACGGCTGTTTTAAATTCAGTGTGGCAATATACATGGGATTATCGTGGTTCAGTATATAATTATCCATTATTTCTTACTTGTGAAATTGATAGCGATAATTGGGATAACAATGAATATGATCTAACATCTGAATTAAGAAGTGCCGCTAATGGAAGAAATATGGTTGATATTAATTTGGATGATACGACATATAATCAATTAGTTATAGATGGTTGCTATGGTTTATATGTTGAAACTGATACAAGCCAATCACAACCTACTTTTACATTACACGCTATGAATAATGCACCAACTGTAGATATAACTATTCAACTCATTTTGAGTCAAGTAGTTATATCACAATAAAAATGTCTTTTGATTTGGAGGTGAATGTATGAAAAATGTGAAATTATATGACAAATTCGGTAATGAAATTGAATATTTGACACGTTGGGATTTAAATGTTAATGTTCAAATTCATGATTTTGATTATGGAATTGCGCCGATTTGTCATTTTGCCACAAGATATGATAATACATCTATGACTGTTACCGCAAATTTAAAAGATAATATTGCTTCTGTTGAAATACCTAACATATTATTGACTGAAACAGAAACCATTGATATGTTTGTGTTTTTATATGATGAAGAAACAGATAGCGGACGAACATTATATACAATTCGTATTCCGGTTCGTGATAAGCCGAAACCTGATGATTATGAATATAGCGATAATTACGATATTGTTCAGATCAGCGTATTGAAAGCTGAGATTGAAGCCTTTCTTGCTGAAACTAAAGTTTTGGTAAATACCATGCTTGAAGAATTGAAAGATTCTTATGATATGCAAGTATTGGAAATCAAAAATGATATTCATGCGGATGTTGTGCGGCTCAATCAAGAGATCAGCGAAAATAACGCGCAATTAACAGAGGATATTACAACTGCTCGCGAAACTTTAGAAAATGATATCACTACTTCTCGTGAAACCCTTGAAAATGATATTACTACATCAAATAGCGAGCTGACTGAAAAAATTGATAATGCTGTTGATACGTTACTAAATGGTATACAAGATGGAACACCTAAAGGCGTATTCTCTGATGTATCTGATCTCGCTAATAAAGAAGAAGGAATTTATTTATTTATAAATAATGAGAGTCCAAATAATGGGTATATTTATTATTGGGATGGTGAAACATTATCAGATAGGTTATTATATTATGCCGGAATGGTTATCAATAATAATACTATAACTTACGAGATGTTGACAGATGAATTAAAGAAGCAATCCGTAGGAACTATAAAACCATATATTCTGCTTGCAAATAATTGGGAAAATGGTGTACAAGCTATTAATGTAGCACAATATACGCCGACAATACACACAAAGGCTGATATTGACATTGATGCAAACACTTTAATACAGCTTGCAAGAATCGGATGTATAGGTATATATGTGATGACTGATAATAATGGGCTTTTTGCCCACGCAATAGGAGAAACACCTAATATGGATGTTTCTATACAATTAACATTAAAAGAAATGGTTTGATATGAGTCGTGATCTTAATGGTCACGACTTTTATTATATTTCAAAGAACCGATAGAGGTGGTTTTGTATGAGATACTTGACTAAACGTGGGTTCGAAGAAGAAATGGAAAAAATCAAAAAGAGAAATAAGCAGATCGAGCTTAAACAAGCCTTGCAAACGGAAAAGGATAAATATAAGAAACCAAAGATGGAAACGAGCAAAAAATTGATGATCTATATGTTTGTTTTATTCAATATTGTTCTATTCTATGCTTTGATTGCCATGTGGCATTTCCAAAATTTATCTTATCTCGGTGTAATTATTTCAGATATTGCAGGACAAGCGGTAAATTATGGCATTTATTGCTTAAAGGCTTTTAATAGCAAAAAATCGTCTGAAGAAATGAAATTTAAGAAAGAGAAATTTGAAATTGAGCAAGGCATTAATGAAAATGAAGAAAATATGGAGGAAGAACAATGTTGACAGGTATTCAAAATTTTTTGCAGTATATCACAGATAATTGGACTACTATTACGATAATTATCGCTTTGCTGATTGGGTTATATGTAAGAATTAAAGCGTTTGTCAAAAAGGTTAAAGTGGAAAAGGACGCAAACGAGAAAAAGCAATTAGAAGAATTGATTGCTTGCGCTAAAAAACAAGCGGCTGAAATGATTCTAAAATGGGTTACTGATGCTGAAATTGATTATGAATCATGGACAAAAGCGGGCGCAATTAAACGATCTCAGGTAATTGAAAAAGTATTTGAGAAATTCCCTGTTTTAACCAAAGTTACTAATCAAGACGAAGTAATCGCATGGATTGATGAAACTATTAATACTGCTTTAAAAGATTTGAGAAAGATTGTTGCAGAAAACAAAGAGGCTGCAAAAGAAGAAATTGTTGAGCAAAACGAATTGAGCGAATAAACATATAACTTGCTATAAAGCAAGTACAAAAAAAGGAGGCTATGTTATGGCTACTGCTAATGATATTATTAGAATTGCGCAATCTCAGGTAGGAACATATGCAACTGCCGTTAAGAAATGTAAGTATAATACATGGTATTATGGCTCTGCTGTATCAGGTAGTGAATATGATTGGTGCGAAGTGTTCGTACAATGGGTATTCGATCAGGCGGGTGCCTCTTCCCTATTGTATAACAAAACTGCTAATTGTGGTTATGCCGCTAAAGCATTTCAAGATAGAGGTAGACTTGTTACATCTGGTTATAAAGCAGGTGACGTTGTATTCTTCCATTGGAGCAGCGAACGCTCTACTTTAGTACCGGGTACATATGTAAGTGACCACGTTGGTATTATTAAATCTGTTAATTCCAATGGTACTTATACTACAATCGAAGGTAATACTGGCGGCGGCAACGGCGCTGTATTAGAACAAACACGTTATGCTTCACAGATTTCGTGTGCGGGTAGACCTGCTTATTCCGGCTCGTCATCTGGCGGCGGTACATCAAGCGGCGACTATAATCCCGATATCACATATCGTGTTAGAACAATGAAAAAGGGTTGGCTACCTGCCGTTAAAAATTTAGAAGATTACGCAGGTATTGAGAACGATGCTATTACTGCTATTACTATGACAACCGATGTAGGTTCAGTATGGTATCAAGTATATTCTGGCGGTAAATGGTTAAGCAAAATTTCAGGCTATAGCACGACTGATTCTTCAAAATACGCAGGATATAGTTCAAACGATAAGCCTGTAACTGGTTTAAGAGTATATTATAACTCACCAAAAGCGCCATATTATGAGGCAAAATATCGTGTGTCTGTAATTGGTTCTACTGGCTATTATGATTATCAATATGATGATGATACGTCAAACGGCATGGATGGTTATGCGGGTGATTTAAAGAAATCTATTGATAAAGTTGAAATTTCGTTAGTTAAAGCATAATTAGAAGGAGATACGCCAATGGACACGCAATCGGTTTGGGAAGTATTAGCGCAAATTCCGATTGGTACTATTGTGGCATGGGTTATTGTGATCGTTGCAATCATCACCGCATTGTGTACTGGAATTTTTAAAACATATAAAGCGTTTTCGAAATACAGAGAGTTAAAAGAAGAAAATGAGCGGTATCAGCATCTTGTCGAACAAAATTCGCAGATGTTGCAAGAAATAAATGAAAAGTTTGATAAGATGAATAAAGAATTTGAATCGCAACGAAAGATCAACTATAAACAAGTAAGATTTGAGATTATTCATACCTGTGATGAAGCGTTAAGCTCTGGTCATATCTCGGCAAATAAATATAAATCTTTAATTGAAATGTATGATGAATATGTCGAAGTGTTTTCTGATATGAAACCTAATGGGTATGTACATAATCAAATTGATAGGGTTAAAGACCCACAACAAGTAAAAATTGTTGGAAAAGTAGATGAATAATTTAAGACAGAATAGCGGGCGCAGAAATGCGTCCGTTTATTCTATTTATTAATTTAGAAAGAGGTGGATTTTTAATGATTATAGGTCGTATTGCTTATGCGGCTTCTCCATCGCAAGAGGATTTTAGAGTATTTGATACTGAGAATGAACTTTTGACTTATTTAGAAACGCCAAGTGCTAAAGCAGGTCAGAGTTTTAAATTGCTTGATACTACAAGCACACCGAGCAAATATAAAACCTATACCATTCAAAATGATGGTCATGGTGGATTAACTTATACGGCTTCTGGTGCAGGAGATTATGTTACCGCCATTGGGCAGGATTTCCCGGAAGTCGGTGATAAAGATTTAAACTATTATAAATATAATGGCGAAAAACGAGTTTATGAACATTATCGTTATGATGAAAGTTCTGAGGACTATATTATGGTCGGCGGCGACACATATAGTCAAGACGAAATTGATGAAATGTTTGACAATTTGGCTTATGTAGCCGATGTTTCAGATACAGCTACGGGTATTATTTTTACGTTTAAAGATGGTACAACTAAAACCATTCCATTAAGCAGAGAAATCGTAGTTTCTGACGTAAACCCGCATCTCGATCAGGATAATATTCAAGATGGTATTTCTATTGAATACACAAATGGTGACACTAAATTTATTGAAATTAGAGGCGGTGGCGGCGGTAGTTCGACATCTGGTTCTGCCACTATTACTCGTATTACCGATGCTTCAACTCAATGTGTATTTAGTGACCATACTTGCCCTATTTCATATTCTTTTACTGCCGTAGATTCATCTGGTGATGTTGTAGGTGATGGTGCAGCTACTTGGTATGTCAACGGTATTCGTCGTGCTACATCTACCGCAAAGCAGGGCAGCAATACGTTTGATGTAGGTCAATATTTAGTTGCAGGTGTTAATAATATTAAAATTTCTGTTGTCGTTGATACTGGCGGCGAAAGCCCGATTACTGTCACTAAAACATGGACTGTTAATGCTATCAATATGTATGTTGAATGGAATTATAATGAAGCAACGATTCATACAGATGACACGTTTAGTATTGAATGGACACCATATGGTGATTTGGTAAAAACTACTCATATCATTATTAATGAAGGAACTCCAAGCGAAATCGTAAGGACTTCTACTACGGCAAAATCTGGCGATCCTGAGAGTATTGAATTATCTAAACTTTCTCATGGTAGTCATATGGTTAAATTATATGTTACTGCGGTTGTTAATGATAATGAAATTTCTACTACGCCAATGTACCATGATATGATTTTCGTAGATGATGAATCTACTACTCCGATTATTGCAACTAATTTTAGAGGCACTACTATGACGCAGTACAACACTGTGCGTATTCCTATTGTTGCTTATACTCCGAACAGTTTAACATCTGACGTTATTTTCTCGGTTAATGGAGTTGAAGTTGGTAGATGGATGAATTGTGATAGAACATTACATAATTTCAACTATACGCCAACAGATTATGGTACAAAAACATTCCGCGTTACTAACGGTAGCATTTATCGTGAGTTTACTATTGTTGTTGAAGAACTTGACATTGATAACGAGGAAATTGCGAACTATAAATTCAAATTAAAAGCAAGTGATTTTGCGGGTAACGATAACTTGCGTGCATGGTCACAGGATGGCGTTGATTTAACATTCTCTGATAATTTCGATTGGGATAATGGCGGTATTAAGACCGAAGAAGATTCTGAGGGAAATATCAGACAGTATATTTGCGTTAAAGCAGGTACAAGAATGACGATCAATCACAAGCCGTTTAGTACCGATATTCGTACAGCCGGACAGACTTTCAAATTTATTTTCAAAACGGTTAATTGCCGCAATTATGATGCCAAAATCGCAACTTGTTTTGCGGATAATGTTGGTATTGAGATGTATGCTTATAAAGCAACATTTAGATCGACTGGTACAAAGATTTCAGTTGATTATAGCGATAATGAATATATTGAATTTGAATATGATGTATATCCGTCAAACGCTAAAGGTCGTTATATGATGACATGGCTTGACGGTGTGCCTTCATCTGCTCGTGTGTATAACGCTTCTGATAGCTTTACACAGGGTATTAATAATCAAAAGAATATCGTTATCGGTTCTGATGATTGTGATGTATATATTTATCTTGCAAAATTATATAATCGTGGTTTATCAAGAGATAATCATATTGAAAACTTTATTGCTGATGCACCAAATGCGCAAGAAATGTTAAAGCGTTATACTCGTAATGATATTCTTGATAATAAAATTATTAGTTATCAGAAACTATATCAAAACAATCCTGATTGTCGTGTATGGTTATATGATATTCCTTATATGACTACGGGTAAAAAGGACTATGTTGATAATTGTATTTTTAATCAGTTCTGGGTTAATGGCGATCAGTATTATACATTATCAGGTGTTGGTACAATGTCTGTACAGGGTACTTCATCTGTTGACTATATTCGTGGTGCGGCAAATACGGATATCAACTTCAAGGTCTTAAAAGATGGTTATGACAACGATCTATTAGAGAATGGTGTTGTAGAGAAAGATTTATACGGTAATAACTATTATGTTGGTGATAAATCTACTGGTCATGTTACTGTGTTCGATGTAGATGAAAACACTAAATTAACCGCAGATTGTATTCCGATTGAGAGAGATTCAAGCGGTAATGTTACAAAGTATATTAAAGCATTAGGCTATAAAGTCAATGATGATTCTACTCCTATTTCATATTCTAACACGAAAGTAAATTTTGCTTCTTGTGAGCAAGTTAATAATATGCTTAATGCGGCATGGTATCAGCGTTTTCAGCCTTATAAGAGTAAGACACCGCGCGATTGTATGGAATTTGCTATGGGTGTTCAGTTTATTAAGGACGAAGGTAATATCCCTGATACAGAATCACACTTTATTCTATTTGATAATGATAGATACAACTTCTATTCTATTGCAAACATGGGTACAAGTAAAAAGAATGTTCATGTATTCCATGATATGTCTAATCCGAATGAATGTTGTGTTGAGGTAATGAACAACCTTAATGACCTTTGCCGTATGGTTACGGATGATATGACTAATCTTGACTGGTCTGGTAAAGTCGATGGAAAAGATCATTCATTTGAAATGCGTTATCCTGATACTTCAAATCCGTCACAGTCTATTAAGACAGCATGGCAGAGATTCGTTACATGGATGGCAACTAACAATCCGAACGCTGCTACAGATCAGCTTCTGTCTACTCCCGAAACTTATGGTGAGTATACGTTTAGAGGTCATGATGGCGATGGAGATCAGGTTCTAAAAGGAACTAAAGTTACGCAATATGCGGGTACATACACACACGATACATTTAATCGTCGTGTTGCTAAAATGCTATCTGAATGTGAAGATTATCTCATAATGGATTCTGTTATCTATCATTTTGTTTATATTGAAAGACATACGATGGTGGATAATGTTTCTAAAAATACTTTCTGGTCTACCCGTGATGGTATTCATTGGGATTTATCTAAAGCATATGATATGGACACATCCGACGGTAACAATAATGAAGGCAAAATGACGTTTGATTACGGCTATGAAGCTAATGATAAAGTTATTGTTGACGATAGCGGTTCGACATCTACTAAAGATGTATTTAATGCAAAGGATGCCGTATGGTTTGTATTCTCTAATGCTCTATTAGAGGCTTGCGAAACAATGTTTGTTGATCGTGAAAAAGAAGGATGTTGGTCTGCATCCGCATATCATGAATTTTTCTTAGCGGAGCAAAGAAAAGTCCCTGAGAGAATTTGGGTTGAATGTTATTGGTACGATTATTTAAGAACCTTAGAAGATGGTATCAACGATAGTTGGATTGAGTTCCTTGACGGTGGTACTAAAGCACATCAAAGATGGCATTATGAGTTCTTTGAAGAAATTTATGATAGCTCAAAATATCGCGGTAATAATGCGACAGCTAATAATATTAACTTCCGTGGTTATCATCCAGAAAAATGGGATGGTATTTCAGATGAAACATGGGCACAAATTTCGCCACTACATCAAATTCCCATTAAAATGTTTAATAAATGTTATGTCAATGTATCTGTTGATGGTAACTTGTATAGACAAAAAGTGGAAAAGGGACAAACATATGTTGTTGACTTTAGCGCACAGTCTAAACTGAACGATACTGTCATTAATATTTATTCTGCACAGATGATTCAAGAAATCGGCAACTTATCTCGTCTTTATCCGGGTACGCTGAATCTTTCTAACGCAAAGAGATTACGTTCTTTGACCGTAGGTTCGGCTGTTGAAGGATATAGAAATATGAACCTTAGTGCATTAACTCTTGGTCAAAACACAATGCTTGAATATCTGTATGTTCAGAATTTAGGCTATGTTGATGGCGGTCTTGATTTGAGTTCTTGCCCATCATTGATTTATTTGGATGCAAGTGGTTCTACATTTACTGCGTATACTTTCGCAAATGCGGGATTATTACAAACTGCTATTATTGAAAAGCCAACGGCTTTAGTAATGAGAAACCTGTTATATATTGATGATAATCATCTATCTATCAATGATAACAGTTTATTTGATACAATTATTATCGAGAATTGTCCGCAACTCGATACCGAGGCGATTACCGATGCGGCAAAATCTTCACTAACAAAAGTTCGTCTGTTAGGTATTGATTGGGATATGCTTGATACAACTTTACTTAACGCACTTTTGACAAAACAGGGTGTTGGCGATGATGGTAGCTTTACTCCTGTTTCTGTATTAACTGGTTCTGTGCATTTTGATACATTAACTGAGCGTGATCTTAATATGTTCCGTAGGGCATGGAGTCCAGAGGCTTTATCTATTACTGCGGATAACTTAATTGAACAATGTGCTTTAACATTTTTAAATTATGATGAATCATCGATTTATGGCAAAGATGGCGATGAATATGTTCAATGGGTTGATAAAGGACAGAGAGCGTATGACCCATTAGAAGCTGACCCTGCGGAAATCAATACGCCTGTTAAGCCAAGCTCTGAAATGTACGATTATACATTTTCACATTGGGCGATTTATCAAGATGGTGTAATTAGCGATACACCTTATGATTTCTCAAATGTTGTTCTCACTCCTATTACTTTAATTGCCGTATATACTCAATCTCTCCGTACTTTCACTGTTAATTGGTATACCGCGCCTGTTAATAATGGTATGATTAGAGGAAGTTGGGATTCAGAGAATAATAAAGCAAATCGTACTCTAATTCATTCTGAAACTGGTATTTCATATGGCGAAGAAGCTGTTTTAGATAATTTCAAAAAGCTGAGTGTTAAAGATATATCATCTGGAAGCACTCAATATGTTGAATGTTACAATTTTGAAAATTGGAACAGATCAACGGGCAATATCACAGAAGATATTGATGTATATGCTGTTTGGGATTATGCAAAGGTATTCAAAGATGTTGACGATAATCTAATCTTAAAAGATAGTTTGGGAGCGAATAAGAATTTAAAGGATATGTCAACAGCCGAAATCGCTATTGTTATGGCAAAAGGCGAAACTCGTAATTTCTTTGAAAACAAAGACTATTTTGATTTTGTTATGGGGCACGATTATGACTTTAAGAATGTTGACTCAGATACATTAGTTGATATTGACAACTATTTATATGTAGATGGTCTTGAAGGCATTATTCCTGTCGATAAGAACGGAAATCAGATTAAATTATTTGCTGAAGATAGTCCGTCATTTACAATGGCTATTGATATGATGGTTACTAATGACGCACATGATTATTCTCCGCAAAATAAAAATACTCTTTTATCTTGCTTTGAAAACCCTGATAACGGCAATTATGGCGTTGCTTTACGCAGTATGGGTAGTAAAGTTAATGTATTATGGGGCGATAAATCAGACGATTTAGGCTATAATACAGCGCGAGATATGATTGTATTAAGACATATTAAAGGTAGTCCAACGTTATATATCTATTCGTTTAATGGTTCTGCTCCTGCTGCTGAAAATTATGGTGATACTTTAAAGACAGTTGAATCTGTTCGTACCGCGTTTAATTATACCGATGCTCCTTTAGTATTTGGTAGTATTGCTGAATACGATGAAGATTCACAAAGATATATAGCAAGTACAGATGATACTTATTTAGGTGCAGGTATGATTTATTGGTGCAAAATTTGGTATGCTGATTTAGGTGATACTGTTGCCAGAAATCTCGCCTCATGGACTCGTGATGAAGATAGACAAGATTATTTTGAGGTTGCACTTGATTCTACTGGTGAATGGTTAGGCAGTCCTTATATTATTTCTGGTACTGTCAATAAACGTCCAAACGCTTCATTCTGTTCAAATAACTTAATGAGATATCTACATAGGATGAATAGCGATAATACCAACTCAGGAGGTTGGGGCGGTAATCAAGCCACTGGTAAATACCAATATTCTATGCACAACTTTATGCAGACACGTTTTTATCCTGCAATTCCCAACAATGTGCGCAGTTTAATTGTTCAAGTTAAAGTGCCATCAACTATTGGTGGAGCGTCAACTTCTATCGGTAATTATGATAGCTATGTTTATATTCCTTGTTTGCGTGAGGAAACTGGCGATACCGGAGCGGGATATGCTAATGAGGGTGAACGTATTCCGTGGAATGTTACAAATGCTCGTAGGCTGAAATTCAGAGATATTATCGTATTAGATACCTCTTTAAACGCTGCGGGTAACGCTGTACATTCAGGCGCTAACGAACCAATCTTCGGGCAAGGTAAAGGCTTCTATGACCCAGATACAAATCCGAACGGCGTTCGAGAATTTGATATTTGGCAAAACGGTACTAACACTGGTTATATTTATTTGTCAGCCGAAACATTAAGGAAGAAACAGATCACGCCTACGACGAGAATCACACGCGGCGACGAGCTGTTAGGCGGTTGGGTGGCAGCTGTGGTTTGGTGGTTGCGCTCTCCGAATACTGGTAATACCATCAGCTTCTGGAGCATCTACACCATTGGCACGACGAACTACAGCGGCGCGAGCTACTTCTACGCGCTTTGCCCCTGTTTCTCTCTTTACGCAGAAATTGACGATTCAGAATAAATATAAATCGTGCGCAAAGCAAAATATATTAGTTATGATTATTTATTTAAAGACCTATATCTGGTGGTAACTCGCTTACCACCAAATAGGTCTTATTTATTTAAGGAAAGATGATGATAAAATTGTCCGTATTAAAAGTAAATAGGCATTTATCTCATACTGAATATGAGGAAGCATATTATAGATATTTTCATGATTCAGAAAGAATATTGAACAAATGTTCTAAAAGACGAGAGAAATATATAGCTCAACCTATTGCGGAATTGAATGTACTTCTGTATGAGGAAATAATGTCTATTACAACAAATCTATATGCAAGGTCAAAAGAGAAAAAGAAACAAAAACAAGACAAAATACAAAATTGTTTCAAATATATAAAAGGACTGAATAAAGCTATTATGGTTTATGCAAATATTAGAGAAATCAGTTTTGATTCACAATGTAGGTGGTGCGAACCTCTCGTTGATATAATGGAATATTTGAATAATAAAGTAGATCATCCATATCCACATTCTAAGTATAAATTTCGAGTTTTAGATTGGGATAAGATCAAAGATTTCGAGGTATTGAATAATATGTGTGAACTTCATAGGTATTGTCATTGTAAAGCCGTAAGAGCTAAAGAAATATTGGACGATAATACAGTTTCTCTATTGATATACTTAATCGACGAATCGTTCTACTTAACGATGATAGCAAATTCATATATTCCTCGTACTAAAGCTGAATATGAAGAACGTAAAAAGATGCTCGATGAATCTTTGGCTCTTCTATATCATATTCAAAGACCTATGATTACACTTTATAATGTGATGAAATATAGTAATAGGATTCAAACTGAATGGAGCAATCTTTTAACTAAACAAATTAAGTTATTAAATGGTTTGCGAGAATCGGATAAATCTCGATTTAGCAAACTATCTTAATATATCATTAGGTTAAGGGCTAATTTTATGGTAGGCGCTTTTGCGGGCTGCCTTGTCTGTGGTTTGGTGGTTGCGCTCTCCGAATACTGGTAATACCAACAACTTCTGGAACATCAACACCAATGGCACGACGAACAACAACAACGCGAACAACTTCTACGCGCTTTGCCCCTGATTCTCATTTTATAGTAGCTACGTTATAGGAGTGAAGGAGATATTTTTTAAGATATTATCTAAATTGAGAAGGAGCTTTTAACCTTCTATTTTATTTTTTTAAAATAGCAAATATACGCACCGATTATGCTTTAATTTTCGGTACGCCATGCTGTATTATGCGGCATGACGGTTCTGTTTCAGGAAAGTTGAAGCTACTTGCATGGTAGTGGGGATTGCGGCAACCACTATTTCATACTTGCCTGAGAAAGCTGTAACTCGCAATCAAATATTAAGCCCGACAGAAGTATTTTAAACTAATTATATTGAAAAGAGGTGAATAGATTATAAATAATAATGAACGAATACAAAATAGAATAGCTCGTGATAAAATTAGAAGAGCTATTAAAAAAGAATTTAAGAATAAAGATTTTGATGATTTCTATCAAGTTATTACTATGGAACATTATACTGCGGCTTTATATAAGTGTAAAAAGGGAGTCATGTGGAAAGGTAAACCTCAAAAATATTGTTTTATGGCTATAACACGGATGGATGAAACGATCAACTCAGTAATTAAAGGTGAGTTGCCATCTCTCAAAAATTATAAAGTAATGATATTGAGGGAGCGCGGAACTGAAAGAAGTATTGTTGCCATAGTATTTGATGACCGCATCACGCAGAGAACATTAGCGGATTTTGCTTTAGTTCCTGTCGTGTCGCGGTCTTTAATATATGATAATGGTGCAAGTACAAAAGGCAAAGGAACTGATTTTGCACGCAACAGAATAAATAAGTTTATGCACGATGCTGCCTGTAAATATGGAGATGATTTCTACATATTGAAATTTGATTTCAAAAAATTTTTCGAAAGCATACCACACTCAACTTGTCAAAAGATATATGAGAAATATTTTAATGATAAAAGAATAGTGGATTTAATTATGAATATCATAAAATCATATTATAAACCACTAATTATGGAAATCGAGGATGAAAATGAGCGAGAAGAACAGCTACGAAAATTAGAAAACAATGAATTGTGTGGAATTACATTAGGAAGTCAAATTTCGCAAGTTACTGCTTTAATTGTGCCAAACGCAATAGATCATTATATTAAAGATAAATGTGGCATTAAATATTATGTTAGATATATGGATGATGGTATTGTAATTCATCATGACAAAGAGGTTTTAATCAAACTTCTTGATGACTTAAAAAAGATTGCAGATGAATTAGGATTATCTTTTAATGAGAACAAAACTATGATTGTTAAAGCAAAGAAAGGCTTTGTATTTCTTAAAGTAAAATATAGAGTTGTTGAAAATAAAGTTGTTAAAACATTATCTCGTTCCGGTATTACTCGCATGAGAAGAAAACTTAAAAAATACGCAATTAAAGTTCAAAATAACGAAATGACATTAGATGATGTTTATAATTCAATGCAATCTTGGTTAGATCACGCTAAAATAGCAAATTCTTATCGAACTGTTCAAAATATGTTGAAGCTGTATGATGATCTATTTGATGGATATCTAATTACGGATAAATATTTTGAAAAAATAAAACAAAATAAGAAGGAGGGTAATAATCTTGAAATATTACAAAATAATAAGTGGGCAGCTTTTCGTTGGGATAGCTACGACATCTGAATTGCGTAAAATCCAATCAAAACATAATATTCTTGTTGAATGTAAAGAGCGTGAAGCTCAATGTGTTCAATGTAATGAATATTACTATCATGCGGGTTGGATGCTGCCAATTCCAGAAAACGTCGGGGCGATTTTCGCGCAAGTAATCGAAATTGACAAGGAAGAATATGATTATTTATACGAATTGATTGATGGTGATGAAGATATTCCAGACCCAGAACCGCCAGAGCCAGAACCCGAACCTATTGAACCTGATTCTGATATCACAGTAGAGTATGCAAGGAAATTAAAAACTGAACAAATGGAAAAATATAAAGATAATATTCTTTATGAAGGAATTGATGTAATTCTGCCGGATGGTACTGCTTCTCATTTTAGACTTAGAACCGGAGATCAATTATATTTATTTAGATTAGAGTTGATGGCTAATAATGGAGCGGAAAAAATCGCATATCATTCTGATGATGATCTTTGCAAATATTATACACGAGAGGAAATTCTTTCGATAACAGGGCAGGTATTACCATATATCACATATCATGAAACGTATTTTAATAGTTTGAAATACTATATCAATCATTATTTAGATACTGTTGCAGATATTGCAAATGTTTATTATGGCATGGATATTCCCGAAGAAAGTCAATCGGAAGTTTGGAATGATATTATTAATGGTAAGATTAATGCGGATTCTATTTAAATATATTATATTGTTATCAGTAGGTGGGTTATTATATTGTGGCTGCGAAATATTATGGCGTGGCTATACCCATTGGACTATGTTTTTTGTAGGTGGCATTTGTTTCATATTTTGTGGTAGTTTAAATGAAATATTTGATAAAAATATGCCATTATGGAAACAGATGGCAATTTGTTCCTTTGGGATAACGTTAATAGAGTTCATATCTGGTTTTATTCTTAATATCATCATGCAATTACATATATGGGATTATAGTAATATGCCATTAAATGTTTTAGGACAAGTCTGTTTACCATTTATGATATTATGGTTTATTCTATCTTTAGTGGCGATTGTCGTTGATGATTGGATAAGGTATTTATGGTTTGGTGAAGAAAAACCACATTACAAATTATGGTGATCTTAAATTTAGTCAATAATAAAAATAGGGCTACAAGAAATTGTAGCCCTTAATTTTTGCGCTTTATAAATTGTTTTTCAATGAATCTACCGCCAAATATCCCTCGGCTTCAGCAAAATGAATGTAAGTATCGAGCGTGATCTGCACGCTTGCATGACCGAGTAGAGTAGAGATTGTTTTAATATCTGTATGATTTCTAAATAGCATATTGGCAAAAGTGTGCCTCAAAGAATGTGTTGAACCTTTATTTATATTTGTATTTTGAATTATTCTGCGGAAGGTTCTATCATATTGTTGCGGCGCAAGAACACCGCCATCTTTCGCACATACTATTCTTTCAGACAGCGGAAATTTATCGCACATTCTTTGTAATGCTTTTTCAGCCATTTCATTTAGCGGAATTTTTCTATAGCCGGAATATGTTTTGGTAGTTGTAGATATTGTTTCATATCCTATGGCATTTCCATTATCATCACGTTTTCTAACTGTCTGCACATTTTCTCTGATAGTCAAAACATGATTTTCTTTATTCCAATCCGATTTTTTGAGAGCTACAATCTCACCTCTTCTCGCCCCGGTATTAAGCTGCAAGATATAAGCATCACCATATAAATATACTGGCGTTTCTGAATTTGGATATAATCTTCTACATTCTTCAACTATAAGTCTTGATTCCTTATCGGTAAACCACACCATGTCTTTTTTTGGAAAACTGGATTTTTTCGCAAGAACAACTCCATCCATCGGATTATATTCAATGTGTTTCATTTTAAAAGCGTGAGAAAGAATCATTTTTGCGCCATCACGAGCTTTTTTCACAGTAGAGTATGACAATCCTTGCTTCTTTAATGTGTTTAGCATGATCTGTATATCTTTTGTTGTAATTTCAGAAATACGAATCATTCCGATATGAGGATAAATTTGATTTTTAAATGTTTTTTCAAGAGTATCATATGTGGATGCTTTAACGGTGTTTAATTTATATGTTACGAGCCATTCCTTTGCATATGTTTCGAATGATGTGGTTATAGGGTTGATATGAGTTTCGACATTGAATTGATTGATCTGCTTTTGTACTTCCATTTTTGTCTTGCCTGAAAAATAAGCCATTTCTGGTTTACCATTAGATTTGTATCTGCCCGTTCTTATTCTGCCGTAATATTTATCACCTCTTTTGTAAATACTTCCTGTTCCTTTTGGTCGTCGTGTTTGAGCCATAAAGACATCTCCTTTGCAAGATAAAAATATGTAAAATACATGATATTTTTGGATAGTGCTACAAATTAGCCTTTTGTAGCACTATTGTAGCACTATAATTTGGAATTAGGTGATATTAGATAACATTTCTATGCCTATATTATTTTGTCATTAATTTAAAAAAATGACGAAAAATATTATCAAACATTTGTTTGCAATTATGTATTATAGCACATATTTTCGAGAATGTCAAACAATATTATAAAACAATAGTATGCTCAAAAATGGCTTATCCATGCGGTTTTTAATATAAAAAAGCACCCCAACTCCGAAGAATTGAGGTGCGAAAATTTGGAGGCGACGAACGGATTTGAACCGATGAATCAGGCTTTTGCAGAGCCGTGCCTTACCACTTGGCTACGTCGCCGTATATCAAATTTTATTCCGCGATAAGGTTTTGCAGACCTTGATTCCTCAACTCAAAACAATAGATGTAACCTACGCTTTTCAAGCATTGTTTCTGTTTTGTAGCACTATTGTCGCACTATTATTTTTCTTAGAAAGAAAATAATCAATAATGGTAAACTTTATTTGTTTGTTTATTAAACCATTTTTCAAAATTTTCTTTGCTAACATAAAGCCTATTATTAAGTTTCACAGACGGAAATCCATCGCTCCGCATAAGTTCATATGCTTTTGTTCTGCCTAAAGATAGAATATTTTGCACATCTGTTACTGTATATATAATAGTATCACATTCAAAATCCTTTGTCAATCATAAACCTCCTATATAAATGGATATAAGGTAGGAGAATTTATCTCCTACCAAATTCCCTTTTGTCACTTCGCCACACCATAATGTTTTGATGGGCTTCAGCTTCTTCTTTTGTTGTAAATACGCGCATATTAATGCTGTTTTGATTAGATAGCATAAGATCATTTGATACAGATGAACCGATATCTGTTTTCATTGTGAAACTATAATAGAGTTTCTTTTTAAGGGTAATTTTATACAGTCGCATTTTAACTATTTTATTTGATATATCATCTTTTGGCATAATCACATAATATAAGTTACCGACTTGTAATTCTTTTGATATGTGATTCATTATAATGCCTAAAGCATCTGAAAGTCCCGCAACATAGTGTTCTTGACAACTATTTTGAATACCTTTCATTTCAAAATTGATCTTATCTTGTAATTCTTTAATTGCCGGATGCGTGTATTCAATTTGAATCGGTGCTACCAAAGCCACCTTCTCTCGTTGATTCTACATTATCCTCTTCTGCAATTCCATAAGGTAAAAATACGCCCTGAAACATAGCAGCACCTGCGCAAATTTGAAACTGCTTATTCTTGCCAAGAGTTGAATCATTTACGAGCTTAACAAAAATATGTCCTTCATTTTTCGCACCATAATAGTCTGAATCAATAATGCCAACTGTATTTGCTAATCGCAATCCAAACTTAAATCCGAGTCCACTTCTTGGATATGCGGTTAATACCCAACCATTATCAATTTTGCAACGAATACCGGTAGGAATGGTGATACTTTCATCATATGGAATTTCAATGCTGATCGGACAAAAGAAATCATATCCTGCACTTCCACTTGTCGCACGCTTTGGTAATACAATATTATCATAAATAGTTTTAATGATTTCATCTTGCCATTCGACAGGCATATAATCAAATACTTCGAGCCAATCAGATTTAAATTGTTCAAAACTGACTTTTTCGAATTTCGCAATCGTATTGTTCATTATCCCTCTCCTTGTTTTCTACAAAAGAATTTATTATCATGTAAATGTTTAAATAAGTTTTGTTTTAGATTCTGCGTATCAATTACTCTTTGATTGTAGCTTCCTGCCCAAATAATTTTTTCGTTATATGTATCTACTTTATCTTCATCAAAACGTCCTTCGACTACTGTATCAACACAACAAACGGTTTCAAATCTATTATAAGGTGGGCTATCTTGAATCCATTCGGTTAAAATTTCATCAAAAGTATATCCAGTATATAACCATATTTTTTTATCTGGGAAACGTTCTTTAACTGAACGAATTATATGATTAACATAACCGAGATTTTCATCACATAGCGGTTCGCCGCCTAATACGGTAAATCTATCTATATAAGGTTTATTAATACATTTATATAGGAAACTTTCTGTTTCATAAGTAAATTCTTTGCCTCCATTAAAATCCCACGTTTCTGGGTTAAAGCAATTTTTACAATGAAATTTACAACCTTGAACGAAGAGGGACACGCCAATTCCCTCTCCGTTCGTGTATTCGCATTTATCAATAAAGGCGTATCTCATAGCATTATCCTTTTAAATGTTTTACTCTATCTTCGGTTTCTGCTCTTTTGCCCGGATTAAATGCTTCAATGTAATCACCAGTTAGATATCCTGTTACTCGGCGCAATCTGCGAATTTCTGTACATCCACATTTGGGGCAAGCATCTTTAATTTCATCCGTCCAACCGCAGTTTTTGCACATATCATTAGGTACATTTGCCGCCGCATAAGGAATATCCTTATCCATCGCATAGTTAATAATGGTTTCAACTGCTTTAGGATTATCTTTTACACGAGCATTTAATTCAACATAAGTAATACAACCTGCACTTGAATAACCAGTTAATTGAGATTCAATATCAATTTTTTCGAAAGGAGTCATTTCTTTCCAAACAGGAACATGAATTGAATTAGTAAAATATTCACGATCAGAAACATTTGGAATAACGCCATATTTTTCTTTAAACTTCTTCATGGCTGTATAGCAAAGATTTTCAGCAGGAGTATAATACACACCAAAGTTTAGTTTATATTTAGTTTTAAATTCAGCGCAGCGATCTTTGAATAATTGCTCAATTTTTTTCGCAAGTTCCATGCCTCTTTCTTCGGTATGATCGCAACCGATAAGAATTTGAAGAGCTTCTGCAAGACCGAGCTGACCTACTGCAAGCGTACCATGCTTTAATGCAGATCGAATATCTTTACCATCATAGCCCTCCATTAAACCGTTTTCATACATGAACTTTGCGGCATCTGCGGGCTGAGAACAAATATATTCAAATCTTTCAATAAGCATATCTTTCGCTTCGTGGATTTTTGCATCGAGCATATTTAAGAATACAGTAGGAATATCATCGTCATAATTTGAATCATATGATTCTTTCGCCATCATAGCGATTGTCGGTAAAATAATTGTTACGGGGCAGATATTTCCACGACCATCTTTTAATTGACCGAAGCCGTTAATATCATACCCATTAGCTGTTCTACACGTTTAAACCCTCTGTCACCAGAGGAACTGACTATATCTTCTATCTTTCGATAGCCTTCCGCTTCGGATGCGTGCCTATCTCGCATCCTACTCCCTTACATTCATCAGGGATAGTCGATACACTTTTAATTTAGCATAGATATTTTAATACTATTCTAAATCACTTAGCACGGTTTCAACTTATTAACTAAGTCCTGACCGTTAGCCCGTTTTATCGGACACCTTCGGGCGAAGTTCAAAAGGTTTTAGATGAGCTGTAGTTTACGCTTACCCATCGTTGAGAAATATGTTTTAGGGTCATTTCTGTCATATCCCTTATTACCAGACCAATCTACATTAGCGTAGTTCGGATATAATCTTAATGATGTTGATCTGATTGCTAACTGGAATAAATCGTAATTTGGTTCGCCCTCTTTACGATTCACGCCGCGCATTAATTGAAAAATACCGCACGGGAAAATAGAGGTTTTATGTAGCTTGCCGATACCTTTAATCGAGGTTTCGAGTAGGCAACGAATAATCAGTCTACCTTCGGGAGAAGTGCAAGTACCGTAGTTGATTGAGGTGAATGGCAACTGGTTTCCTGACCTGCTTTGAAGTGTATTTAAATTGTGATACATTCCCTCAACAGCTTGTTTGGTTTCAATAATTGTGTCATATAAAGCACTTTGCGCGTATTTCTTGTTTAAATCAGTATTACCGAGATGATAATCATCTTCGGTTGTATTAGTTGCGGCGAAAAATTCGTCCTTATGGGAATCTACCCAATCATCAAATCTGTTTCTCCAAACAATATTGCCATCAACGATTTCTTTGTAATCATCGAAAACCATATTAATGAGATCAAGTTCGACAAACTCAGGACGATCTTTTAGCCATGCGGCGATATAATGCTTTAGGAAACTTTTCTTAACATACGGCACCATTGTCCAATCTAAGTGTGTAGCGGAAACGCCGCCAAATTGCTGAAGGCTCTGTAATTGGAAAATCACAGCTACTAATTGAAAAGCTGTGCCTACAGATTGTGCGGGTCGAACATCTGTTTGTCTTGTGTTAAATCCATTTGCTAATAATTTATCAAAAGGAATAGACAAGCAGTTATGATCTCCGACAGAATAATGGTCTAAATCATGAACGTAAATCATATTATTCACATGATTGATATAAGACATTTTAGACATTCGATTATTTAGTGCATCGTCTTTCATGGTTACACTTAGCGCAGCGCCCATTCTGCCGCCAAATGAATGTTCATCAACATTTGCGTTCTGATTCTTAACATTCTTCGCAAAGAGTTTTTCTTCCACTTCTTTCGAAAGTTTACTCTTTTGTTGTCTTGCGCGTGTTCTGTCGTTACGATAGATAATGTATGCTTTTGCGACATCTTTGCGAGAACTCTGCATGAGCTGCTTTTCGATAAGGTCTTGGATTTCTTCTACATTCATTTGTGGCTTATCAAGATTTGTAATGGATTGAGCAATATTCTCACAAATCTTTTCGGACGTTTCATCAAAATAGCCATCAATTTCGATGAAAGCCTTTTTCATGGCGTTGAGAATTTTCTGAACATTAAACTCTACAACACGACCATCACGTTTAATTACTTTCATTAGATACCTCCATATTGTGTGTTTCACCATTTAAGGCGTGATTGTATATTAGACTAACAACTTCTTCGGGCGAAAGTTTGTATCTATCATTTTCAATAACGTAATTAACTTCACGCTCAAATCCGGCAAACTGCCCTTCATCAGATGTGCAACGGCGATACGCTTCTTCAATATCGTCGCCACGTTCTAACATTTTAATTAGTCGAGAACGTCGATCTACATTAAGATAAACGATAACCATATCAGTATGGTAATATTTATTGTATGTTTTAAACGCCCTAACGCCAGTAGGATTAAGAACTACAACTTGATTTAGCATTGGGTTCATATCAATTTTTGTGCCATATTGCCAATTCTTATATGTAACAAATTCAAAGAACTCATTATTATCTTTCATTCGGTTGAATTGCTCGTCCGTTACAAAGTGATAGTCAACACAATCTTGCTCATTTTCTCTTGGCTTTCTTGTAGTGTATGTGATAACTTGTTTTATATCATTACGATTATCATCGTTAATCATTTTGGCGCAAGTAGATTTACCACTCGCACTTGCACCTGCTAAAATCAATATCATTCGTTCCATTCCTCCGATAAATCAATATCTAATAATTTAGCTTTTTCATGTAATGTTAAATCATTAAATAGCTCTTGATATAATTCATCAGGCGTGATTTCAAGTAGTTGCGCTTTTTGAGATAATGATGTTTCATTGAATATTTTTTGCAACATTTTTCTCGCACATTCCGCGCAAATATCTGTTTCATTATCGAGATTATATTTTGCATAGTCCCCACATATATCGCAGTATCTAACTGGAACATTCATATAAGGGCATGATTTTCCCAAGCATCCCATTTCAGTAGGACAGCCAACGCAGTTATCTTCATAACGTAGCATTATTTATCCTCCTGAACACCTTGAAATCGACCTGTTTCCCGTTATAATAATCTTTTTCTAATTTCGCTGAAGATTCAGCCCAATCAGGCATTGTATTTAATGCAGGAAAATGAGTATCAGCTTCAAAAGTATCATGTAAATAGGTTACATACGCAAGATCACATAACGGCAACAGTTGTTTATAAATACTTTCGCCGCCGATAATATATAAATTTTGTTGATGAATATGACTAATTCGTTTTACATTATTGATATATTGTTTCACATGATACATATTCGAATATATAACACCGTTATCATCTCTAACTGGATTTGCGTATTCGTGCGTAATAACAATATTTGTACGATGCGGCAAAGGCTTTAAACCAAGAGATAAGAATGTATTCTTGCCCATGATAACGATATTATCTGTTGTTAATTCTTTAAAGCGTTTCAAATCTTTAGGGATTTTGAATAGGAGCTGATTTTTGTTACCTATTCCCCAATTTTCATCAACGGCTACAATAGCTATAACCATTTCGCACCTCAGATTCCAATATCTAATGTTAATTGTGGCTTGATCGGGTCATAATTAATCATCTCAAAATCATCAATGGTAAAGTCATAAAAATTGTTTTTATCAGGGTTCAGAATAAGTTGCGGCTGATTTTCTGGCTGATCGTCAATATGTTTATTAAATCTTTTGAAAAGTTCGTCCGCAGCTTCGGTGTGCCTATCATATATTTGCTCATTGGCAACAACATGAGAGAATACGCCCGGTTCATATCCTGTATGTCTTGCAATCATCATCAGTAGTGCGGCATATTGTACTTCATTTACGCCACCGCCGCCAGATGCCATTAACATATCGCCAGAGCGTTGAATTAGCATCATATCAAGGAATTTACCTCTAACGTTCCAAATTGTTAAGAAGGCGCAAGGTGCAAGTCCGGGTGTTTCATTCAAATCCGTATCTTGCCAAAGATTGACGATTTTGCGGCGACCATAAGGGTCTGTTTGAATATCTTTGATTAATTTATTAATTAAATCGTAACGCTTTACAGTGCCGCCATATCTTTGCCCGATAGTGCCATCGCCAATATCCCATTCATTCCACCATTTAACACCCATCTGCTCCATTTCTGAAATTACATTGGTAGGCTTTTGATAAATGGTGAAAATCTCTTTGATTGCTGTTCTCCATGCAATTGGTCTTAGGGTGCAGATCGGAAATTCGCCAATGCCTAAATCATACATTCTTCCAACATGATTAACTGAATATGTATGTGCAGGTGTGCCGTCTTTGTATTTCGGGCGCGGATTTTCATCTTTATAACCAAATTCTTTAATTTTTTGAATACCATAAGCTAAGTAATAATCAGCTTTTGTCATTTATTCACTCTCCATACTTTGCGATATACGCATTATTTTTAAATGTGATCTTATATTCGTTAGTAGTTTCTTTTTGCTCGAATTGATCGTAAATTGGTTCAGTGCGAGAAATAGATATTGAAATAGGAGAATTTGATCTCGCTACTTGCTCCATTAGCCCAGAAAACTCACTCATGATAAGTAATGCAGGAGATGTTATTTGTTTCGCGCTCTTTACGCCGTCATTGTTAAGTTCAATTAATACGGTGAAAATTTCAAAAGTTTCAAACATTTTAGCTCCTTATCTTAACTTAATTCTACTAAGTATTTGATTGTTGATTGTTCTTCTTTATAAACTATAATTTCATCGTTATAGAGCATTTTCCCTGCATGAGCGTGTAAACAATTTGCGCCCGGACAATTCTTTTGCAAGCGATCATAATTAAAATCATAATATTTTGAATCATGCGAATATACATCAAACGGCTTGCCATAGGCAACACTCATGAGCGCCATGAAACCTGAGTGTGAATTACCTCTCGCCCAATAGCTACCATTAATACTTGTATATCCTAATGACTTTTTGGCTTTTGGCGCATAATAAATGCCATATCCAAACATTTTGCCTGTGATAACAGCATTTGTAGGTCTAAGGACTAAACCGCCTTGAATAATCGACCACCAATTCTCATTTCTGCTACCATGAAACAGCAAACGAACATCATGAATATGATTCTCTGCAACAAAGTTATCAAATCTTTCTTGCGTTTTAATATTCGTAACCTTCCATGCGTTGCGAAATCTGTCTACGCAACTGCCAAGAGCCACTTTGATTGTTGCAATATCATCTCTATCACATTCTTCAATAATAAGCCCAAGAGATTCAAGAATCGTTTTATCATAAATGGGTGCTGTTTCATCATGCACTGTTTCATCAAGCGCTTGTTTTTCAATTACTTGTCCTTTCATAACGTCAAGCAGATTTTGCTCTTTATCAATGATCTTATTAAAATCTTTATTGTCTTTTGCGAGATAGCTTCCTACGCTACCCATTTTTCGCGGAATAGTAGTAAACAACTTGATTAAACTATCATTAAAGTCTTGAACGTTAGTGATGGAAAGTAATCCATTGATAATATCTTGCGCTTCGTCGATCATCGCATGAGTAACTTTATTAGAAGAAACAGTGTAATTTTCGCTAATAACTTTCTTTGCCATACGTTGTAAACGATCAACAATATTCGCTATATTAGCATTTTCAATGGGCTTATATTCTGGATTCATTGTCGGCGAAACTTTCTGAATAGTAATTAAATCTTGTACTAAATCCGTCTGATCTTTATACCCTTTACGAATTTTTTCTTTATATTTTTTATCCCATTCAGATAACGGATAGGAGCGAATTTGTGGATTGCTCCCTACTCTGCCATATTCAGCAATCCACGAATCGCCATTTGGTTTCATGTCATAATATTTATTGTTGTTCGCTCCTGCCGTAACCATAACTAAGTGTTTAGGAGTGTAATCCGGCATAAGTCACCTCTTAAAGCGTATAAACAACAATTTCAATATCAGTACCACTAAAGACATCTTCGAGAATGTCTTTTACCGTTTCCCAATTCAATCGGTCAAGTCCGCAGCCAATTCGCGGAATAGCTAATTTGTCAATGTCAAAAAGGCACATTTGTTCTTTCATATCCACCAATGAATCATAAAGATCATCATAAGTTGGTTTATGGAAACAACGGGCTTTAGTGACCAAATTAAATACATTATCTACAAGTAGCGCACGACCTACATTCGCAAATTTTGCACCTTCAGGAATCGCATAATCTCTGTGTAGCTTAAATTTCATGTTATAAGTTTCATCAAACTTAACCGCAATTCCCGCGCCAAGAGCGTAATCGCCACTGATACAATGTGCAAGGTAATATCCTTGCGGGGCTGAGAATAGATCACCCTGTTTTTCAATTAATTGCATATAAATAAACCTCCATGTTTATAATGAGGATATTTTTTGATAGCGAGATATCCATAACTCGCTTGTATTGGGTATAGATTCCCATTTACCTAATTCATTTTTGCGCTGTTTAGGCTTTTTTGTAGTGCTGCTGATCGTAACAATATCGCCCTCTTCTAATACGCATTTTTTGAATAAAGGTTTTGAGATTTTACAGTCAATAGTCGTACCATTTTTTAAAGAGTACATTTTACAGCGCGGAGAATATTTAGTATCAATTTCTAATACTACCGCCATACCACTGTATCTATCATCACGAATAGTTAAATATCCAAGATACTCTTTTTGCGCTTTGATATCGTCTGATAATTTTCGTGGCGAAAATTTCAGCTTATTTGCAACAGAATTAGCAAATTCTCTAAAATTCACATCCGTAAACATTGTTTGTGTTTCTCTTTTGGCATAAGGCTTAATATCTTCAGTGCCTAAATTAAATGTAGCTAAAGCATCTTTTTTAAATTGTTTCTTGCCGACGAATTTGTTGAAAAATTCAGCTTGTTTTAGCAATAAGTTAATATCGCCAAATTCAGAAAAGTAATCCAATTCAATCAAACACTTTAATTGTGATTTTGTTGCAGAAGTTTTATACTTTATATCAAATAGTAATTCAAAGAATGTCTTATAATTATTGTCGCGAAATTCGTAGATTTCATCAGCTACTTTAGCGTTCATGCCTTTAATACTCTGTATGCCTTTATAAATACTGTAATCAGTCCTTGATAAAGCATAATCGCCTTTTGAATATCTGAACTTAATCGGGCGCAATTTTATTCCCCAATAATCCAATTCTTTAGTAAGTCTTAATGTACGCTTTTCGTCATCACCATAAAAGTTTAGAGCTGTTGTATAATATTCCAATGGATAATGTGATTTTAAATACGCGCCGTATAAGCTATCGTAAGCATAAGAGAGAGAATGTGAAGCGTTAAATGAATAGTGCGCCGCTTGTTCAACAACTGTCCACGTTCCATCAAAATTATCAGGATTTCCAACTTTTTTATTCCAACCTTCAAGAAGTTGTTGTTTCAGTGCTTTCAATTCCGGCTCTTTAAATTTTTTCTTTGATATTTTTTTGATAATATCATATGAACCTGTTTCTTTAACGCCTAACCAGATCAAGTATTTCATGATTAGTTCCTGATAAATCATGCGGTTATTGCCCTCTGCGAGAAGATCATCTAATTCTTTAACACCAGTAGAGTAATCTTTGCGATCTATGAAATCTTGTAAAAGGCTTGCGCAACCCGGACGAATGATCGCAACAAACGCAGACATCTCAGATACACTTTTAGGTTTATAACGTTTGACCAAGCCTGTTGCGAAATCGCTATCAGCCTGATTGATAGTACACGTTAATCCATTTTTATATATGTCAAATGTTTCATCGTCAAGTAATTCGTTAAATTCGCGGATTGTTGGAATAGGAATATTCGCCATTTTGCACACTTCGCGAATAATTGCCCAAACTGTGACGGTCAAATAATCATTTTTCAAATATTTATATTTATCACAGTTGTAACCATCAAGTAGACAACATATTTTCGGCGAATCTTTAGAATTTGTTCTAATAAGACCTAATTCTTGTCTTACAGGTTTATAGTACAATAACATCGAGCATGGTGATTCGGATATGCTTTCTATAACTCCGATGAATCGTTTGCTTTCTTGTATGATATTCTTCCATTTCTTATCATGCTCGTAAGCTGCTAAATTTTTCGCTACATCATCGTAGTCTTTAATATCTAATCCAATTCCTTTGCAGTAAAGGCGAAACGCTTTTGCGGCTTGTAATGGATTCCATGCTACCATCCATGCGCAATTTTCTGCGCCAAGTAAATCTTCTGTTGCTTTAATAAATGGAACTCTGTCTGTTGTATTAAGGTCTATCCTTTATACCCTCGGTTTCCCGATATTTATTAGGGGAGTAGACTATACCATCATCGTTGATATTATCTTGGATGCCAGTTGGTAGTCGTTGGGGGCTTTAATAATATAAATTATTACTATCCCTGCTGATTGCCCATTGTTACATACGCAACATTTTCACACTTTGGTAGTTACGTCTTTAGGGGTTTCCAGCATATTCTGGTTTTCATTACATATCACTATGTAATGCGACAAAATAACTATGTTATAAATATTTCCAATGCAATCCCGCCGCTGTCCTTGTTGGGTGCTTTAACGCAACGGTCAATGAACCATCTGATTTAATTTTATATTTTTCTTTTGCATATTTGATACATTCAAATATTTCACCAGTTTCAATGCACATGATTCTTTTAGCATTTGGATTATTTTCATTTTTATATATAGGATTGTTTCGTTGCTTTATACTTAATTTTTCTTTTTGGTCGTCTGTCCAATAATGTTTAAAATTAGGATTATTCTCGCCAGACACTAATTTGGAAATTTTTGCTCTAAATTCAGCGGATTGATATATTCCGCTTTCTTGACGTTCTTTAAGAACTCTGGCTTTATAATCTTCATCTTCCCATTTCTTCTTATTAATTTGCGATTGCTTTTTTCTAAACTCTTCGGGTGCTTTCCAACCTACAGTACCTTCACCACCTTTCGTAAGATTATACCCATTTGGTGCTTTAGAGTTATACATTTCAATATATTTCTTTTCTAAAGCGCAAGCACTTTCGAATGTTAAATTATCAGCTATAATTTTATGGCTGAAGTTTTCCCAACCATATTTATTAATCGCATTTCTAAAATATCCTTTATATCCTTTACCACCTTTTCTCCATCTTTTTTCCGGTGGTATTTGACTGGTTATTCCTATATATTTTTTACCATTGAACAAATTTGTGTGCATATATACGCACCAATTAGAATTAACATTGTTATACATTTATCGGGTAAAGACCTTGCACCCAATATTCTTTCGACAGACATAAATCTATGTGGAAACAGCGTAATCGGTGAAGCAATACGATCAATATCGGTTAAACCAAGTAATTTAGTAATATAAAAACTGGGAGCTGACCCGCGCCCCGTATTGGTTAATCTGCCATCATATTTTGCTTGTCCGTTTTTTGCAACAATATAATCAATTAAGAAATAGTTCTCCATATGAGTTTTTTCAACGATATCTAACTCATACTCAATAGCTTTGGTGTATTCTTCCCAACGCTCTTTTGGAACATTATGTTTCTCGATATCCCATTGATTATTGATAATTTCGCGCAAATCTTCTGTTGGTGTTTCAGAAACTTGCGGCAATTTTATATCATCATTAATCAATGTAATCGATTCACATTCATCAAACACATTAGTCTTATCGAGCGCAGATTTTGCCAACGAACTTTTTACAACACCTTGCTTATCATATCTGTCGAGGATTTCATCATATCCGGGATAATCAAGACACATTTCATCTTCATTATCATATTTAAAACCTTTGGCTTCTAATAGAATATCGCGATATTTTGAATCCTCTGGATAAATATAGTGACTATCATTTGCATGAATTATCGGTATTCCAACTTGCTCATGAAGTTTCAGCATTTTTTGATTTACGGTCTTTTGTAGAGCGAAATTATGATTTTGAATTTCTAAAAAGAAATTATCTCCGAACTTTCTATATAAAGCTAAGATCAATTCACTATCGTCCCAAATTCCCGCAACACACGCTGTTGTAATAATGAAGTTTTTAGGATTTAAAGAGAATAATAATTGCCGATCAATTCTTGGTTTGCGATAAAAGCCCGTAATATGCGCCTCAGACATGATATCATTAAGCTGCATTACACCTTCATTATTTTTCGCAATAATTATTAAGTGCTTGTTGCTATTATCTTTTTCAAATCTATCAGTAACATAATACGCTTCAGTTCCATAACACATTTTGAGATTATATTTTTTAGATTTCTCCATCCACTCAAAAATGTTGCCTGTAACGCCATGATTCACAGTAAAAACGGTATCATGCCCTAATTCAACAGCACGTTTACAATAATCTTCGGGACTTACTGCAACGTCCATCATCCACGGATTACCATAATAATCATGCTTATGATAATTTTTATAAATATCAGTTATCATTTTTATTCCACCATTTCTTTCTGCTTTCTTTGTTATATTCGCAGCTATTACGGAAATTACAAAGATTATTACAATAGAAATAATCCGTATTAGCGGGAAAATCTGTTTCTTTCTCTATTTTTTTAATGGTGGTTTTGAACCATTCCATAGTTTCATCATATTCTTTTTTGATGAAAGGAATCGTCGCTAATTTGCCATTTTCTTTAAAATGATGCCATGTCATTTCTTTTGGAAATTCATCGTATAATTGATGAACAGCATGGGCGTATAAGTACATTTGCTTTTTATAAGAATAGAAGCTGTGCGCAACACTTTTTTTGACTTCTCCATTCTTTTTAAATGGATAAGCTGAACTTTTATGATCGAGTACAACAATTCTGCCGTCACGTTTGTCGCGCAAGAGTAAATCAATATATCCTATGAAATCATATTTATACAGCTTGAATTTTGCTTTTAATTCTATTCCTATAACATCGTAATATTTTAACCACGGGAAAGATAAATTACTAAAATAATCAGATAATTTGTTATATGTGTTCTCCATAATTGAATCTTTAACTTTATAGAAAACATTATTATCATAATTTGTTTCGAAATATTTTAGCGCATTATCTATGGTCAATTCTTTTTTAAATATCAATTCCATAATACTGTGAACGTAACTTCCGATTTCAGCATAGTAGTTACCTTCGGATAAATACAGATCGTTATCATGGATAATATATTGCAAATAATACTCATATGGACAATGCTCAAAACAGGTGGTGCGAGAGTAAGACCACCTGATCTGATGTTCTTTGTCTATACCTTTACACCACCTTTCTTTTATTAGAATACAAATCCTCCCAGACTTCTTTACCGCAATCTACGGGGGAATTTTTTGCTTCTTGTCCACCTAAATATCCGTAAGCATCATGAATTTCATATACATTAGTTATACGGCGCAAAATATCAATATCGTGTTTTACGTCATTTGCGTTATAACTAACATCGGAATCATAAGCGAACACTATATTCACATTCAGTTTAACTAATAATTGTATTTGTTCCGGCGTTAATGTATGCTTTTCAGCAGAGGCGCAATTTTTGTAACCCCAACCATATGCTTTCATTACGCTCTTAACAGATTCAAAAATAATAATTTCGTTAGCTTCTTTAATGTTTTCAAGTGTGATATTTAGCCCTTGAAAATAATCCATTACGCCAACTTTATAATAGTTTATATATTTTGATAAACCCAATTCTTTATAATTAAGATATCTGGTGCGCCCTTTTATATTGATTAAATCACCTTGGATATCATAAACAGGATATACAATTCTATTGCTGTAAATATCAATTCTTACACCAAACAAATCCATTACTTCTTGCGAAATACCTTCTTCGAGCCATTCTGTTGCTTTTAGATCGGCATCGAATTTTTCGAGCGTACTATCGGGCAGGATAGTATGCTCAAATGTGTCATTTTCATGGTGCAACACTTTGCGATATTTTTTCAGCATCGTCATAGTAGACGATTTACAAATTTTACTCAGATCAAGACTTGCGAGTTTTGCAGCTTTTTGAACAGCATCATCAAAACTTAGTTTTTCAAATGCCATTAAATAACCGATAATGCCGCCACCCACACCACACGAGAAACAATAGAAAGAATTAACAGATGGGGTGAAACACAAAGACGGGGTGAGGTCTGTATGTAGCGGACAATTTGTAAAATAATGATCTTGCCGCTCAACGAAGTCCATTTGAGTTTGGGCATATTCAAAGAGGTTAGCGTTTTCGTTGATTTCAGCTAAAGTGTCATCATCGTATTTCACATCTAACCCTCTTTCTTATTTATGTAAAACTATTATCTCTTTGATGTTGCTGCGCCTCGATAATTGTAAATGTATCTCCTGAGAAAACGAAATCAATATAATCTTTTTCGTCATCTTCCATCATTTGTTCTCCTAATCTATTTACATATATCTTGGCATAAGCATTACCACATTCCATTCCATCATCCGCTATCATAGCTTGGGTTTTATATCCCCATTTAATTCCTACGGATAGATAACGATTGATCTTATCTGAATCAGCGACTTCATCTTGACGGTTAAGTTGACAAGCGGAAAGAACAGCTAAATCAAGTTCACCCGCAATCATGTTTTTCAAAAAATCACACTGAGCGCCCAGAATATTGTAATTCTCACTTGTTTTCTTTGCGTTTGATTTCATATAATCAAATACAACGAAAGTTAAGCCCATTTTATATTTCAGCATTTTACAAATGGAGTATAATTTTTCGTTACTCATGTTTGGGGCGAAAAGATGAACAAAAGGTTGTTTTTTAATCCACGCCTTACAATCCTCAATTTTCTTTGCTTCTTGTTCGTTGTAATTGCCGGATTTTATCTTTTTTACGCTGATTCCTGTGATATGTGCCATTAGACGCTCAACATATAATCGTGTTTTCATTTCTGTATCTACGACTAATGTTGGCACGCCGTTTCGCAACTTATGGACAACTTCATTCATTAACAAAATTGATTTGCCTTTTTTATACTTTGCTTGTACAACAACTAATTCACCTTGTTCAAATGTAAAATAATTATTGAACATAGGATATTTTGATGGGATTCCATATAAGCCATTTTCTGATCGGCGGCTTACAATTTCATCCCAATAATCATCAATATCTTCTCCTAATAAATGAATTTCATTATTAGTTGTTAAATATTTTTCTGTTAATTCATTGATGTCTGTGTAAGTTGCGGAATCTAAATCATCTAACGAAATATTAGAGTCGTAACATTTACGTTCTAAGTTTTTAAGCAGTTTAATATAATCTCTTTTGAACGAAAGCGAGATCACATTATCAACAAGCATCTTATATTCTTCAAGAGTATTTCGTGTAGTTTCCTTATAAAGTTCTAAAACCTCTTGAATGGATGGAAGATTATATTTTTCTATTTCTCTTGCAACCGCCGCATTACTTTGTAATTTATTTGAAATATTGTAGGCATCAATATTAGTGATACCATCCCGATATAGTTCTTGAATTGCCCAATAGATACAAGCATTTTCTTTCCCTACAAAATAATTTGGTTTCAAGTAATCAGTATGTAGAATAAATTCGGGATGTTGAATCACAGTACCAATGATGCCGCTTTCAGACTGAATGTCGGAAAGCTCAGATATATTGTGATTCATTAACTACCTCCCTTTAAAATACCTCCGAAGCCCTTTTTTGCTGAATGGTTAATAGTAAATTCGGGAGCGTTTTTACTATCTTCTGCTGTAAAATCAGAAAATGATTTTATACCGCTTTTGCGTAGCTTTTCTTTTCGATATGCGGACTTTATTTCTTCTTTATCAACGTAGTATCTAAACCCGTTAGGGTAGCGGAGTGGCATTTTGTGGTCTACAATATAATCCATAGTAAAAGTAAGATATTCTGTAGAAATACCACGCCCAATTAAATCATTCAATACACGCTTTAATTCGCTAATCACAACAGTATTACTAATGTGCAAAAACCATTGATTCTTGATATATTCAATATCCGCTTTTGTGTTTTTATTAGCTATTTTCTTAGCATTTTCAGTTTTTTTGACGATTTTTGCTTGCTTTTCAGCTAATTGTTTGGCTTCAAAGCAATCTTTATGGAAATAAAATGTCTTTTTTATTTTTACATACGGTTCACAAGAGATATCAATTTCTTTGCTATTATGCAAGCAATCAGCATATCTACAGATTTTAATATCTGTTTTTTTGCTCATTATTCCTCTTCCTCTAATAAATAGGTTGATTCAAGGTCTGATTCATGGATTGCCAAAATCAATGGATATTTACGAATAGCTGCGCTAAGTGTATTCCATGACTCCTTCGGTTCAGTAAAGCCCATATGCCAACGAATAGCATATCTCTCGACAGGCTCTAACGTAATATAACTCTCAACTATCATCACGGATTTCTCTCCGTGTCCATATGGAATCCTATCGTCTACTACATAACCCGGTACGGATTGCCAATCAAATCGACCTTTTTCATCACGCTTTGTGCCATGTTCGTCATATATCTTCTTGTTTCTATACTCAACGTTATAGAAATATGTTTTGCAAATATCGTGCAGTAGCGCAGAAATGACGATATTATCGTGAGTAACATTTACACAATGCGGTTCTTTGTTGATAAATTTCTTATTCAGTTGTTCGTAAACATTTAAGGTATGTTCAAGCAATCCACCCTCATGACATGAGTGATAGCGTGTACTCGCCGGAGCGGTATAGAAGTCTGACTTTCTAATGAAAGAAAGCAGATCATCCATACCGTCACGACTAACATCACCTAATAATGTTTCGAACTTTACAACATTATCTTGATTCATCATTATTATTCAAAAGGAAGATCGTCGTCATCATCAACGGCAACATCCGGCTTCTTAGTAGACGGCTTTCTTGTCGGCTTCGCCGCTTCGCCGTTGCCATTGTAAATTTCAAGGGCATAAACGTGGAAATTGGTATAACCAACTTTCTTTTCCGCATCATAAGGTGTCTTAACACCAGTAGCGAGAAGTCTTACGGTAAGACCATTCTCAGGGATTTCAACGCCCTTGATAGCTTCATGCGCCTGTCCGCTAAGAGTAACGAACTTATTATTCATATCCGTTTCATAATGAGCCTTGCCGCTTTCATCAACTCTCTTAACAGATGTGCTAAGTTCAACCGTAGAGAACTCGCCTCTATCAGTAACAGCCCAAATACGGGCGAAACCACCAGAGCGATTTTTTGCGATAAGTGCAGACAGCTCCTTTTCATTCATACCAAGATCGTTTGCTAAACCTTTAACGTAAATATTTGCTGAACAAAATGCCATAATTGTTACCTCTTTCTTATTATTTTCTTACTGCAAGCAGATTTTTTTGGAGAGTTTTAAGAATCTCTTCGTCATCAATAGTCTTATAATTGCCGCGAATCAAATCATCATCAATGTTCGGATTTGCGGTCTTTTCAGCCTTCTTGCAAAGATCAGATACTTGTTTCTTTGCCTTATCCGATAATGCAGTTTTCTTTGTGACCAGATCGCCGATTTCCTTTTTCAGCTTAATTACCTCGGCAGCAACATCAGGCAAATCTTCACCCATGAATACATATAGACCAATACCGTGTAAAGCAAGGCACTTAGCGAGGCAACGCTTGAATGACTTATTCGCCACAAATGATGTGATCTTGTCAATGGTAACAGGCTGATTCTTATGATCGAGGATAGGAAGTGTTTCAACGTGAGATACGCCGCAAATTGTAACTTCTACCTCTACCCAACCGTACTTGCCATCATCATGCCAAAATCTGGTGTTACCATATTCATCCATAATCTGCGGAATAATTCTGAAATTAGCGTCCGGGAAACGTGACTTTACTTCAGCCCACGCCGCAGCCCACGGCAAATAAGATAACTGGTTTTTTGTCTTGACTTTGTTTGAAACATCAACATTATTAAGTGTTTCAAACACTTTTTTCTCAGTGTATTCTGAGTTTAATGTTTCGACATTTGTTTGAATGTTATCCATAACAATCAATCCTTTCATTAAATAATAAATCTATGTAATCACTCTAAGAGTGTTATTGTTTTTTGACTGCGCGGCAAATATAACCATGATTGAGGAAACTAATAAATGCACGAAATTGCATACTTTCAATCCATCCATAGTGTCTTATTGCATCACGGAAATAAAATAAAGATTCGCCGTTTTCTTTGAGATGAAAGTATTCATCAACGCTTTTAATTGGTTCGCCTTGACGATATTGGCGACGACTTTCGAGATATTCATCATATTTCTTGCGCTTTTCACATTCGCGACAAACTTCACCAACTATGCCCCAATTTGAGCTGTCGTATCTCGTCTGACCACTTGGCGTTTTATATGAATAGGCGCATTTACATTTATTACAAGGTTTCTGCATAATACATCACTTTAATGCGCCGCCACATCCGCTTCATGGATTAGCATAACGTCATTAAACATATCCTCTCCAATTAGCTTTAAATCACGATTGCGCGATTTTTCTGATCTATTCCAACTCATGTACGGGTGCATATGGTAATAAATCAAATTACATAAATAACTCAATTTATCGGAATTAAGTTCATCCATAAAGCCGTAGAATAGAGCCTCATAAGCGCCGACACATTGATGCTGATAATAGTGACATTCACCGTCGTCAATTCCCTTGAAGTTCACTCTTGTCTTTGTGTGTTCTTTGCCGTTATCATGTAACACAGTTGCAAATTTAAAGAGAACAAAATCATTTTTAACCTTTGCGGCAATTTCATCTCGATCAACATACTCTAACGCCTTAATAGAATGACTGCCCAAAGTGAGTGCATGATGTGAATTTTCTTGGTCAAAATGTGCCGCTCTTGAAAGATAATCCATGAGATAATAAGTGTTTGAATAAGTATTAACTATACTTTTATCAAAGATATAATAAATATCATTAAATCCCTCATGCTTATGTGGCGGTGTGTAGTTAAAATACATTCTCTTAACTACTTCCTGCGGTACTTTCTGGGTGCGAAATTCATTTGTCGGTCTTTCGGCGCACCTTTGCAAACATTTCTCATAAGGTGTCGCCATTACCACACAAATCTTCTCGCAATCAATTTTCTTAATACGTTGCAGGAAATCAATTCTCAATGACTTTTTGATATTTGTCGCATCATAAATAACGCTTTTACCGTTAGACAAATCATTGATGATATTTTTATGTAATTGATTGAAAAGAGTTTGATTATCTCCTTGAATAGCTGCATCACCATATAATTCATGGCGTAATTTATCAGAAGAATGAATAATTGGAGTAATTAATAAATGAGCATTAAATGTTGCGTCGAATTTAATCTTGTTGCCGTGTAGACAAGTTGTGGGATATTCTTCGGAAATATGAATTCGATTTTCCGCATAATAAGATTTGCCAGAACCCGGAAGTCCTATCATCATAATGAAATAAGGCTTCTCTTTTTTATCTAATAAAAGCTGATAATCATTGAATAAAATATTATTTTGCTGATTATTTTTCACTGTTCATCATCCTCTTCAAGCTCTGGAATCCGATCATTCTCTTGAATATCTTCGTCAATTACTTTCTTATCCTGTTCGGTGATAAGTCCAAATTCAGCCATTTCGGGGTTGTTATTCGCCACTCGGCAATAAGCCTTGACCTCACTAATGCGCTGAATAAGCGGTTTAGATGTATCGGCGAGCTTATCAAGCACAACCTTAGAGCAAATATAAATTCCCTTTTTCAAGCCCTCTACGAATTGTTTCCGTAAGGCATCAGCAATAATCCGATTCATTTCTTCATCGGCTTTTCTTTTTTCTTCCTCGGTGATTTTCTTAGGTGCGGCAGGTTCAACACCTAAAGGGGTAATCGGTGATTTAGGATTAGTTGTGTCCATATTAACCTCCATAATTAACTGTGATGTTTTAGTAGGTATTCGTTTGATACATTCTTAAAGCTCATATCATTAGTCGGGTCACGCAATACAACACCCTCACGAAGAACATTAGGATTGATCGCTGAAGGAGCGGTTGCATATTTCTTAAACGTTTCCATATCATTCGGGATATGGTAATTTGTATCTAAGATAGGCACAAATTTCATGCCCATGCTTTCGACAATTTCTTTCGCTTCAACTGACGGCAAACGCCCACGATCTGAACGAATAAAGTTAAAGATATATAAATCATCTTCATCAAGTTTCAACGGATTGCCTTGAACCTTGCCAACAGCTTCACCTTGAATACATACATAATCAAGCTCCGGAAATGCGTTCAGATAACTTTTTAATACATTTTCAATATCGTATTTAAAGGCGTTATTCCAATAAATATTTTCATCGTGATAACACTCCTGATCGGGCGTAAGTTGTCGCACATTTCTTGAAAGAACATAAAACTCAAACTTCTTCTTACCTTTGCGTTCGAGAATATATGTTGAACTCGTTCCATCTAATTTTTCAGTAACAACGAATTTGTTTGGTAAACCTAATACCCACGGCATATTTTCGCAGCGCTCTTCGTCGGTCTTATGTACAAACGAGAACTGAGTAGGAAAAGCAAGTGGTTTATCTTTCTTTCTACCAAAGATAAAGAATAGTAACTTTCTGCCCCACTTTCGTTTCATCAGCTTTCTGATAAATGGCTTTCTAAATAATTCTTTATGTCGTGCAGCCATTGATTTATATTTTGCGTTAGGGTCTGGCTTTGCGGATTTTCTGACATTATCTTCCGGCACATAGTATTTTACTCCCAACAGATCAGTAACATCAGCACCGATATCAAGATCATTGACTTCCGGGAATACATTCGCGGGCATCAATAGACCCTGCGATAATACCTTGCACATCTTTTGCGTTTTGATCTTATAATGCTTTGACTCTAAAAACGCAAAACGCTCGTCTGTTTCGGGAACTTTACTGTCAATTTCAAAGTAAATTGCCCTATCCCCTACATTAAATTCATCTTTACGAACGACACACCACCAACCGTTTGTTCTTGCATGAACAACACGATCATAGTTCGGAATCGGGCGAATTTCATCAATCGTAACAATATAAGCTAACGCTCTTTTGCTATTACTTACCATTGTTTCGCCTCCGCTTGTTATATTTCTTTCTATTAGGTCTGGCGCGTGTCATCTTGCCCTTTTCATCAAATCCAATAGTTTCGCCATCAGCTACATGACCGCAATTTGGACAAGTATATTTCGTATATGAATTACTTGGTTCAAAGCAATAGCTGATTGTCATTTCAACATTACATTTTTTGCAAATCATTTTTACCTCCTGTAATCTTTCAGTACAGCAATTAAGAATAATCAATTAATAATTTCGGCGATTTCATATTTCTCAGCTTCTCCGCTTCTAATGTACCAATTCATTTTCTTGTCTGCAATTTCATGCAGTTTTTCAAGAGGAATTTTAGTGCGTTCAGCCACAAAGTATTCATACTGAGCATATATTCTCTTTGTTTCATCAATATCTTCAATTAAATCGTTTAATTTACCGCTTATTCTTGTACTTGTTTGGTGGTACATGAGTACCGCATTTTTAGACATAAATCTTTTATGTCCGGCAAGAAATATCTTGAATCCTGCGCTCATAGCATATCCCATGCAATATGTATAAATAGGTGTCTTAGAATTAAGCATTATACCGATTATGCTCCACGCATCATATGCACTACCTCCGCGTGAATCAATATAAAAATGAATAGGTTGCCTTGTATATTCTTTCAGTTGAGTTTCTTTATTATCATCGGCAAAAATTAGCGATAATAAATAAGAATTGATCTGTCCACAAATTTCATTATCAATTATATCATTCACGACAATTACTCTATTATTTTCATCAAAGGATATATTTGCGATCTGAACCACTCCTTAAAGTGTTATTATGAATAATTCTTATAACACCCGCCCATGAATTTGCTATTACCATACTATCGCTATTAATTTTATAATTCCGATTATGCGGTGCGTCAAATAAAATTTTAAATTGTTTTTCACTCGTTAAATTATGAACACCATCATCAATTAGAAAGTGTCCGTTAATCAAGTCTTTACGAGAAGTAATAATAACATCATTCCATGAAATAAATGGAAAATATTTCTTTACCACATACTCAAATTTCGGCTCAACACACTTATAATATGTAGTAGAGCAAGGCATGATATGATAGCCTTCATCAGACAGTAATTTAAGTGATTCCACAGCACCAAATTTAGGTTTAACGGTGCACCAGAATAGTTTGCTGTTAAATGGTTCATATATTTCATCATTCTTTAATGTCGGAAATGCTTTCTGCATATTCCATTCAGTAATATCATCAACGGACACACTCAATGAGTGCATACGATTCAAACGCTCTACCCATGCAGGTAATAAGTCTATCATTACATCATCTATGTCAACCAAAATAATGATTTGATCTGGCGGCAAATTATAATACGGTTTCTTCATAAATCAATCCCACAAACAATAGTAATACTTTTTGAACAAATCCATAAATTCACACAAACATTCTTCGCGATATTTTTCTAATTCTATATCAGCTTCTAAATGTTTCTTGATGATGTTTTCATATTCCGGCACATCATCTGCGGAACTATTCAAATAATCGCATATGTTCCCAATCGTTTCCCGATATTCATCATCGTATGGATTTTTCTTTGTACAAGTAAATTCATCAGATTCGCCGAGCAAGAAAATCATTCTGTTTAATAATTTGACATATGCTTCATCTTGCTTGTCCACATCACAAGGGTCAACATTTTCATCAATTTGAATTGTTGGTACGCCACAATGATTATCTCTAAGAGTTGTTAAAATCTTTATCATTGTAGGTGCGAACCAAGTATCGACTTCCCAATTTGCGGTGATATCATAACCATTCTTAATAAGATAATGAAGATCACTGAAATATCTCGGAATTGCTTTAATATTTTTATACCAACGTTTTTTATCCCAACAAAAACAACGTTGCCATATTTTGCGATTGTATAAAATCATAATGTATCACCTTATGAAAATTTTATATTAGACTTACTTGGGATGGTTATCCTATATTGCGTATCACCATACGATAAACACCAAAGATTCCAGAAGGGATTTGCTTTGCGAGAAGTAATCTCTACATTTGGTGTTTCTGATTTATCAAAGTTCAAATGAACATCCTCTTTTTTGTCTTTATAAACTGTTATTTCATCATCTTTATATGCAAAATAATATCGAGAATCCTCAAATTCACCGCTAATTTCAAGATAATAATCAATATTATCGTCAGAAGTTTGAATCAAATCATATGTTTCGCACGTTGCATATGATGCAGAATCATTTGAATATATAATTGCACCAGTTATGAGATTAATGATTGAACCTAAAAATAAACTACCAATAATGGCAACCGCACAAGCCGTTACAATTAAACCGATAAGATGTGATACATCATCTCGAAAATAAATAATAATTATAGCTGCAATAATAGCAAATACCAAAATATATGTAAGCATATTAACTCCTTATCTATTCAAAATATTAATCTGGCAACTTTCCATAACATCGAGAGCTTCATTATGTTTTTCTGGTGTAGTTCCGGCACAACACGAGGCATCAACATAAATTTCAGCAAATGGAAACTCTGTCTTTAAATATAATGCGTTGCTAATAACACAAATATCAGTGCAAAGACCGATCAAATGAAATTCAAGAGATTTGCCATTTGTAAGTTTACCTGCCAACATTTCGCCCACCATTAAAGGAAGAACAGTTGAAGCGAAAATACCTTTTGCTGCAATTCTTTCCTTAGAAATTTTCTTTTCGCAAATATATGTTTTCAATTCATCGGGGAAATCCCAACCATTAGTTTTATAAATACAATGCGGTACAGGAAGATGTTGTCCTTCAACTGTTTTTAAATAACTATCATCATAGTGTGTATCTTTTGTAAAGAAAATCTCGTCATCCCAATTTTTGATCTTATCCATAACATTAGAATAGATAGCTTGCGCCTCTTTCGTGCCTAATGTGCCATTGATAAAATCATTTTGGAAATCAATACAAAATAAAACCTTAATTTTATCCATTTGAAACCTCGTCATCCATGTGTTCATATTGATACTGTGCTATAAGATCACAACCAATTTTCTTTGCATATTCCTCGGTTTTTGCGTAAACCCAAACTTCATAACGCTCTTGATTATAAATACTTGCTGCACGACAATATTTAACATTATTGATTTCAATACTTTCATCATAATGATCTCGTTCAAAAGTAGTAATTTCATTATCATTTAAATATTTGCTAACTTTATATAAATGATATCCTCGCGCCGCAAAATCTACGGCTTGTTCATATTGGTCACTGTCATATATTTCAATATTAGCATTACTATCCCAAACTGAGTTGCTATAATAATTCCTTAATTTTTCAGCCATCTCTGGTGTAGTAGCAACACCACAAACATGATAATCTGAATAGCTACCCGCAGTAATTACATAAATTTTCATATATTATCCTTTCACACCAATGATTTTATTCTTTTGTGATCTTATATCCTAATTTTTGAATCAATTTTAATGTTTCCATAGCCGTATTCAGATCATATGCCTGTTCACATTCCGGCAACTCGTCATAAGGAACAAGACAAGGATTTGTCTTTGCGACATCATCACGGGTTTCGCCATATGTCCAACCATCACGAATCCTACCTTCAGCCCAAACATCATGAACATTAGCGGCGATTTTTTCGCTCAACTCCATAATATTATCACTTAATTCAACATCGGTTGTATCAATAGGCTTTGGCTTATATGCCTCTGGTTCTCCTGTTTCTTCTTCACCGAATATTGAATTTAAAAATAGCGCAAATGCAGCTATACAAGCGATAATACACATAAGTTGTACAATATTACAAAATAACATAACCATAATTAACACTCCGATACGGTACTATCAAGATAAATAATATATTCATATTTGATTTCGCTCATTTGTACCTCCGCTTAATGGTCGCACGATTTCTATTATTAAATTTTTCAGAACAGTAATTATTTATATAATAAATTGCAAGAATAATTGATTCAATCATACGCTCATCTTCTTTATCCATATGACAAATTGGCATTTCGGAATAATGATGACATAGATCAATCATAAATTGCCACAAATTATTTTGTTGCTTAATCTTTGATTCTAAAACATGAATGGGAACAAATTCTTTAACTGAAAAAGTAAAAGGATATTTCGTACTCCTTTCTAAAAGAGTATTTATAAAACCGAATAAACCTTTTTCAATCAAAATATCACAATGAAATTTTGTAGATTCGTATAAATGCTGCGGAATATTTTCAATCTCAGTTAATAATGCAAGCATAATTGTATCAGCATAATCCGCATCTTTTAAGCAATATCCCGATTCGCGCGAATTATAATAATAGCTATCAACAATATGCCAACCTTTATTTTCACCGTCAGAATATCTCCATAAAGTCCATGCCATAGGGTTTACTGTTCCATAATTAACCGATAAGATAAAATGATTATTATCCATTGTCAAACTCCTTACCCGGATAGAAAATGTATGTTTTGATTCTTTTACTCTTTGCGATGCCTACCATGTGCGAAGTTCCGCGACTTTTGCCATCCCAAAAAGCTATTAAAACACCCTTATGACCATCTTCTTTTGCCCATTGTGCCATTTGAGTATTTCTAATAAATCCGGCTGATTTGCCATAGTTTGTCCATTGAGCGTGATAGATCGTCAATTTAATATTGTTTTCACGAGCGTATCTATTACCGAGAAGATCAGCACCTTTTGCGCCGCCAGTAATTATTTCAATATAGTCACAATCATATTTTGAAATAACTTCATCAATCTTTTCTTTAACATAATCATAATCATTAAACGAGCGGCAACCCGCAACAATTATTCTTAAATTCACCATATTATCACCTATATAAGATTTTTTAAATATGCAATTACTGCTTTCAAATCATAATAATCCATTATATCATTTAAAGATAATTCATCGGGTGAAACTTCAGTATAATAATGTTTCAATCTGCCTTTTTTAAAATTTTTATGTGATGCTGTCTTATTATAACCGTATAGTAGAATATTGCCCTTTTGTGTTGTTCGTGCGCTGACATATGTATGTTCTTTAATTACAGCTTCAGCAAAACTTTGCCAATCATCATATGTTTCATCCGAATCAGGCTTTCTTTCGCCAATGTACACTTGTGATCTGCTATCGAATAACTTGCCGTTAATCCGCACTTCAAGGCGTTCATTATAATATGCGATGTCATTTGATTTTTTATAATAATGTTCAAGTGCCTGTTTAACACGAAATACAGGAATTAATTTTGCACCATTAGTATAGATTTCTTGCTTATCTTTAAATGAATGATCTTCAAGAAATTCTTCTATTGTATCAGGGAATGACATAATGTCCGGCATTTAATCGCTCTCACTTTCTTTAAATTTATCTCCTATATTCATTCACAATTTTGTGATTGGCTTCCCGGAGCTTTTCAATTTCTCTTAGATTTTGCCGATAATTTGCAATAGAAATGCGCAAATTTGGCGGGAAATCTACTGTTTCTTTACGCGAAAAATTAGTTATTCGATATGATATTATTTCATCACGATATATACAATACACATATCTATAGTCTTTCGGATTGATATAAAACTTAACTGCACTTTTAACGGTTTCGCCATTTATAAAATGTAAATTATAATATGATTTGTACAGCCTCAAAATATGCCCATCATAATCGGAATGTGCGGAAATTAAATCGCCGAATTTCTTATCATCAAATATTTTGATGTCTGCATAAAACTCATTATTCACATCAATGCCTCATATGGTAGATCATGATTTGTTGCGCATAAAGTTAATCATCTTATTAACACCATCAATTACACCAACATAGTATTCTACGTCAAGTTGAGCTGATGATAATTGCTTACTTAATGCTTTATTATTTGATGATAATTCTTGATTCTTATTCTTTAAATCATTATTTTTGTCGTTTAATTCTGATAATTCTGTCTTTAACTTATCAATATAAGAATTTAATTCCGCAATTCTCGCTTTGTATTCAGCGATGATTCCAGAGCCATCGTTATGTGTTTCGTTTGTTTCGTACATTTGTTCTAATCCTCCCACTTATATTAATATTTGTCATAATATGCTAATCCTTTTTTAATGGTTTAACAAAGCTAAATTCATATACATCTGTTGGTTCAACTAAAATGTGATGACAAGTTTCGCCATCATATATGCTGCCTTTGTGGTGATTACAAAGCGGTGATCTTACGTCCTCGCCGCAGATAGAACAAATGGTACGATTTACGCTACAACCAATAGATACTTCATTTAATTCACCGGATTCAATTTGTTGGATTATTTCAGCGTTTTCGTTTGAGCGTATCATAAATATTCTTGCAGTTAAATTGAAAAGCTGCTCTCCGGTCTTAGTAGCTTTGCCATCAGGTGCTTCAACATCGCAAGAAATAATTCGCATTATCTGAGTTGGCATGACATCGGTATCAACATATCCAGTTTTGCCAACGAATAATTTCTTAAAGCCATATAATGTATCTACGGAAAATTGTTCATTATCTTTGTCGATATCATTATTACAAAGAATAACAGTAAACAAATAAACTTCTTCAGGATTCAAATAGCGGCGAGAATAGCTATTGACGAGTTCCATTTCTTCTGCGCTCCACTTTGATGCCGCAAGAGAACCTACACGACAGTTCCAAAACTCCGCAGCTTTACCGTAACCATCTTCGAGAACAACGAAATCGCCTTCAACATATTGCGAACGATGTTCAAACTCTCTTGTTTGAATTTTGCAATCGCAACATTCTATATTGAATTTTTCGGTATAAATTCCACCACTTGCGATAGTGCGATGAAGAACATGAAATCTTGATTTGCCGCCACATATCGGGCAATTTTTTAAAATCATTTTAACCACCTACAATAAATTTGATAAATATTCGCGCAATTCTTTTACGATCACAGGATTTTTTCTTAATAGGTTCTTTGTGTATTTGAGATCATCATTTGCGACAGGTGCAATATTTTGTTGATCTTCGCCCGGAATAGGAGGCAACTCCATCCAATACCGCACATTAGTCCATTCGTAATATCCTACTTCAGAATCATAAGCATACCAACCGCTTTCGCCACGTTTATGATTGAAATCATCATTATCGACTGCATATAAATTTCTCGCAAAATAACAAATATTATGCCTGAGATATTTTTTGCCGCCAGATATTGATTCTGTTAAAACATAATAGCGTTTACGATCTTTTTGCGGTAACTCTTTGCTTGCATCATGCCAAAACATTTCCATTTATGTCATCTTTCCTTCGTGATTTCATATTGTGTTGCACACATTCCTATACATTGTGGCGTTTCATATTTTTTATTACCGAATCTTTTGGAACATACATAATGAGTATCATGCCAATTAATTCTATCGTCAGGAAATGATCTTTCGTCAATCACCAAATCATTAATATCAAATAAGTTTTGCGAATGATACTTTATGATATATTCAAACATTTCTTCTTTTGTATTAAACTCTTTTGCTTCTGCCATAGCATCAGCTAAAAGGTAACGGCGCGGTCTAAATATATACATTACACATTACCCCTCTATGAAATCGCTTTATATTCGTGAATTATTGCACGCTTGAAATTATCATCGCGATTTATGCACATTCTCCATATTTCAGTAAGAGGAATTTCAATAACGATAAAGCTCACATTTGGCAGAAGAGCCATAATTTTTAATTGCACATTCAAATAACCAGTTTCTACACCTGCACCGATCTCGTCTAATCCGTTATATTCTATCGAACTATCTTTTATAATCTCGGCATCTAATTTGATTATTTCAGCTTTTTCATATGAACCATGTTCACATATTTCTTTATCTTTCGATAAATAATATGCTAATACTGTTTCTGCTTCTTCATTGAAGTCAAATCTATGAGAAAGTTCTTTAACTGCTTGCACCTGTTCATATTCTCTCAGAGTGAATATATCTTTATAATTATTTGGCAATTTAACTGTCATTGTTGTCCCTCTTAATCATCAATTTTAACGCATTTCTTTCGGTCGAATTGATATTTACCTTTTTCGCCACCAATTTCTTTGTCGCTAACAATTCTTTCCATACCGTTACTACGCAACTTAATATCACATGAATAATCTTCGTGTTGAGTGACCGAAATTACTTTATATGTATCTAATGACCAATCTAAGCAATACTCATATGCAAATAGAATATCTCCAACTTGGCATGGTGGTGCTTTTCGTAAAGATTTTAAACCATCAAGAGTAAATGCTTCATGAACGCTAACATAATATTTATTGGGTTTATAATCAGCGTATGTTACTTCACGAACTTGCTCATAAATCTTAATGTCGCTATGATCGCCAATGGTTAGCCAATGATATTTAACACGATCACGAAATTGCTTATTATAGATTCGATATTCTTGTCCGGGCGCAATAGATAATCTTTTTACAATATCTTCTTTTGAAAATTCTATAAAAGCACCGTAATCTCCAATTACAATACGATCATATTTTTTACATATGATAGTGCCTTCGATGGTATATAATTCTTTATTATCACCATTTACATCTAAATAAGCAGGTATATTCTCAGCCCAAAATGTTCTATATTTTTCAGATAGATCATCTGGTAATTTTTTGTATTTATACTTTTCTGCTAATTTTGCTTCAATTCGTAATGTATTCATTATATTTCAACCTCTTGCTCCCACCTTATACAAGCAGCATTGTTAATCAGTTCATTAGTAAAATAAGGTTTTAAGAATTGAATTTGAGGCTCAGTTAGGAACTTATTCCATTCAATATAAAATTTGCGATAAGGTGCAAGAGAACAAGTAATATGTACCCACGAATGACTTAAAAGAATATCATCGACAGATTTATAACCTTCATATCCGAACTTTTTACAAATCTCTTTTGCCATTTCTATATGATCGTAAAGATCACATTCATACATATCACCATCAGGCGCAAGCCAACCTACTTGTAGTCCATTATATTTCATAATCCACCTTAACTTTTACATCAGATAATCATAATTTGCCCTTGCTACCCACTCAGCATTTTGAAAAATTATGACTGCCTTGCCATTATCATCTCTTATAAAAATGCAAGGAGTTTTTACATCGGGATTTTGTGGAGAAACATATAATACTTTATCTCCAAATCTAAATTCATAGCTTTTATTAGCAGATTCTTGCTTTTTATCATCAAGTATAATGTATTGTTTCTCGCCATCTACCATTTTCCAAAATGTATAAGCAGTTCGCGGAACTGCAATATCAAAGTATTCAAATTCTTCTTTCGTGTTTGATTGAATGATCTGACAATCTGGTGGAGTTGTGAAAATCGGGTGAAAATCAACACCGTCTGCTTCTAATTCATTCATTGTTTTTAAAAATGGATTCATTTTTTGTTCCTTATCTAATTATATTTTAGAAATGATCTCATTAAAAACTGCATCTCGTTCAGATTCAGTTTTAGCGCACCAAATGTAACCTATCTTTGGCAACTTGAAACCACTTTTCCTCAATTTCAATACCGATAAAATGACGATCTAAAGCGATTGCAGCCGCGCCGGATGTTCCGCTACCCATAAAAATGTCTAAAACAATATCGCCCGGTTCACTCCATGTCTTGATCTGGTCGCTTGCAAGCTGCTCCGGGAATGGAGCAGGATGACCTTTGGTCGCTTTATCCTTATTTGTTAAATAAGTAAAGATGTTACCGTGTTGCTTATATTGATTAACTACATGAGAACCACAATTAACTAATCCGCTGTCATTACTCTTATGGTATGTTGCTCCACCCCAAGTTTTTGTTCCGGCATATTTGCATGGTATCATAATTGGGTGGAAAGATTTTGGACGACCTTTAGAGAACACAAACATATACTCAAATTCCTGCTCATACCTACGGTGAGTAAGCGGTACATAATTTTGTTTTCTGTATATCATTGTGTCATATATGTTAAAGCCACAATCTTTAAACATTAATGCCTGTCGAAAACTTGTGCCTGTTTCTGAACCGTTGAACGTAGCGTCGGCAACTATCCATATAACGACACCGCCATTTTTTACTACGCGATATAGTTCTTTTACAATCTTTACAAAGTGTTCCCAACTCAACCGATCATTATTAGTTCCATATTTTCTGAGATTGTCATATGGTGGAGAAGTAATCACCATGTCAACACTATTTGCCTCCATTGAAGATAAAGTTGTTAAGCAATCGTCACAGTACAGACTACAACACTCGCTAATATACTCATTAATGATTATATTACCCCCATTCTCTAATATCGTTTTAAAATATCGAATTATAAAATATACCAAGAAACATAGAAACGATAAACCCTATAATACTAATTCCACCACAAAATTTAGCTGTCCCAAAAATGTCTGATTTTTCTTTAAATAAAGAAATTCCACATATTAAGAAAATGAAAGCGAGCATAAAAATGCCAACTTGACTTCCAAGAAATGATTTAATGCTAACTATATTCATACATTAACACTTATTGTTCTATTCCTTTCACGCGACAGTAAACATCTGCTACGATCTCTTTGTAGCCGCCTATATAGCCCTCAATGTTTTTATATTCAACATTATAATTATCAAGTAATTGTTTGATTTCATCACCTATCTTATCTGATTCTTCTTCTGTCTGAAATCGCCCGTTAGGATTGTATTCTTTCACTCTTGTAAGATAATAATTCATATTATCATAAGAGTTAAATACGTCTAATACATAATTATTAAAACTTTCTTTAAGATTAGATGTTTGATTATATTGAATAGAAAGTAATAGCGGAGAATCAGTAACGATTACATTTACTTTATTGGTGCATCTTGATATTTTGAATGACTGTTTTCCAAAGATATATGCTTGGTTTTCAAATACAGCTTTATTGCCTTCCCACAATTTATCTTTTGCAAATTCCGTTACAAGCTCCGCATCTATTCCTTGCATTTTAAGTAGCGCAAAAACATATGCTGCACCCGTACTTTTACCTGCGCCGGGTGCGCCAAATAAATTAACAATAATTGTTTTCAAACAATCACTCCTATTGGATTTTTACATTTATGTAATCAAGCACATTTTTCATTCCTAAACCACCGTCATTCCAATCTCTCATACAATACTCCCATAACTTCGGATGCGTTTCATGTAATCTTTGAAATCTATTAGGTTCTTTTTCAAGATGACATCCAAAGCCGCAGAAAACACAGCCCGTTCTATCACAGCCGGTCGTATATAGTTTGCCGTTTTCATCTTCCTTGATTTCGCTGTAAACAGAAGCATAGGGAATGTTGTAATTGCGGAGATATTGCAATACGTCTTGCTCAGTCCAAAAGCTCATAGGGCGGGAAGTTGGACGTTTACTATTAAAAGCATTACAACCATACATTAACCAGTTAGACTTTCTCTGCACTGATTCTTCTGTCATAGTTGCGATAATTGGAACTTTACCAGTTTCTTTTTCATACTGTTTGGCAGGATTCTTTTTCATCACATCACAGCATTTATCAGAAATAAGAAATGGAGCATCAACTAAATATTTATGACATTCCGAAATTTTACCACGACCATATTTATTGCCATTCCAACGAATATCTTTTAGCTTTTCAGATTTTGTAGTTCGATATTCTTGAATAAAAGCCGCTTGTTCTTTTCCTATAATGGGATAGCCATATGTTTCGATAACTTTTCTGAAATTCATCTTTGGTTTAAGTCGAATAACATTTTCTTGACTTAACGCAAATTCCCTTACTTCTGGATATTCCAATCCCGTATCGACAAATACCGCAGGAATATTTGGTCTTAATTGTCTGGCAATATGTAATAATACTGTGCTGTCCTTACCTCCGCTAAACGAAACATAAGCATCATATTCTCTTAACCATTCTCTAATTCTGTTTGTTGTTAGACCAATCTTGACATTTAAAGGCATTGATTGAAAATACTTTAAATGCTCTGCGGTAAAACTTGAATTAGATTTTTTATTTAGATTTTAGTCAAATAAAATACCAATGTTTCGGTAAATTATTTAGCTGTTATCAATTAGATCATAAAGTGAAAGTTTAATAAGCAGCGAAAGTTAGGTGTTTAATAAATGGAAGAGCCAAATAAAAAATCTATTTGATTGTTAAATTATCGTTCATAAATTTATTTATTTCTTAATTTTTAGTTTTATCGTTTCTGGCACAACTTCGGCAAACCCAATTCCAATATCATATTCATCATCAGATTGACCTTCATAATCATCCACGATAATTTCTCCTATGAATTTTCTACCATCATAATTGTTAATTAAATCGCCTGAGATAGTCTTACCATTGTCTTTTCGCTTTCCCGAAAAAATATATTTGGAATTATTCATTTTTACCTCTTGGCATCTCCAATATCATTCACATAAAAATAAGATTGTGGCGATCTTGTTAATTTCATTTTAGGACAATCTTCACCGCTAAAATCATATCCACATACCATCATATTCTCACAATAATCAAACATATATGCGTCACATGATTTGCAAGGTCGCTTATCTTCGTCATAATTCCAATACTTAGAAAATTCTCCAAGCTCTTTTGGTTTATCATAAATAATAAGATTTGTAATGTGCCAAAGGTAAACGTCATTACGGTTGTTATATCTCATGATTTCACCAAGCGACATACAAATTCTAAGTAATGGTGTTGTAAAATCTACAAATAATCCAGAAGCATTTGGGTCTAACCAATCTGTTCGATCACATATAAACTCGCCGATAACTTTCCCATTAAGAAAATTATCTTTGTTCCATTGGTTAGGAAACCGAGCTAACTCAATAGATGAACCATATTTGATTTCGCCGTTTGGTAATCTGTATAATTCATCTGTATAAAGCGAAACATCTGAATTGTAATTTTTAGGTTTAGAGCAATATATATAGCACTTGAATGGTGGCTTTATTTTTGGAATTGTTTTCTTAACTTCCTCGGTTTTCTCTCCATCAATAATTTTTGCACACAATTTTGGGTTTATATTGATTAGTATAGCTTTACCAGAATTTTCGCTCATTTTAGAATCTCACTTTCCTTGTTATTTATAGTTCAACTTTAAATAAAAGATTTTTTGCAGAATTTAAGATATCTTCATCTGTAGAAATTCTATGCCAAAAATCAGAAATACTTTCGCAAAAATGTATTTCATCCATTATTCCGACAAATGTTGATACATACCATTCGTCATTAGAACTCGGAAACAACTGAAATATCGTATCTTTGCCATTAATAAGCGTAGGAAAATGCTTAAACATAGAAGTCAGAACACGATAAATATAATCCGGCACAGAAAGAACATCTGCATCATCACCGATATCTTCTATGATGATGTAATTATTATCAGTGCCTTGAAAATAATGTTCTACTACATAGTTCCATTTTGATTCCGGCACACTAAAAGTATTACTACCAGAATGTTCTTTTAATTTGCTATACGTCACTTTAAATTCTCGGATTAGTCGCAAATTACATTCAAATTTAATATCATTGATTTTGAATTTCATTGAATCTAATTCTTTACTGCTGCTGAGATTCATCATTACCTCCATCGGGTTCGTTCAGCAGCTTGCCGTGCAGATCATAAATATCAAGATGATCTCTTGATAATAAATCCTCGAATCCTTCATATTTTTCGCTCTTATATGTCGGAACTGGCGTTACATCCGTCCACGATTTGTTCTTTTTAACAATAACAATATAATTCATATACACATATACATAATAATCATTATTGTTTAAGACGACCTCTGTTAAGATAAAGTTCTCAGTATCGGGCGCAAGATCAGCACGAATCAAACTTTCATTAGCGAATCTTTCATCAACCAAAAGTTCGCACACCTTGTTATAAATACTATTAATGTCATAATCTACTTGAATATTTACCATTTCAATAAATCCACCTCAATTCTTTAATGCGGTTAAATAGCTATCATTGGCGAAAAATTCCATATCAGAATTTTCAAATTGAATTACTGCATGATGTTTTGAATATCTAATAAAGACACATTTAGATACCAATCCATTTCGATAGGGAGATGAATATAGGCATTGATCTCCGCTTTTAAATTTATTAGGATAATGGATTCTCGACATTAACCTTTCCTCTTTTTATTCACGATGATAGCAATAATTCCAACAATAAGTTGCAAGATATTCACGACGAGAATTGCGAATGAAAAGTTGCCCAAATATGCTTCATTCGCAACATTTCGCAAAAATTGCAAAAATTCCTCCATTTAATCACCCTGCTTTACCTGTCGTATTCTGACTATTTCAATTTCTTTAGGTTTATATCTCTTTTTTAATTTCCTTAAAACCTTGCGTCTTGCTCCGGCTTCAGTAAATGCGCGGACGTAAACAGTCCTTTTCTGCGGACGATAAACACCGATATAATACAGCATGGTTACAACGGCTCTTACTTTCCATTTCTTAATCATAGATCATTCCCATGCAAATAATTGTCCGCATCTTGGACAACGATTATCCCTTGTTAAACAATTAGCAGCTCGCCCATCTCTAATTCTTCTGCCACAAGCAGGGCAATATCTTTTTAAAGCACTTCCATTCGGAGCAGTAGGAGTATTTTTCGCAATCACTTCATCAATGGCTTGAACCAAATTATATGGTAAAGGACATAAAGATTCTTTGGATTTTGATTCTAAGATAACTTTCACATCTTTTAAGCAATCAAGAAGTTCATAGTCATTCATATATATCACTCCTTTTTAAAGGATTTAATTGATACGAATAATCGTTTAATACGTTTTTTAGTCTTTTTAATAAACTGGCGATAATTCCTATTCCTATATTCTTTGCGACTATATGTGATGAATCCTTTCTGAGATAACTCAAAATATCTATCAAATGTAGATTTCTTCATCCAACGAAATCTTTTGGAATTATCTTCAGAAACACATCCAAACTCCCACGCAACATAACGCATAATCCACGCAAAGAATCTTTCAAAAATATTAAGATAAACCCTCATATCAACAATATATGTACCTTTAGGAATAAGTTCATCGCACTCAGGTATAAATACCTGTCTTGTGCAAATATATGTGTCATAACAAAACGGACTTTTAATCACATAATAAGTTTCGCCACTTGTACTATTTGGATTTATCATTTTGATCTCCTTTAATCGGATTTCTTTAATACTGTATTTGCTGCTTTAGATTTCTTTAATATTGTATTTGCTGCTTCAGATATTCTTCTTAATGCTATATCATCATATTCAAGATTGTTCTCGATGCCGATGAAATAACGATTTGTATTCACGCACGCTACGCCAGTTGAACCGCTGCCCATACAATTATCAAGAACTACGTCGCCCGGATTCGTATATGTTTTAATCAAATACTCTAATAAGGCAACTGGCTTTTGAGTTGGATGAAATCTACCTCCATCTCTCGGATAACTTAATATACTTAGCGGATTTCGCGCACCGTCCAAAGATTCAGTATAAGCTACTCCCCTATTGCCGTAATTATCAGACAATCTACCGTTTTTAGTCTTTTTATACGGCGAGGAATACCATAACTGCTTATTATATATAGGTTTCTTTTTGTAAAAAATCGCAATTTCTTCATGGGATTTAAGTGGCTTTACATTGGCGTTTAGAAAATCTGAGCCGCGCTGCTTATCCCAAATCAGATTGTATCGCCATAGCTTAGTATTAGATAACATGAGATTTGCCATGAATAAACCATCACAAAATAAAGCGATACAACCGTGTTCTTTAATAATTCTTGTGTAATGCTCCCATAATTTATCGAGCGGAATAACTATGTCCCATTTATTATGGGTTGTACCATAAGGCAGATCACATAAAATCATGTCTATGGATTCATCTGGTATTGTTTGCATTACATTTAAACAGTCACCAAAATGTAATTCATAGTTATACGGGGGGGGTGTTGAAGCTGAATTGTTAAATATTTTTCTCACCTTGCTCTTGATTTGTTGCTAAAATACGCTCTTTGGCGATTTCAAAAGAGTGATCGTCTAATTCAATACCGAAGAATTTTCTGCCAGTTTCCAATGCGGCGATTCCCGTAGTTCCCGAACCCATACAAGGGTCAAAGATCAAATCACCAACATTACTATTGTCTAATAGTAATTCTTTACATAAATCGAGATTCTTTTGAGTAGGATGAACCTTATTCCTGCCACACGGATATTCAAAAACTGTATTCTTACAATTAGCATTAAAAACTGCACCACGTTTTTTAAACCATATAGCGTTTTCAATGCCGGATAAGTAAATGTATTTGCCGTTCATTGGAGAAGGATTAGTTTTCTTCCAAATTAATTGGCGCACCGTACCTTTATGTTTATCTTGTAAATCTTGAAAGAAATTTTTAATTTCGCTTAATTGATGCTGACCACAAAATATAATAATTGTGCCAGAAGTAACACGATTGATTTCTTTAAGAAAATCTATTAGACAAAAAGTAGTAATATCTGCATATTCTTTGTTGAGATTTCTCAAACCGTTATCAGCACGATTGATCTCACCATACGGAATATCTGTTAATGTAACATTTACTGAATCAGATTCCATTTGTTGCAAAACTGTCATGCAATCTGCATTTAATAATTTTGCGGGGGGGGGTTCTACTGGCTATTGAATTAATCATAATCATTCCTATCTTTCAATACAGTAATTAGTTATATAAGTTCAATGCCACATTTGGGGCAAAATTTCGCTGCCACTAAATCGAATTGTCCCTCAACCTTTGGAGCGGTTGATGTGAATAATAAGCAATTACACTTCGGGCAGAACATCTTGATAGTTTCGCCATATTTGGAAATTCGCTTTACTGCAATATTATCATTCAATACAGCGGTGTTGATCTTCCTGCGAATATTAAGCATATTGGTGTGGGTTGTATTGGTTATACGGGTATTGCATTTGATACAATACACACCTGCACGTTTGCCTTCCATTTTTGCATAAACATCTTGACTACCGCAGGATGGACAAGTATAAACTATCTCTTTAGCCATTACGACACACCATCTTATTGTAACGATCAGTAAGATAGTTCATAATTTCATTGTGCGAATTTCTCAGATTCTCTTGCATAATCTGATCTACAACATCGTCTAAAGCTGCGCCGATTTCTTTACCTTTATAACCAATAGACATTACATCATTACCGTCAACGGTTAAATATCTCATATCGGCAAATCCACTCTCGCGGAAATCCTCTTGAATACAATGAAAAACATTCTCTGTAATATAAGCATATGCTAACAGCTTTTTGTTTTCATCATTTGCTAAAACAGCTTTCAAATAATCGAAAACCATATCCGTCATAACACAGTTGTGAGTTTTACGATAAACATCGCGGCAGAAATATCTAACGAATTTCATATAATCAAGGGATTTAATTTCGCCAAGTGTCGTAATGCGCGGAATACCGCTCTTTTGCGGAGATTCAATGTATTCAAAATAATACTTCGCAATAGCATCTGAATACGGCTTATTTTGCCACCCATTAAATTCATCAATCATATTTTGGGCGGCACTATGAATCGTAGCAACCTCTTTAATGAGCCTGTTAGAATAACGAAGTTTTTTCATGACAGATTCTACATTATAATCATGAAAAACCACCGCTAATCTTAATGTTAGATCATTATATGTATGCTCCAAATTCTCATAAATACCACGAGGGTACACCCAAAGTTGTCCTATAATATCTTGAATAACCACCATGAATAAACGAAAATATTTAATCATAGTTTCACGATCAAGCCGATTATAATGAACTATATCTGAAATTGATGAAAAGTATGTATCTTTAAGCATACGAGAAAATTCTGATCTAATTCTCTCAACTGAAACACATGACACGGCTTTAATAAGATTAGTGTTTAATGCTTTATATGTTTCTTCCTCAATCGCAAAGCTATATGTCAAAGCGAAACGTAGCGCACGAAGTCGTCGCAAAGCATCTTCATTAAATCTGTCTACAGGATTACCAACGCAACGAATAATGCCATTTTTGAGATCGTTTTCGCCACCAAATGGGTCAATTAATCCGCTTGTATAGTTATATGCCATAGCGTTGATCGTAAAATCTCTGCGTGACAAATCCTCTTGAATATCAGAAACAAATTCTACATTATTTGGGTGGCGTGAATCATCATACTGACCATCTTTGCGGAAAGTTGTTACTTCAAATGCTCCGTCTGGTTCGCCATCATTCTGAAGAACTACGGTTATTGTGCCATGCTGAATACCTGTCGGAACAATAGGACAATCATAAAATACTTCAGCGACTTGTTCCGGCAAAGCAGATGTAGTAATATCCCAATCTTTTGGAGCTTTGCACATCAACGAATCACGAACGCAGCCACCAACAACATATGCTTCGAATCCCGCTTTTTCGAGCTTATCAATAATATATTCAACTCTAATAGGCAATTTAATCTCAATCATTATATTCACCGCCAAAAGGATATTTCACAGGATTCTTAATAGGCTCTAAAAATTTCGCAAGCATATGATTATATCTAAATACAAGATCGGAATCTGTCGGCGTTTGACCGTTCATGTAGCGCAAAATCTGCGGCAAAATGTCGCCATCTACACACTTGATTTGAGTTGGCTCAAATGCAAAATATTTAGCCCACCCATAATCACCAAGTTTGCTTAAACAGAATACTTCCATTCTAAACAAAGCACCAATATCACAATCCAGAACATCTTTTAATTCTGTAAGAGTAACATCACCGACGTTTTCAATGATAATTTCATCGTTGCTTACGCTGTAAATTTTAATATCGGGCATTTTTTCGGAAATCAAAAACGCTAAATGAGTAGTTAAATATCTTTCGTATTGTATCTGCTTTTTAGGGTTACAAGCACCCATAATCACTTGACGAATATACTTGCTATGAATGATGTGCTGAAAATTAGTAAACATACCAATGTATTGTTCCCATGTTTCAGCGTTTTTGAAAATTTGCGAATTAAAATGCCGTAATGCGGAAAAATTCGCCTTTTTCATATCAATCGAAATAAAGTGCTTATTATCATTTTCATCAATATAAAGATTTCTATTAGGAAAATTACCAATGGGCGCAATAGCGCCGACATCAACATTATTAAAAATGTTATAATATTCATTCTCTTTAATCATGTTGATAATGCTATCTTTAACGGAATTATAGAACTCAAAATATGATTGCTCGTCGGGATAGTGTTCTAACTCTTTCGCAAATAGAACGAATTTTTCAACGCACCCATAATAATCATCGAGTAATTCCAACCTTTGCGAAAAATACGGTTCATCAAAAACTGTGATCGGCACGTTCGCATCTTTACAGAATCGCTTTTTTAATGCAACTGAGCTTAAAACCTGTTCATATGTCATTATCTCAACACCAATCTATTCATGGAATATTTTCTCACACCAGTTTGCCAATTAATTTCAATTAGCAATTCATCAATCTTTTTGCGATCTGGCGCTTCCGGCAAGGAAGTTGTCTTAGAAAGTTTATTTAGCTTATTTTCATATTCATCTACAATATCATAAAACTCTGGCAGTACCTGACGATCATCATCAAGATATTTACCGTTGCGAATATCCATCAAGAAATCATGCTCTTTTTCACGATATGTAATAATTTCGCCGTTTTCAAGAATATCAAAAGCCATTAAATACAAGCGTACAAGGTGCATCATGTGCTTACCTAATTTATTATGCTCAATAGCTTTTTCATTTCTCTTACCCATTTTCTTATATCCGCTGAGAATAGCTTGCATATCAGAGAACATAGATTTATGATCTCTCAAAGGATAATGATCTAAATGAATATCACAGAAGATTTCACTATCATAGCCTTCCCTATCAGTTTCATCAACATAAAGTTCTATTGCACCGGGCGGGACATTCTCGTATCTTTCGCTAAACATAACAGAAGCGTGTTTGATGCTATTAAGAATGTTTTGCTCTTGATGTGTCTGATCTGTTAATCTCGCAGATTTATTTTCAAGCCTACGAAGCTGCGAATTTGCATACCCTCCAAAAGAATGAATTGCTTTTTTAGATAAGAACAGATGTTTATTTTGTAATAACAAATCACCTGCATATGTTGTATGTAAATAGTGTTCGGGCTTCAATCCCAGAATTTCTATCGTATTGGGATTACAATCATAAAGCAGCTTAAATATTTTATTAACTGAATAGATTGTCGTATCGGTTTCAACATCAACAACCTGTTCAAAATCTTTACCGCTTAAAATATTTTCAGCAGAATTGGCGGCGATTCCCCGAATGTCTAAATCGGAGTTTTCATTATTAGTGCCATATGCGTGGCTGCCGCCAAGTCCAAGAAGAATAATCTTATCATTATTGATTTCCGGGTTATCTCTTAAAGAATCATATTCTTTTTTCTTAATTGTTTCTCTATAATCATTCATAACTTTCAGTACAGCAATTAACGCTTTGAATAAATCTCAAACAAGTCATTATCTAAATATTGCTTTAGATACTGATCTGCGTTTGAGATCAAATCATCTTTCTCAAATAATTCTTCAGCAATACCGCCACCAATCGCCGCTATAGTATCTGTGTCTACTTTGAATGACAAAACATTATGGATAAACTCAGAATAACTATCAGCTTCATATAAACAGCGAATTGCGAAAGGAACGCTACCTTGACAAGTTTCATCCCAATGATAATATTTACGCATTTCTGACAAAGAATTTTCTGCGCTGAAAGCATAATTGCATTTCGGATAACGCCAATTTACAAATGATAGAATATCGTCCTTTGTGGCGTTATCATATTTTACCATCCAAACGCAAGTCGCAATCGTAATTGCACCCTTGATTCCCTCGTCGTGATTATGTGTAACTTCTGCCGATCTATGTGCAAAAAGAACAACATCGGCGAGCTTGTTATAATAATCACCTATGTAAGACACACGCATAGCTGCGCCGTTGCCATAACTGTTATAAGGCTCATGATTATCACTCTCTAACCAGTCCATGAACATTGAACCATAACCGCCATATTTGTACTTAATTCCGTACTCTAAATACGCAGATTTGAAGTCTGGGTCGTCTGGATTTCGCAAAATTGCGGCTTTTGTGGCTAAAGATAGCACAGAATCGTCTGTAAAATGCGTTTTTTCTCCAAATAAAATAGGTGTTTTATCACGGTTATAATAATCGTCTGCAAACTCATTTTTGAACTCATATGCAGAACCAATGATATCTCCTAAGATCGCTCCCTTTAGAGCCATATAATATTCCCTCCGGCTTACCGATCAGTTAGCTAACCACCACACCATCAACGCACCAGTATTGAAGTTCACCATCATTATTAACAGTTGCGTTGCTGAAAATTACAGGAATACCCGCAACGCCTTGAATAATATTTTTGAAATCATTATACCCCATCAGGATATTAGATGGTGTTTTTACTTCTATGTATACCCCATCGGGAGTTTTATATATAAATTCGCGCAGATAAGGAAGTTTATCAAGCAACTTATCGGTGAAATTCTCAATAAATTTATCTAATGCATCTGTATTAAAAACCATCTCAATAAATTCTCTACCTGCATCCTGCTTTCCCACAACTAAATCTCTCATGATAAACATCCTCCATTTTCTTTTATTTCGAATGAATTTTCGAATAAATTGTTGACTTTTCAAGAAATTTCGACTATAATTTTATTGAAAATAAGTCCGTTTTTCTCCAACGGTTCTTATTTTAGCAGAATATTTTCTACTTGTCAAGTCCTACAGAAGAAAATATCACTAAATTGAGGTGCGAAATTATGGAAAACATTCTTTACGCTCGTATTAAACAGCTATGTGACGAACGAGGAATAAGCATAAAGAAACTTGAATCTATGCTTGGTTTTGGTGCATCTTCAATTCAAAAATGGAAAGATTCTACATCTCCATCTATAGATAAAGTAAAACGTGTTGCGACGTTTTTCAATGTTTCTATTGATTATCTAACCGGTAGGACAGACATAAGAGAAATAGATTATTTTAAAGAACCTAATGTCGTCACATTCCAACGTGCGCGAGAAAAGATGGATTCAGATACCGAAGAGCGCATGATGGCTACTTTGCGTGCGGCATTTGGTAATGATTACTTTCCGCAGGAGGATAATAACGAATAAATGATAAGATATGCCTTTGTGAATAATCAAGTATTACGAATTTATAGAAGTTTACCTTATATTGAATTTCCGATCAACGTAAAGAATATTATTAGTTTAATCCCAAATTGTAGATATATGTCGTATGAACAATTTGCAAAATTAAGTGATTGTTCGGTTGATGATGTTATCAAATTTTGTAAAAGTAGATTTGGCTGTACAAAATATGATGCTAAAAGTGATAGATATATAATTCTGTGTAATGAGCAAACAAACGATAATAATAATATAGGTCGTCAAGCATGGACGTTAGCTCATGAAATAGGTCATATTGTGTGCAATCATCATAAGATCATTCTCTACTCTAAACCAAATAGTGAAAAAATAGTGAAATCTATTACGAAAGATTTTGAAAGTGAAGCGGATTATTTCACCGCTATGTTGCTTTCCCCATTTCCTATCTTTGGTGCATTTAATATCCATTCTGTAATAGATATTAAGAACACATTTGGATTGTCAATGCAAGCCGCACGAAATCGTTTTGCTCATTATCAACGATGGAAATTAAACCATCGTAAAACATCATGGGAACATGATATGCTAAATACTATCACATTCAATTATTTAAAAGCAAGTTCATTATAAGTCGCATGGTAATGTATATTAAGATATACACTACCATGCTTTTTTATTTAATTACTGCGCGGTAGGAATTTGTACAGGCTCTTTTTCATCTGCCACAAGAGTTTCAGTTGTCAGAATCATACCTGCAACAGACATAGCATTTTCAAGTGCCTTAATAGTCACCTTTGCAGGGTCGATAATGCCACTTTCGAGCATATCAACCATTTCGCCGCTCGTAACATCGAATCCCATATTGGGGTTGTTTCTTTCAACATTATCGACTTTATATCTAAGAGCGCAACCGGATGGCGATAATCCTGCGTTATTGACAATGTTGTTAAAAGGCTCTGAAATTGCAAAAGAAACTGCATCAAAATATTTCTGATCTTCTGATTCAGAATACTTAGCAGCAAGCGGAACAATAGCGTTCATAAGAGCAATACCGCCGCCCGGAACAATGCCAAACTCGATAGCTGCTCTTGTCGCTGACAGTGCATCTTCAAGACGAAGTTTCTTATCCTTCAACTCGATCTCTGTATTTGCACCAACGCGAATAACTGCAACACCATTTGTCATCTTTGCAAGACGTTCCTTGAACTGCTTGCGATCATATTCATTAGTCGCTGAGTCACAAGCGCAACGAATAGAATTTGCTCTTTCCTCGATATTCTTTGTATCGCCATGACCGCCGATAATAGTAGTGCTTTCCTTTTCAACCTTAACCTTGTCGGCACTACCAAGATCATCAATAGTGACATCTTTAATTGTATATCCTAACTTAGATGTGAAACACTTAGCGCCAGTTACAACAGCAATATCCTCTAACCATGCTTCTCTGTTTTCGCCAAACTTAGGAGGCTTTACGCACACAACATTGATAATGCCTTTCATCTTATTAGTAATAAGAGTACCCGCAACCTCATTACTAATTTCATCAGAAATAATTACTAAACTTCTGCCACGCTTTACCGTGCTTTCAAGTAGCGGAAGGATATCAGGAACAGAATTGATTCGAATATCAGAAACGAGAATAAGAGGATTATTGTATTCCGCAACCATTTTGTCGGGGTCTGTTACCATATAAGGTGAAATATAGCCCTTGTCAAACTGAATACCCTTTACGATCTCATGCTTAGTTTCGTTTGTCTGAGAATCATCAACAGTAATCACCAGATCGTTACCAAGTTCACTAATAATATTCGCAATAATTTCGCCAAACTCAGGGTCACGAGAAGAAATTGTGGCTACCTTTTCAATATCATCACTACCACGCACAGGAATAGCATATGCTCTAATGATAGAGATTACATCTTCAACAACCTTCTCCATATTTCTCTTAACGATAACGGGATTCTCGCCAGATGCAACTAATTTCATTCCCTGCTCAACAAGAGCTTGTGCAAGCACAATAGCGGTAGTTGTGCCATCGCCGGAATCCGTATTTGTTTGTGAAGAAATTTCACTTACGAGCTTTGCACCCATATTTTCAAATTCATCCGGCAAACTAATCTCTTTGGCAATAGTTACGCCATCATTAGTGATTAGCGGAAATGTATAAGAGCGATCAAGGGCGACAAATCTTCCCTTTGCGCCAAGTGTTGACTTTACGCAATTTGCAACAATATTGATTCCCTTAATAAGCGCATTTTTAGCTTCAGCACCCATAAGAATTTTCTTAGCCATTGTCATCATCCTCCGTATTCAGCTTTAAAATAATATCCTTATTCTTTGCAATATAATACTCTTGTCCATCATACTCAATTCTTAGAGTTTCACGAAAATCAAAAAGCACAATATCGCCAATTTCAAGATTATGATGTTTCTGCTTATTAACAACTTTCGCAATACAGCGTGTGTCCTTATTGTTAGTAAGAATCAAACTATTTGAGCCATCATGTTCAATTTCACAAGGTAAAAGCAGTAGATAATTATTAAACATTTCGCCCTGTTCAATCTTATTATTCATCTTTCAATCCCTCTCTTTTATTATTCTGCATCAGTCACAAAACGATAAGGCTTCTTTTCTACAATAGGTAAAGCCTTAGTAATGTAATATACAGCGATGTTTTCAACAGCACCTTCAATTTGCTGCTCATTGATTCTATGATCGTACATAATCACATTAGATTCAATTTGCATTGACTTTGCTGTAGGCTTTGCAATCGTAATTGTGCCGCCATTTGTGAATCGAATTACATAATAGAGATTACTATTTTTAGCTGTATATTCTTGAATTTCATCAATTAACGAAGTAGAAATCTTATTGTAATATTCACTTAATTCATTACAAAGAGCGATTGCCTTTTCACGATCTGCCATAAAGAACAGAATTTGATAGTTATGATACATCTGAAGTCTTTTAAGGATTCTATCAATCAAAAAAGTCTGATTATTAATCATTTGTTTCACCTCTCTTCCCACGGAAAATTATTTGTTCCAAAATGTCCAAATTTAGCTGTTTCATAGAATTTAACATGACCATCATTAAGATGTAAGTCCTTAATCATTCTTTCTGGGGTACATTCTTCAAGATATTGATATTTATTGATACCAAGAATTGCATTATTTCTGTCACTAATTGCAATATTTTTATCGCTTTGAATATCAATAGATACAGGCTCGGCAATACCAATAGCATAAGATAGTTGAACTTGCACCCAATTCAAATCTTCATTACGGTTTAAAACATCAATGGCGATCTGTCGTGCCTTATAAGCTGCGGAACGATCAACCTTAGTCGCATCTTTACCGGAGAAAGCACCGCCACCAATCGGCGCAAATGAATGATAATTGTCTACACATAGCTTTCTGCCAGTTAATCCCGCATCGCCATCAAAACCACCAATCAGAAATTTGCCAGTAGGATTGATATGAAAATTCTCAATAGAGATATAAAATTGATGACATAAACTACGGCAAAAATCTATTAGAATCTGATCTGTTTCTTTGCGTTCAACTTCTGTATTTTGATATGAGATAATAAAATCTTTAATGTAGCGCAATTTGTTATTTTCATCATAACAACCGACAATCTGTGCTTTACCATCTGGTAAAAATCTTGAATCTGATCGTCGCAAGGAATCATAATACATTGAAAGTATCTGAAGAATATTCATAGCAAGTGGAATATTATTTTGCGTATCTCTACAAGCAAATCCGAACATCATTCCTTGATCTCCTGCACCGCCGATATCCACACCTTGTGCAATATCGGGAGATTGTTTACCAATGTTATTGATTACAGCATATTCTCTTGTATAACCCACATCTTGTAAGACTTTTCTTACAACTTCTTGGATATTAACATTAGCGGTTGATGTAACTTCGCCAGTTACGAAAATCACACCTTTGCCGCCAACTACTTCGATTCCGCAGCGACTATTGCGATCTTTCGCCAAATAAGCGTCAAGAATAGCATCGCTAATCTGATCGCAAACTTTATCCGGGTGTCCTCTAAAAACTATCTCATTACTATATAGCATTTGGTTTTATATCCTTTTCAATATATAATTTGTATTTTCGTATTACATCTTCAAAAAATCTATTCCATTCGCTATCTTTAAGATCATATATGCCTTTTGACTTTAATAAATCCGAGCGAAGAAAACTCCTTCTCAAAGAATCAACCATATGGGATTTACATATAGGATATACTTTTGCAAAATTTCTGAACACTATCCATGCTTCGTTCCGCAAAACTACATCTCCCCAAGCATCATCATAAATAAATTTCTTGTGTTTCTCTTTAATTTCAGGGAAATATTTACTTATGATAACGCTTAACGGTGCGCCAATATCTTCAACCGGAGGTCTAAAAGATTGCGAGAAGAAATCACGGTGTTTAAGCCATAGATCGTTATCTTTAATAAAACATTGAAATTTCGCACGATCACCAAGCCAACTAACAGAAAACGATGGTTTTATACCTTTTAATTCAAATGGCTTTTCAAGTTTTGGTTCACCATAAATACGATATGAATAAATTTCACAGATCATAGGCTCTAAAAAGTATTTTTCATATACTTCGCGCAAATTATCGGACACAGTTACAATATCAAATGTAACAGGAAAATTTAACTTACCATACGGCACGACTTGATAATCTACTCTATCGAGATATTCACAATCATCCATACTATCACGGTAAAATCTAACGATTATTGAAAAATCGCTTGTTTCACATTGTCGCCATTCTCGCCAACCGTCTTTTCGTTTCTCGACCTTAATAGGATAGGATTTGTCGCGCATTAAGTTTATATATGTCAGATAAGTCTTATCGGTATAAGGCTCTATTTTTATGATCTTTTCGGACGGGAAATATTTCGCAGCTTCTTCTTTAGTATCAGCATATATCTTTGGCTGATAATCTCTACCATCAAGGGTTAATATCCAACGGTTCATTTTCGCTCCTATTATAATATGGCACAAGACAAGGAGTATACGTTTTACAATCAACATGATTAGAATGTAAAAGCGCATTAATTCGCAACCCGGTTGCAACCCAATCCTTATTCAAAACTAATGTGATCTTGCTCTGATTGCTGAAAAATATATGTCCTTGTTCATGTCTATGAACAAATTTCACATTAGGGATTTGGCGACAACATTCGCGCAATTCTTTAATACTTGCAAATACCACCAATGCTTGAAAGCGAGGATAAGTGCAACAATAAAATATAATCTCACCCATTGTATCGAAAGAATACTTTTTATGAATCGGATTAAGATATGTATTACCCAAAGAAGCCTCCGAACGCAAGCAGCGCTACCTGTATGCCAACACTAATCAACGCTCCCCAAAAATTATTCTTCGTTTCTTTACCGTGTAGATATGCGTTTGCACATAAACTTAATCCCATAAGAACAATCCAAATAATTTGGCACACACCCATGTTAATCACCTCTGCTTTCAAACATCACTTGATGATGCTCCTTAATTTGTGGAAAATCGGACTTTAACATCGCTTTTAATTCGGCAACTAATCCCTTTAAATATGCCTTTGTTAAGCCGCTAAAAACATATTCACATATATATTTCTTATCCGCAGAACCGCCAAACATGATACACAGATCAAGTTTATTACCCCAATCAATAACTCCATCTATGACTTTTTTGTGTTCATTATATATTTTAGCGGTTGCCTCATTAAGTGCTTCGGTCAATAATTCTGATTTATCGAGATCATTATAATATACTGTATCGTTTGCCTCATTAAGTGCTTCTGATTTATCGGGAACATTATTTGAATCGACAATATCCGATTTAAGTATAAACATTCCTTTAACCATCATTTCTTATCAGACCTTTCAAAATATGTTTGATAACTTCAATACACCAACCATCGCCGCACATATTATAAATATGACTATCTGCAAAATCCATTTTATACCACTCAGGTATCGTTTGTAATTTACGATATTCATGCGGTGTGAGTTTGCGACATCTGCCGTGATCGTATACTTTCTTTTGCAAATTCCCGCCACGACAAGCTGTCAATGTTGGTGATTTATAATTAGGATTGTTGACACGTTTTAAGATATCGTGTCCATTAATATGTAATATAGCGCAAACTTTTTTGCCATCATAATAATCATAGCTTTGCGTATAATAATATTTTTCATCTACATCTGAATCCATAATATCGCGCAAAACTAATGAACAATTATCCGGCAACTTATTTATAGGAATGTTTGTCCAATAATTTCTCGCCCGATCTTGTGCGGAAAATAAATTTGCGTTTATTAAAATGGGTTCAACTCCTAATATTTTGCTCATTTCATGAATATCATCTTTGCGATTACTATCCACGTTTTCTACGAGAAAATAAACCATAGAATTATTATTTATTTGAATCCATTTAAGAATCTTAGCGCATGAGTAGAATAAACTTGATGAACCTTTTAATCCATTATTATATTCTGATCTACCCATTGTAACTTTAGATAATGATCGACACGGACTGCCGAACATCACCAAATCAATTCTTGGTAAACTTTGTAACATATTATCAGTAATTTTCGTTACATCTCCAAGCTGTATGGTGTTCGGAAAATTATCTTGTGTGCATTTTATCGCAACTTTATCAATTTCACTCGCATAATAATTATTGATCTTAAACCCTAATTCGGTTAATGCAATTTGACCGCAACTCATTCCATCACACAAACTAAGCACATTTAATCCTTCATCGCCAAATAAAGTGTTGTTTTTATCTTTTAATTCTATTTTAAGTCACCAAACTTTCGAATGTTAATTTCATATTATATGATGGTTAATTGTTGATAATTCAATATAACTCCGCAATATAAGGGCTTTCTTAACAAAATTCGCACAATAAAAACAACATTTGCTTAATGAAACATATTTTTCATTAAATGCGCAATTACCTCTACAGTCCAACCGTTGCCTAAACATTTATAAGCCTGTGAATCACTAATCACGCTAAAATCATACCATTCCGGCACAGTCTGTAATCTCTTACATTCACTCACCGTTAATTTTCTGATTATGTAAAAACCATCTGCTAATTTAATAGGATAGGTTTTACCTTTAATTTCAATCATACCGTTCTCTACGGTATGAACAACATAAGTTTTACCATCTGCTGACGATACAGCTTTAATTGGTTTATCGTTTTCAAACTTAACTGGAATAGCATAAAGTCCAGTATTAGAACCAATCCCACCACTATTGGATTGTTGCGTTACTGATTTACCATTTATACTATAAATTCTGTTGCCTTGCCCACCGTTTCCTATTTCACCGATTTTATGAGATGTAAGTAATTTATCATGTTCAATATTTTCATTTACTGGTTCAATTACACCTTCATAACCGCGACCATGAATAATATTTTCTTCAAGATTTCTTCCATTACCGATTTTATAATATGTAGCTCTTAAACAACTTGATTTATCTTTACATCTCGTAGTAACCGGCTCAGCAACCATCCTGCGTGCAGCGACAGATGTTAAAGCAGCAGACTTATTATCTGTTTTAGCTTCATATCTGCGGTCATACGTTCCATCAGATTGTTTCTTTCTGCCGTATACTTGTTCTTGTACAGCTACAGGTTCGGCAACACCACTTGCTCCGTAGGTAGAAGTATATTTGCAAATATTCGCAATACTTGTTTGCTGATATTGTGCTTTAATTGTTTGAGATTTGCCATCCTTAGTAGTATTCACAGGTTCAAATGTCATTTGACCTTGATTTTTCTTAAAATATTCTCGCGTAGTAGTTCTCCCGATACTGCTAATAATTGCGCGAGATTTATCACGATTAACTACGCCATCAAGAACATCTCGTAATAATATTCCCCTATCTTCCGGTTGCGGAATATCAGCTTTTCTATATGTGCCATCATCATTTCTGATTCCGCACCAATAATATCTATTGCGATTTTGTGCCGATACTAAAGCGGAATTTATTAAAATAGGTTCAAATCCGAATGTATTTGAAATACTTTCGTAAATAGCTTTTGCCATTGACTTATTGTTTTCATAAATAAAGTATTTAGGTTTAGCTTCTTTCAATGCTCTAACATATTGACTGAATAATTCCCAACCTAAACCACTTGCTTCAGTTTCGCGGCGATCATTCTTTTGAGCGATTGACCAATATGTGCAAGGGCTGCCGCCAATTAAGAAATCAATATTTTCATATTGAGTGAAATCCGCGTCAAATACATCACCATTTTGCTCGATCTCAGGGAAATTATGCTGTGTAACAGCGATCGCATACTTGTCGATCTCATAAGCGGAATATTTTGCAACGTTAATGCCGCTGCTCATGAACGCCAACATTCCGCAAGCCATGCCGTCAAATAGGCTCAGAACTGAAACTCCGTCATTTGCGGATAAATCAGTGTTTTTATTTTAAATTCCGGTACTTTAAATGCCCAATAATTGAGAATTTATAATTCGCTGTTTATCTTAGATATTTTAACAACGACATAAAAACATATAGAAAGGTGGGTGTTTCACAATAGATTTAGCCAATAAAAACACTGTTTACTTGTATGCGGGTGAGGATTCGCACCTCACATGGCACACTTTCGCTTAGTTATCGAGTTTCTTCCACCCTACTCTCACTTCGCCACAGGAAATTGTGTACCTTCCCATCA